GTTGCAAGAAAAGGAGACCCCAACTCTCGCAACTCTCTGGAGTGCGGACTTGGCATAGTCTATGCTGGGGAGCAAAGAGCATGCCAACCTAGACTTGGCATGAAACGTGCTGGGCTTTCGATTGGGTACTCAAAGATTCTTTGAGAAAGTTGGTGACAATCAAAATGCATCCGTGCGAAAGTCTTCCCGTCGTCAATGACGGCGACACTATAAAACACAACATGGAAAACATCATCACCGCAGAGCAAGCCACCAAAGTCCGCGCCGCCTTGATTGGCGGAATGGTCGCCTTGGAAACCGACATCGTGTTCCTTGAAGACAGGACTTCCTTGGTCGCTAGTCGAAAGCGGCAGTTGCAGGAAATCAAGGACGCTCTGAACCTCATGACCTACCGCCTTTCCTTCATCCCCACGGATGTGAGCAAGACTCATGCCATCATGGCTCACTCTCGCGCCAAGGCCGATCTTTTCGCAGAGTGACCCAAGGCTAGACTGGCACGGCTCTTGCTAGGACAGCAGGGACCGTGCCAAGTCTCTTTCCAAAGGAGAGTTGCAGAAAACGGAGTCCCCGATTCTTGCAACTCTTTTTCCTTGACAATCTTTTTCCACTTTTTGGCTTGACGCGCTTCGGACCCTATGCATGACCCTGAAAGGTTTTTCACTTTTCTTTCACTTTCTAGGTGACAACGGAAGCGACCCGTGAGAGTCTTTCCTTGTCGCCAATCACGGCGACGTTTTAAGAAAGCAACGCATCATGATTGACACCACCACCATCCGCGCCGGTCGCCTCGCCACCATCCTCTTGACTGGCGAACACAAAATGAACAAGGGGGGCCGCGCTGGCGTTCCCCTGAACCCGCTCTTGGGTCGCGTGACCCGCGACCACCGCATCACGGTCACCGTGGCGGGGCCTGAGACATACTCCAACGTTTTAGAGGCCCGCACAGGCGAGGCCCCCGCTGGCAAGGCCCCGTGGTTCACTTGGGTCAAGGATGGGTTGGTCATGCACAAGGAAAGCGGGGCCTTGTATCTGGCCGCCGTTCCTACGTCCGCCAAGCGGGTCACCCGTTACCTTGTGGATGGCCGCGAAGCGACCCCCGAGGAACTCGCCACCATTCGCGACTATAGCCCCGACAAGGGGGAACCGCAGTTCCTTTGCTTCGCGTTGGAAAACGTCGCCAATCTGGCCGACTGATTCAAACGAAAGTCAAGCACAACCCCCTCGAAAGAGGGGGCTTTTTCTTGTCAAGATTGCCAAAGATTGCCCTTGACAGACCCCCCTAATTTTGAAAAGATCCTCGACCTCTTTTCTGAAAGTGGGGGGAGGGGGGATGAAAATCATTCTGCCCTTAATCTATAAAACCTTCTTTTATTAATATACCAATTAAAGAAGTCTATCTATTCTGCCCTTAATTTAATAAATACTTACTATCTCTATGTAATAATATATATATCTCCATATAAGACCCCCCTATTTCTCAAAAAATAAGACCAAAAGCCAGACCCAAAAACTTTGCAAGGTCAAAAAATCCCCGGAGCCTCCCCTGAAAAATACCTTTTTTAGATATAGCTTGTGTAGATATATCTAATGTTAATCAAATGTTCTGTCTGTGGGGTTGACAAAGAAGATACAGAGTTCAATAGAATAAAAGGCAAGTGCAATACTTGTTGCTACTCCCAAGAATACAATAAAATTAAAGAAAAGATGGGAAACGTTGATGGAGGCGAGATAGTTTATCTCAAAAAAGTCATCTTAAGTAAAGCAAAAAAGCGTTCAAAAAAGAAAAATCTGGAATTCAACCTTACGCTGGGGGATTTAATAAACATTAAAAATAATACCTGCCCCATTTTAGGCCACGAAATCCTATACAAATCAGGCATCGACCACAGGAGATCAGCATCATTGGATAGAGTAGATCCAAATAAAGGATACATAAAAGGTAACGTTAAAATAGTATCCTATGAGGGCAACTCCCTAAAGAATAGAAATAATTACCATTCCGCCGTTAAGATGCTGGAATATATAATACAAAATTCGCCGCCAGAAGATATGACCCCCGAAAAACAAGATAAATTACTTAATCTTCTTAAAAATTTTAATTAATTCTTGCTCAAATTCGGGGTCTTTACTATATTCTATATTTATTTGTTTTGTATTTTCCTCTCCTTTAATTATAATACTAATATATGGTAAATCATATTTCGCACAAGTCATGGACGCGAGAGATACTAAACACGAATCGCAAATCTTTATTTGTTTACCGTCTTCTGCAAGCATATTAAAATAAACAAGTTTACGCACAGTGAAGAATAATAAATAATCTTGTTTACTATATGACAGTTCGCAACCCTCACAGCAAATCTTCTTTCTGCAAGTCTTAGGGTTTACAACTGTAACATTTAATTTATTCTTCATTCTATATAATACATGTAATTAAAATAATAAGGCTAATTAAAATGTCAAAAAAAGATAATTCCCCACATGTCGCGCAAAAAGACAAGGTAAAAGACGATTTCGAAATTCGTAAATTAAAATGGACCCCAAAACAAGAGGAAATTATTGCTGCTGCTTTAGACAAAAGCACTAATATTATTATTCTTGATGGGCTTCCCGGCACAGCTAAAACGCTATTGAGCGTTTATTGCTCATTAGAGCTACTAAAAGCTAAAAAGATATCCGATATTGTATATATCCGATCTCTAATTCAAAGCACAGATGGTCAAACTGGCTTCTTAACTGGCGATCTAGACGAAAAAACCTTCTTCTATAATGTACCTCTATTTGATAAGCTGGAAGAATTACTAAATAAGTCCAGCATCGAATTACTAAATAAGCAAGAAAGGATTAAAACATATCCTGTTTCTCTACTTCGCGGCTATACCTTCAATGTTAATTCCGTTATTTTGGATGAAGGTCAGAACATGATGTTCGATTCTCTTGTAACTGCTGCTACCCGTATGGGCAAGTTTAGCAAACTGTTTATTTGCGGTGATACCATCATGCAAAATGACTTAGGCAAGAAGTCTGGCTTTAAAGAATTTTGTGATATCTTCCAAGATCAAGATAGCAAAGATCATGGTATTCAATATTTTAAACTTGGACCAGAAGATATTATGAGAAGTGGAATTACTCGCTTTATCGTTGATAAGATTACTAAATATAAATCAATTATTCATTAAACTTTTGCTTCATCCTTTGATGAATAAGTCTTGATAAAGTATTAGCGCATTTAGTCACTTTTGTTTCGGACTCATGCCAGAAGAATGCGTGTAATACTTCATGTATTAGAATATTGATCGTTTTTTGCTTGGTTAGAGTTGGGTCAATTTTAATCTTTGGGTTTTCCATCTCTGGAGAGTCGCATATGCCATAGCACCCTCTAGGAGGTTTAACCCAATTGATGAAATACTCAACTTTTTCGTAATTTTTAAACGAATACTTCATTCTATTACAATTACACTTGCTTTTTTACTGTTACTAAACTATAATAAATTAATGAATTATGCAAAAAATTTACTGCTCCAAATGTGGAAGTCCTAATTTATACACGCAAGCAAAACCAAAATTTTGTTCCGCTTGCGCTAATCCATTCTATGGCGTTGTCGTAGAAAAACCACAAGATAAAAAGGTAAAAGAAAATAAAGTCCGCGCTCAGGAAGAGTACGATGAGCAAGACGATGATGAAGGCGAAGAGGAGCAAGAGTCAACTCCTATTCCTGAGTTAACAGGAGGACTAGATGTTGATATTGAATTTGATGCGCCAAGAAAAGAATCTCTTTCTAAGATTGCTGGAACTGTTCCAGATCAATTTCTTCAAGGCGTAGAGAGAACAGGGCAAAGCATCTCTAGCAAAGAGATGATGAAAATATTTAAACAAGAAGCCGGTACATTAAGGCAAAAATAAAATGGCTCATAAAGTCCAAAAAGAATCATTTGAAAAGAACATTGCTATAATAGACGAAGAAATTCGCAAACGCAAGAACAAGTGGAACCTTGCTGCATTGTCTTGGATTGATTTCGAGGACGTTGAGCAGATACTAAGGATTCATATTTACAAAAAATGGACTTTATATGATCCAAAGAAGCCTCTTGCTCCTTGGCTAAACATTATCATTTCTAATCAAATAAAGAACATCATAAGAAACAACTATGGCAATTATGCTAGACCTTGTTTGAAGTGTGCGGCGGCAGAATGGGATGACTCTTGTTCAATATATGGTGAACAGTGCAAGAAATGCCCCTTATATGCTCATTGGGAGAATAATAAAAAAGACGCTTTCAATACAAAGGTAACTCTTCCTCTCGAAAATCATATTAAAGAAGTTCATGACATGACAAACGAAGGCTTTGACCTTTTGAGAAGCACTCAGAGTTTATCGTCAGCACTAAAGAAAGTATTAAAGCCAGCAGAGTGGGTTGTTTACGAGATGCTTTGTCTAAGAAATAAAAGAGAAGAAGAAGTGGCAAAAGTATTGGGTTTTAAGACTACTGAAAAAAATCGTTCCCCCGGTTACAAGCAAATAAAGAATCTTAAACGTTCCATTATAGTCAAAGCTAAGAAGTGCATTGTAAATGGAGAAGTAGAAATTTATGTCTGAAAATGGAAACCAGCCTCAAGAACTTAATGATCAACAGAGATTGGCGATTTTAAATGAGTGGAACAATCGCCCTACTAATCCTCCTTCTTTGCTTGAACTTGTCAGGCTTGCTTTTCCTAACGTTGATGGCGCAGACGGTAGAAGTTGGCACGGTAAAAAAGTCAAAGAGTTCTTGTCAACAAGACAAATTAAAGCAAGAGCTTCATACGAATACTTAGCAAAAGATAAAATTGAACTATCTCCAGACCAAAGAGAATTTATTGCTAATAATGCTGGTTCAATGGGCGCACTTGAGATCACTAAGAGTATTTTTAATAATCAAAATCTTACTAGTCTCAGTCAAGAGACTCGTACTGTTATTGATTTCATTAAAACACTTGACCAGAAAGTAATTCAAGCAGGTCCAGTTTCTCAGAGAGAAGTAGAGAGCCTTTCTGACTCTGAATATATGCCGCCAAAGACATTTGAGCGGATGTTGTTTCGCATAAATAAATATGTTCACGAAGGTATTGATAAAGATAAAGTAACTTCACGCCAGAAAGCTGCTATTAATGCTATTATTGGCTACATGCACACTTATCGTTTCTTGCATCAGATAAATAGTTATACTTCTAACATTGATCGTGAATTATTTGAAAGCTCATTTGTCCGTTATACGTTTGATAAGCCAGATCTCACTCAAGAAGAAGTAGACCAATATATTGTATTGGCTACTGAAGTAGTAATCTCGGCTAATATTCAAGAAACAATTCAAACTTTACAAGATCAGATTGATGTAGAAGTAGATGGTGGCGGCAAAATTCCAATGGGTCTTATTGAAGCAATTAGCGGAGCAAGAGATGAGTATAATCAATCTACTATTCGCCAACAAAAGCTTCTAAATGACCTCAAAGTAAAGCGCAGTGATCGCCTTAGCAAGCAAATAAAAGAAAACGCCAGCATTCTTAATCTTTTTCAGATGTGGAAAGAAGAAGAGTCCCGCGCTCAACTACTAAAGCTTGCCGAAAGAAGAAAAGCGATGGTTAAAAACGAGATCGACAGGCTTTCTACAATGGACGAAATCAAATGTCGTATCTTGGGAATTTCAGAAGACGAGGTGCTAAATGGCTGAGACCTGCAAAATATGTCAAAAAGTTTATGAAGCTGATGTAGATTTTAATCGCCATCTCAAAGCTCATAAAATAAGAGTAATTGAATATTATCAACAGCAATTGCCTCGCTATGATCTCTTCGATAATTCTATTATCAATTATAAAAATAAAGAACAGTATTTCTCTACTGACTTTAACAATAAAAACAATCTTAAAAACTGGCTCAAAGCTCAGTCTCTAGAGAAACAGCAAGAGTACTGTAGAAACTTTTTAGTTAAACGCAAAGAAAAGAAAAATCTAGAATATACTCCTTCTCAAGTTGAGTTAAGGAGCGTTTTAAGTCCAAGTGTTATTTATTTGCAAGAAATTTTTGGTGACTACTATAAACTCGCTGAAGAAATTGGATTTAAAAATAAATATGTATATCCAAAGAGCTTGGAGAATCTTCCCAAGCTACAAACCAAAGACTCAATAATTTATATCGATACCCGCGAACAGAAACCATTTATATTTAATATGGCTTCTGAAGTTCGCACTCTTAAATTTGGTGATTATGGATTTAGCCATCCAAGTTATGATGGCAAACTTTACTTTGAGAGAAAGTCTATCTCTGATTTTATAGGAACTTTGAGCGCTGGTTATGAAAGATTCTGTCGAGAGATTGAAAAAGCCAGCGAAGCAAAAGCTAACATGGTTATTATCGTTGAGGAAAGCTTAAACAATACACTCTCATTTAACTATTTACCTCATGTGTATAAGAAAGCAACGAAGGTAAATCCTGAGTTCATTTTTCACAACGTTAGAGAGCTAATACAAAAATATCCACACGTTCAATTCCTATTTGCAAAGGGACGCAAGGAATCTGTCAGAATTATTGAGAAGATGTTCTCAACTGATGAGAACTTTTTTAAATACGATCTACAACTTTGCTACGATCTAAAGATGTTATAATATGTGGTATACCCCAGAAAAGTATAATAGAATAATTCCTAACTTAAATGATGAATATTCTAAATTAAAAGACACTCTTGAAGACAAAGAAGCCAAAATAACTTTGGCTAAATTTTTGCGTTCAAATATAGGCATAACTACAGAGCTAATTTCTGGTATAAAATTATGGCCTTATCAAGAGATCGTAATCAAAGGAATGTTGAACCGCAATTTCTGCATGAACGTATGGGGTCGTGGTGCATCCAAATCTTTCTCTGCTGCGGTATTTTGTTTTTTACAATGTATCTTTGAGCCTAAGAGTAAAATTCTAATTGCTGGTCCTACATTCAGAACAGCAAGAAGCATTTTTAATTCAATAGAAAAAATTACTGAGTCTAAAGGTGCAGACTTATTGATGCAAGCATTTGGTGCAAAATCAAAACGCAATGACGAATATGATTGGTCAATAAACGAAGGCTCTATTAAAGCTATTCCTCTAAGTGGCGAAAAGATTCGTGGTTTCCGTGCTAATGTTCTTGTACTAGACGAGTTTTTATTGTTGCCAGAAGACATAATTAAAAATGTATTAATGCCATTCTTGATTGTCCCTCAAGACATTAAAGAACGTATTAGCATTCGTGAACAAGAAGATGAATTAATTCGCCAAGGCGCAATGACAGAAGCTGACCGCATGGAATTTAAAAATACTTCCAAGATGATTGCCCTTTCCTCTGCTTCTTATACTTTTGAAAACCTTTATAAAACTTATAAAGAATGGTGTGACAACATTTATTCTAAAGAACCAACAAGTGCGACTTACTTTGTATCACAATTAAGCTATGAATCTTTGCCACCAGAGATGATTGACTCTTCTATTACAGAAGAAGCTCAAAACGGTGGCTCTTCTCATGCTTCTTTCTTGAGAGAATACTGCGCTCAGTTTACTGACGGTAGCGATTCTTATTTCAGCATGAAGAAGATGGAAGAATGTACTCTTAAGTTTGAAGAAAGGCCGCATTCTCAAATCAGAGGAGATTCTGGCAAGCAATATATCTTAGCAATGGACCCTAACATGAGCGACAGTCCAAATGCTGACTATTTTGCAATGGCAATTTTAGAAATAGACCGAGAAAATAAGAATGATGTTCTTGTTCATGCATACGCGGGTCTTGGAAGCTTAAATAGTCATATTAAATACTTTCATTACTTAATGACTAGCTTTAATATTGTTTATATCATTTGCGATAATGCCGGTGCCGATATTTTCTTTGACACTTATAATGAATCTCAATATGTAAACTCGGAATCTGAGAAGATAAAGTTTATTAACTTCGATTCTGATCTTGAGGGAATTGAATATACAAAGATGGTTCAGAAAGCCAAGAGTCAATACAACTTAGAAAATAAACAAATAGCAGTAACTCAGGTATTTACAACTACATTTATTCGAAGAGGTAACGAAAATCTGCAAGCAGCTATTGACTATAAGAAAATTTGGTTCGCATCCAAAACTGTAGCCAATGAATCTTTCTTTAATGAAGAAATAAACAAGAGAATACCTGAAGACCTTATATTTATAGAAGACATTAAAGATTGGAATAAGCTAGACCTTATAGAGCATCAAGATTTATTAGTTTACAACACTAAAAAGCAATGCTCACTTGTAGAATTTACTACTAGTAGTCGTGGATCTGTTAATTTCGATTTGCCTCAACACTTAAAACGCTCCAATTCCCCTAATAGAGCAAGAAAAGATAATTACACGGCTTTAATGTTAGCGAAATGGGGTTCTAAATGCTATAATGATATCATGACTACTGAAAATAAAATAGTAGCTGCGGGATTTACACCAATTTTAATTTAAAATGTGTAATTAATTATTAGGCTTATGGCAAAGGTTAAAAAAGAAAAATTTGAGGAATCTTCTTTCGCTCCAATGATGGTAGAAGGCTCTACTCCTGCTCATGGCGGCGTAGCAAGCAGAGTTACCGAGACAAGAAGCCGTAGAAATGCCGCATCAACGATTGAGAGAACGGATCGTTTTCGCAATATTGATGATGGAATGGTGCCATTTAATTATGCCACTGGGTATAATTATAATAAGTCCAATATTGACGTAAGAGATACTGTAATCTTATGCCAAAAAGCTTATTATAATTTTGGCCTTTTTAGAAACACAATTGATCTAATGTCAGAATTGTCTTGTGGCAATATACATCTTAAAGGCGGCAATAAAAGCGCAAGAGATTTCTTTCAAGCTTTATTTAACAAGATAAATATTACGGCTCTGCAAGATAAATTCTTTAGAGAGTATTATCGTTCTGGAAATGTTTTTATTTACAGATACGACACTAACATAAGAGAAGAAGATATCTCTAAAATTAGCCAAGTTTTTGGATCTGAAGCTTTGGCGGCAAAAGTTTCTTTACCTGCTAGATATATAATTATTAATCCAGCAGATGTTCAAGTAAATGGCAACCTTTCTTTCAATAGAGGACAGTACTATAAAGTATTGACTGATTACGAACTTGAGCAAATTAGAAATCCAAGAACAGAAGAAGACAAAGAAATATTAGACTCTCTTGATCCATTAGTAAAAGAGCAAGTTTTAAAAGGAAAAGCTACAGCGGTTCTCTTACATTTAGATACTAAGAAGTTTTATGCTGTATTTTACAAGAAGCAAGACTATGAACCTTTTGCTGTACCAATGGGTTTCCCAGTTCTTGAAGACATTAGTGCGAAAATTGAAATGCGCCGTATGGATATGGCTCTTACAAGGACGATCCAGCAAGTCATCTTGCTTGTAACGATGGGTGCTGAACCTGATAAGGGTGGCGTTAACCAAGAAAACTTAAAAACGATGCAGAATCTCTTCGCTAATCAATCGATTGGCAGAGTTTTAATTGCAGATTATACAACAAAAGCGGAGTTTGTTATTCCTCAAATTGCTGACATTCTTGACCCTAAAAAGTATGAAGTAATTGATAAGGATATCAATATCGGATTAAATAATATTCTAACAGGAAATGAAAAGTTTGCAAATACTAGTGCAAAGATTTCCTTATTGAGTCAAAAATTACTACAGGCTAGACAAGCTTTCGTAACTGACTTTCTACTTCCTGAAGTTAAGAGAATTTCTAAAGAGATCGGATTTAAAGTATTTCCCACTCCTTTCTTTGAAGATATGGATCTTAAGACAGATCAAAATCTTAATAGAATTTATACTCGTCTTATTGAGCTTGGCGTTCTTACTCCAGAAGAAGGTCTCAAAGCAATTGAAACAGGCGTTCTGCCAACGCCAGATGAGTCTGTGCAATCTCAAACATCATTTGTTGATTTAAAAGACAAAGGATTTTATCAGCCTCTAATTGGTGGTCCTAAAGTAGAAGCAGGTAGACCCGGAGGAACCACTGGAATTAAACAAACTACCAAAAACGTTAAACCAATTGGCACCTCTTCCAAGGCTAATTACAGTGTTATGAAATTAAAAAACATTGTAGAAGCTACAAACAAACTAGGAGAAGAAGTAGAAAATTCTCTAAAGAAAAAACACAAGCTTAAAAAACTAAACGATAAACAAAAAGAAGTCGCTCTTGATATTACTAAGATTATTGTCGCTAATGAAGACAAGTCTAATTGGGCTTCTAAAATAAGTGAGTATATCGAAACTCCTGTTGACAAAAATCCACAAAGAATTGAAGAAATTCACGAAATAGCTTGTGAGCATCAAGTCGATTCTTACATGGCTAGTTTGCTTTACCATAGCAAAATATAATGGCTACAAATAGAGTAATATATAATAACGAATTGCTATTCGTTGGACCTGCTCCAGCGAGTGGCTACTTTTTTTCTGATCCAAATGGTAACTTATTCAATACTGGAGTTTATAATTTAATTCAGCCTCTTAAAAGAATAAATCAATTCAGCTATCAAATCAATACTCAGCCATTAAGATTCTCAGAGATTGGAAATGCTTCTGCAATTTATGATTATATCTTAACTCCTCCTGATGTCAGTATTAGTTTTAATTATAACATAAAAGATTTAAGAAATGAAGCTCGCATGGGTTTCTATGTTGATCTTGGGCCTCCAAACTTAGATCAATTTGATGGCGGTCAAGTTTATCCTAGTGGCAATATCCTTTCTGGATTTTCTTTTGGAGATCAAAGTTACGCTTTTAATACAGACTTGACTCAAGCCACTAACAATACATTCAAGTATCCATTTAAATACAGAGACCAGCGCAATTTATTCTTAACTATCACTCCAAATAATACAGACGCAATAGGAAACAATATTTCTGGGTTTCCAGTCTTGGCTTTTGGTAATTGCTACATAACTTCTTATGGAGTTCAGGCTCAAGTAAATGATTTTCCTAAAGCTACCGTTAATTATACGGCTGATAATGTAATGTATTATTCTTCTGGAATAAACGCAGTATCTCCTTATTTAAATCCAAAGAGCGGCTCACTAAATACTGGAGTTCGTTTCAACATTCCAAACTACAATTCATTAGTAGAAGAAACTGGAAATGCTATTTCTGTTTTGCTTCCCGGTGAGATTGTTATTGATATATATGACATAAATTCTGTTTCTAAAACTAAGTCTAATAGAATAGTTCAAGACGCCGCAATACAAAGTTTCAACTTTAGTGTTCCGCTAGAAAGAGAACCTTTAAAAACATTAGGCTATGTCTATCCCGTAGATAGACAAATAAACACTCCAATTACTGTTGAAGGATCTTTTTCTACTATTTATAGGAATTTAAACTATTCAGGAGATTTATTATCAGATATAAGATCCAATTCTAAATACGATATTGTTATTAAGATGAATAAGAGTTCTGATACGATTATTAGATATGATATCAGAGGCGCAAAATTCAAAGACTTATCTTATGACTCTTCAATCGGCGCAAATGCTGTTTTAGATTTTAGTTTTTATTGTGATATGGATTTAAATTCTTACCCTCATTCTAATGGTTTGTTTATGAGCGGACTATTGAAAGGATTAAGCTACACGAATTTTAATACCAATGGTCCATTATAATTTCCTTAATCGTTAAATTTTAGTGTATAAATAATAAGCTACAAAATATGAATCTACAGGGTTTAGAAATTGAAATTTTAGAATCAAAGAGGTCTGGGCCTAAAAGCTCTGCTCAGACCCCTTCGAAACCCTCTGAAAGGCGCAAAGGTTCTAGCAAAAATCCTGCCGGTAGCGCAGGGACAAAAAGCGATAAGGCAATAGAGTTTTCTGCTAAAGTAGTAGAAGCTTTAAAAGCTAAAGTTAAAGAGCATAACAGCAAGTACTCTAAAAAAGTCTCCCTTTCTCAATTAAAAAAAGTTTATCGTAGAGGTGCCGGTGCTTTTAGTTCAAGCCATAGACCCGGAAAAACTAGAGGACAATGGGCAATGGCCCGTGTGAATACATTCCTAAGAATGATGGCTGGTAAACCAGTTAAAGATTCTTATCGCAAAGCTGATAGCGATGTAGCTAGAGCTTCAGAGATTGATATCTCTGATTCTTGGGAGCCAAATGATAGTGATTTTTCTCAAGCAGATACTGATATTCAAGATTATAATCTTGATTATGATTTTGAAGATGAGAATGATTTATACTTAGACACAGAACAAGAAAAAGCAAACTGGTTGGAATATATTTAATATGAAAAACAAAGAACTAGAAATAGATATCTCATTTAAGATTGTCGCCGCAGACAAAGAGAAGAAGACTCTCAACAAACCTTTTAGAACTCCTAAAGGCCCAAAGAAGTTCTCTGTTTATGTAAAAAACGAAAAAGGAAATGTCGTTAAAGTTAATTTTGGTGATCCAAATATGACTATTAAGCGAGACCAACCTGCTCGCAGAAAGAGCTATAGAGCTAGACATGGTTGCGATAAAAATCCCGGTCCAAAATGGAAAGCTAATTATTGGTCTTGTAAGATGTGGGAAGCCAAGAAGTCAGTAACAGACTATACCAATGCTTCAATTGAAGTTTATCAAGATAATTGGGATGGAAAGACTCTTTGGAATCAAGAAGATTTATTAAATATTTATCCAGATCTTTCTAAGGCTGACGATATTCCCATTGAAGATGATGTCGAAGAGATGATGTATCATAGCCAAGATGCTGCGGAAATGGCTGTCGGTCAATTCTCTCTTTGCGTAGATAAACTACAAGATTTAATTGTAAAGATTCAAACAGATCCAGAGATTGCTTTAGAAATTTCAGAGCCTTGGATCATAAATAAAATCGCTATAACTGAACATAATATAAACGCTATCCACACTTACTTAGTTTATCCAAAAGGGGGTTTTTTAAAACAAGATGGCGCTGAATCTGAAAACGAATCCGAAGATGAATCCGAAGATGAGTCTGAAGACGCTGGAGAAGGCCCAGAACTAACAGAAGCTAACTATATGACTCCAATGTTTATGGTTGGCAAAATGGTAAGAAACATTAATAGAGCCTGTTATCATTTTGGCAGCGAAGGAATTATTAAAGAAATAAAAGAACTACCTGATCGCATGGGCAAAGTGATTTCTTATGAAGTCACAAATGAAGGGCCAACATATAAAAAAGGCGATCTCCTTACTAAAACACAAGACCAGTTAATTCAAATAGGTTAAAAAGTGTACAAATATTAAAGAATATGAATATCTTATCCGCAATGCTAGAATTTCAAAATCAAGTCAAAATTTTTCATTGGCAAACTTATGGCTATTCAGAGCATGAGAGTTTTGGAGAGTTGTACGATAGTCTTTCTGGTCACATTGATGAATTTGTTGAGGTTTTTATGGGTAAATATGGTCGTATTGTAGCTAAAGATTCATTTGTACTAACTCTTCAAAATTATAAATCTATTAGCCCATTAGAGTCTATGAATAATTTCATTTCTTTTCTTAGTTCTGATTTGCCTTCTCAGTTAGATCCCGCCAAGGACACTGACCTTTTAAATATTAGAGATGAAATTTTAGGAAGTGTTAATAAAACTAAATATCTTATAACTTTAAAATAAATGAAATCTTTTATTCAAAATGGAGTAGCTGCGGTAAATGGTATTACCGTTAATTTTACTACTTCTGGTGTAGTAATTCAACCTCCTAATAGTGGAAATTCAAGAATTTTTATTACTGATATTACAGCTACTAATAATGCTATTACATTAATGAACGCAAGCGCAACTGCGACCGGAAGCGTTTTGGCTTATATTGCTCAAGGTAATTGCAATCTTTCAGTTCCAATAGATGTTCCTGATTTTTCAGGTGTCGCTATTTCTCCTGCAAATTCAATCGGCAGTATTAATTATTTCCTAGAATAAATATGAATTTTGATTTTTTAACAACATTTAGTTCCTCAATAAGACCTTTAGTATCTGAGGAAAAAGATAAATATCTATCATTAGCCAGCTTAGTTGATGTAGGGAATTTCATTCCTGAAGTTAATGCTGAGTCTAATATGGACCTTTTGCCTATTGCTTTTAATGCTTGCGTTGTAAATCGTGTTAATAAAAATGGAGACGTAATTGATTCTTCTATCGCTACTGAAGTATATAAAAATTTTATAAATAAGCCAATTAACATTGAACATAATCGCTCAAATATAGTTGGCGTTATTTTATCAGCAGGATTTTCTGAGTTTGGAACTGATTTGCCTCTTACAGAAGAGCAAGTAAAAGATAAAAAAGAACCATATAATGTTACTCTTGGCGGTGTCATTTGGAAAATAGTAAATAAAGATCTCGCAAATACAATAGAAGAGTCAAACGATCCTACGTCCAATAATTACATGAAGGTTAGTGCTTCTTGGGAGTTGGGATTTAATGACTTTGAAATAGCTGTTTTAGAAGGAGGCGAGAAGAATATTGAAAATGCTTCTATCATTTCCAACAAAGAAGAGATTGAGAAGATTAAAGGTAAATTAACTGGATACGGTGGTAGTGGAAGACTAAGCGAAAATCAATCTGTTTACCGTAAAATTAAAGGAAGAGTACTTCCCCTCGGAATTGGTTTAACTGCAAATCCTGCTGCTGATGTTGTCGGCGTTAGTGTCAAAAAACCAGAATCAGAAGAAATAGTGCAGCAAAAAGCAGAAGAAATTTCACAAACCTTAGAATCTAATGTAATTATCGAAAGAAAGAATATGAAAATATCTGAAGTATCGCAAATTACTGATGACTTGCTTAAAGAAGCAACCGCTTCTTCCATCAGAGATTTTATCGGAGAGCAACTCAAGGAAGCCTCTGAGAAATTTGCTGCTGAAAAGAAAGCTAAAGAAGACGCAATCAAGGACGCTGAAGAGAAGTATACTAGTCTCTCTGCCGATTCTGAAAACCTAAAGAAGGAGCTTGAGGCTCTCAAGCAATCTTTAGAAACCCTACAACAAGAAAAAGCTTCTAAGGAGAAGCAAGAACTATTTTCTTCCAGAATGGCTGGACTTGATGAGGAGTTCGATCTTGATTCAGAAGATAGAGAAGTAATTGCTAACGATATCAGAGATTTGGATGAGGATTCTTTCGCCGCCTACAAAAAGAAAATGGGCGTTCTAATGAAGGAGAAGAACAAGGCTTATAAAGCTTCTAAGATGCCAAAACAAGAGAAAAAAGAGACAATGGCTACAGAGGATAACCAAGTTGTTGCTTCTACCGAAAATGCTACTGTCGTTGATGATGCTATCAGCAATGGAACTCAGCAAGCTGACAAGATCACTGCTGGCGTTGTTGCTCCATCAAAGACAATTAAGCAAAAATATCAATCAGCTTTTAATGACGAAGGCTTCGTTATTACAAAATAAACAAACAATAAATATATAATAGGAAAACACTATGCCATATTCATCTACTAAAAGATTAATTAAACCATTTCGTGGTTATGGTGAGCATGAAGTTATCAACATGTTCGCTTTCGATCTCGAAACTGTAAACAAAGGAACTTTCGTTAAAGTTCTTGGAGCCGGTTGGAAAAATACCGATGATGCTCTAAATATTACATCAGCTACTGCTGTTGGAGCTTCTTACAGCAACGTAGTTTCTGATCGTTATTCTACCACTGCTCGCGTTACCACTGCTGGTACTGGCGACTTGGGTAAGGTTGTCGGACTTCTTCTCAATGACGTTCGTGAAACAGACGAAAACGGCGAGAAACTAATCTATAACCCTCGCAAAGCTGCTGAATTGAGTGCCGTTGTCTCTGGACAAACCGTACCAGTTCTCAAGCGTGGCGTCATCTTGGCTTATGCAACTGGAGCTACTGCTGGTAACTCTGCTTTCATTAACGCTAATGGTGAATTGGAAACCAATGCTACTATTTATGGTGGTAGCGGTGGTGCTAAAGTTGGAACTTATTTAGGTTCTGCTGATGATGATGGTTATGCATTATTGAACCTCGACCTATAATAAGCAATAATAACAACTAACTAATTAACTAAATAATATGAGACTTAAATTAAAAAATACGCCAGAACAAGTAGAGCTAATCAAAAAGGTTGGTTCTCGCAATGTTGTTGAGTCCGCTGAAGCTATGGAAGCTTTGGCCGCTTTCGTTGGACCAGTTATCCAAAAGGTACTCGCTCAAGCTGGTACTGCCGGTATGATCTATAGAGATATGGAGTTTAATGAGGATGATAGTCCTTCTTATCCTCTTGACCTTTATTACAATGAGGCTGCTGGTCTAGTTTCCGTTTGGTCACAAAATGTCGCTGGTGGTCTACCCACTAACTACATGGATCAACCAGTTCAAGAGTTGAAGATCGCTACTTATCGTCTTGACTCTGCCGTTTCTTTCAACAAGAAGTATGCTCGCAAAGCTCGTCTTGACGTAGTTAGCGGAGCTTTGGATCGTATGGCTCAAGAGGTTCTTGTTAAGCAAGAGCGCAATGCGTGGGCTGTTATTCTAAAGGCTCTCGGTGCTGCTGCTACCTTGAATGGTCGCTCAATTCCTTATTCAACCTCTGGAGCTTTGAAGCATCTTATCGCTCCAACTGGTGGTGCAAGAGCTTTTGATATGGGCTGCTTGAACGACTTGATTCTCCGCTTTAAGAGAATTAATGTTTCATTCGCTGGCGGCACTCCTTCTGATGCTTCTGCTCGCGGATTGACTGATCTCTTCATTAGCCCTGAAATCAAGGCTAAGATCCGCGCTTTCTCATTTAATCCTCTTTTCGGAACTTCTTCTACTACTCAAACTCAATTGTCTGAAGATGTCCGCACTGAGATTTATAGAGGTGGCGGAATGGAGAGCTTGTTCGGTATTAACATTATCGAACTAGTCGAACTCGGTAAGAACCAAAAGTATAACACTCTATTTGATTCATTTGACGTAACCACTTATCCTGACATCAATGGAGCAAATGCTATTACCTTCGCCACTGCTTCTCATGACCTCTCAATCGGTCTTGACTTGAGCCGCGATGCCTTCATTCGCCCTGTCGCTACTAACGCTGAGAGCGGTGGTCAACTCACTGTTCTCCCTGATGACCAATTTATCTCTCGCGCAGAGAAGACTGGTTTCTATGGCTTCCTAGAGGAAGGTCGCATTTGTGTTGACGCTCGCGCAATCGGTGGCGTTATCACCAACTAATTAAAACTTCTTTAGTTTTAACCCCGGAGGCAACCCTCCGGGGTTTTTTATTTTATATTTTTGTTTATATACATTAGTATATGGTATGGCTAAAAAGAAGAAGCAAAATTTAGAAGAGCTAAGTCAGACTCATGCCAAGATCGAAGAAAAGGAGTATCAAACTCTTGATCAGATTCTTGGCGACTCTGGATCAGATAAGTATGGTACTTTTAATGAAGACGAATATTGGAGTCAGCTAAACGCAATGACTAAAAGCGATCTTCAAAATCATGCTCTCAAAATGAATCTCATTCCCATTGATAACATGAAGATGTTGAGAGAACGATTATTGAATGAATTTCGCAGACACAATAACTCTTATTTAAAAGTATCTACAAATAAAAGAGTTACTGATACTAGTGTTTCTGATATTGCAAAGCGAATTTTAGCCGAAGGAAGATAATACAAATATATGGAACAGACTAATCAACAGCAACCACAGCAACCTCCATCCGTCAAAGACTTGCCAGATCCTACTGCACAAGTTGCGCTAAACACTTTTGTAGGTCTAGCTCGTCAAAGCAGATTGAGTTATGATGAGCATGTATATCTTGATAAGTGTACCGCTGCTCTTCAAGCCGCAATTAATGGGGCAAAGGGTCCAGAAATCCCTCCATTCCCAAAGATGCAGGTCTAAAATATTAGATCAAAATATTAGAAACGCAATCTTTAGCTCTCGATTTTTAGGGGGCTAAAGATTTTTTTGTGTAAATAATAATAAGGTATAAGGTTTTAAAATGGCGCAATTTGCTATAGATGAATTATTCGCTACGGGCGTTCAGATATCTGGTTTTATATTTGACCGTTCGAATAGTATAGGAGCTAATGGCCAAGTCCTAACAGCTACGTCGTCTGGCGTAATGTGGCAAGCAGATTCAAGTAATGCTGATCTTGCTGCTTTAAGTGGGCAGATTGCTGCTACTGGAACGTTATTAAATAATAGAATTAATTCTTTAAGTGGATATGCGAATGATACTTTCCTATCAGGAAATGGTATTACTAATTATGTTCCTCGTTGGAATGGGAGCAAGTTATTAATTACTGGAAGTATATATGATAATGGTACAAATGTTGGAATAGGTACTATTAGTCCAACAACCCTTTTGTCTGTTGGTGGTGCAGGTTCTACTTCTGCGGCAAGTGGCTTGACTTTTGGTGGAGATTCTACTGCAAATTTATACAGATCAGCAGCGGGGGCTTTAAAAATAGATGGTAGTTTAGGTATTGGCATTAACCCAGTTCAAAAATTTCAAGTTGATGGAACCGTTGGTAATCCTGCTTCTGTAGGCACAACTCAAAGCGGTATATTTAGAATTAGTAATACCACGGATAATGCAGTAATAGATTTTGGTATCAGAGGAGGAGGTTTAGGTGGATGGATACAATCAACTGATGAAACTAGTTTATCTGCAACTTATCCACTTTTATTAAATCCAAATGGCGGCTATGTTGGAATAGGCATAACTACTCCATCGGGTCAATTGCATTTAAGAAATATGGGATTTACCGCCCAATCAGGAATTCCCGATACAAACTCATATCCAAATGCTACTGGAGTTTTTGGTTTAGTTTTCGATCATAATACATATACAAATGGTCAATATAGACATAGATTCATAAAAGTAGATCGCTCCTCAAATATTCCTTTATACTTACAACAAGCGGGAGGCACTGCTAATCAATACATAAATCTAGTAAGATTTGGAGCGCACTCTCAGTCTTCTGATACTTTTGAAGTATTTGGTGATTCAAAAATAAATGGCACTACCAATATAACCTCAAATTTATTAGTTAGTGGAAACGCAGGAATTGGAATAGGTAACCCCGGTTATAAATTAGATGTAATTGGATCAGTAAGAGCAAGCGGAGAATTAATTAGCGAAGGAAATAACTCTAGACTTTCTTTGTTTAGAAATAATGGAATAAATTATTTTGATTGGGCAAGTGGTCAAAGTTTATATTTTAGTACTCAGACTTCTGTTGGTGGTGGCGGAAGAAGTACTTTAATGAGTATAACTTCTGGAGGAAATGTAGGAATAGGTACAGTTACTCCAAATGGTAGATTACATGTTGTAAGTCCTGATAGTACATATGCTTTTTCTGTGGCAGGTGCAACTAAAGGAGTAAGATTTAATCTCAACTCTGCTGGCACTTATATACAGGGCGTAGATAATACTTTATCTAGCTCTTATCAAAGTTTAATATTAGGTGGTTCAGATTTATACTTTCAAACAAATGGTCTAACTAATGCCGTTTATATTGATCCTAGTGGTGACGTAGGCATAAATACGACTTCGCCTACTTCTAAATTACATGTAGTAGAAACTACTGCAACAGGAACAAGAATTCAATTAGGTACTTCTTCTGAAAGTGCTTTGATGAATTCGGGTTATACAAATGATTTATTAATTTTAAATGCTCCTTATGGCGTTAATTCAGCGACAACTTCTAATATTGGAGCAAAATGGGGTATTAAATTTATTGGAGCGGTCGATTCTCTTTCAAATAGCTTAGGGAAAACTTCAGCAATTTATGCTGTCAGCGAAGATACTTTGGGTTACAATAGAGGCACAAGTTTAGCATTTTATACAAATCAACTCAATGACCAAACTTATGCTGAAAGAATGCGTATTTACCATAATGGTAATATTGGTATAGGAACAACTGCTCCAGAACAAAAATTACATATTGCATCTTCTGCTGCTTTTGCTGCTATAAAATTTTCAAATAGCACTAATAGTGCCGGTATAATAAGTTATTCCGCTGATAATCTTTATTTTTATACATCAAATACGCAACGTTTAACAATAGATACAAATGGTAATGTTGGTATCGGCACAACTAATCCACTTAGAAAACTTCATATCACTTCAAGCGACAACCAATTGGTATTTATTTCTGGATCAACTGCTGGTACTTGGATGGATTTCCAAAGCAGTACAAGTAATTTATGGTCCGCTGGTGCAGATGGCACAAATGGATTTGCTATTTTCAATAGAACCACTAACGCTAATGCTGTTACTGTAGCAAATGGTGGAAATGTTGGAATAGGAACAACTAATCCTACCGTAAAATTACATATAATAAATAGCGGTACAGTATCAAGCATTGCTACAGTCAGATTAGTAGGGAGTACAGGAAATAATGCTGGTTCTCAAATTGAATTTTATAAAGCACAAACTCCAGAAGCCAGCATCGGGTTGGCATCTGCTGTCACCGGAGGTCTTTCTGATGATTTGATTTTACTTTCAGCTAATCCTAATTCTATTGTTCTTTCTGCTGGTGCTAGTGGTATATCTGTATTTAAGGCTGATGGCAAAGTTGGAATTGGAACTATAAATCCACAAACACTTCTTTCTCTTGGTGGACTTGGATCAACTTCAGCAGCAAGCGGATTAACTTTTGGAGGAGACGCTCAGGCAAATTTATATAGATCCGCTGAAGACACAATTAAAACAGATGGTTCTTTAGTAGTCACTTCAAATGGAACTTTTGCTGGTAATGTTGGTATAGGCACAACTGGCCCACTTACTGCTTTAGACGTAAGAGGTAGAGCTAGAGTTCAAAATAATACTGCTGGTACTGCATTTTATGTTCAACAAGATGATGGTTCAAACGATGTTGTAGAATTTTATAGAAATACTACTTCTAATTTTATATTAAAAAGTAATGGAAATGTTGGAATAGGATTATCAAATCCCGCAGTTAAGCTAGATGTTTCCGGTGGAAACGCTAGATTTTCTGATTATATAATTGTTGGTGAAGATTTAGCTTATCCTTCGAATACGGGTAGTGCTTATTTAGGGTATACCGCAAACACAGCTTTTGCTCCACAATCCAATTTAGAATTAATAGATGCACTATCTAATGCTATTGGTGTCAATGATCCATTAAGATTTAAAACTACTCTTAGCGGTCAGTATTTTTCTGGTGATAACTGGTATGCAGATCCAGCACCTTTGTCATATCGTAATTTATTGGATGGTAATGCGACATCTTATTTAGATGTAGTAACTTCTTCAGAATATTCTGTTGGAATTTCTGGAAAAAGGTTCGTTGTAGATTTAGCAGATTATTACAGAAGACCAAATTTTATACTTTTAAATACTGATTGGAGTCAAAACTGGTGGGGATTCAAATTAAATGTTGAAAATAGTAATGACTTAGTAAATTGGACCAATTGCATAACAGAACAAAATTTCCCTACTAATAATACAAGGGGAACAATTGCTTTAAGTGTTGCTAATTCAATTCAGGCGGGTGGTATTTCAAGATATTTTAGATTTTCTTTTGTAGCAAATCAAGCTATCTCTGCTGGTGCATTAAGAGTAAATAAAATTAGATCTTTAGGAAATCAAAACTATAGCTCTGTTATTCCTGTCTCTACTTCTTCTACTGGTCATTTAATTGCTTCTGTTGGAATTATTTCTCCAACTATTACTTCTTTAAGCGGAAATCTCGCTACCACAGGTTCAACCCTTGATTCTAAGATCAACTCTCTGAGCGGTTATTCCAACGCGAACTTTGCGACGATCCTTAACCTAGCTGCAACTGGTTCGGTCCTTGATACGAAGATTAACTCTCTGAGCGGTTACGCAGGTAACACTTTCCTTTCTGGAGTCGGAGTATCCAACTACGTCCCTCGCTGGAGCGGCACTAAACAATTGGTTACAGGTAGTATTTATGACAACGGCACAGGTGTCGGAATAGGCACTACAAATCCTGCTGTAAATTTTGAAGTTTTGGGCGCATCCGAAACAGCGGGTACTATTCGTATAAATGGCGGAAAAGTAAATGTTCTTGCTGTTGGAGAAATTAATTCTGCATTGGAATTTGCACAAAGAGATCTTTCTATTAGCGGTATTGTAGCTGGTAAAATAGCAAGTATATCAGAATTTTCTAATGGAGCCTATGCTGGTTTGGGATTTTACACTGCCAAACAAAGTAGAACGCCGGAATTACAAGAAGCTGTAAGAATAAATTACGATGGCAATGTTGGTATAGGAACAACAAATCCCGCACAAAAATTAGAAGTTAGTGGAAACATAAAGCTAACAGATGGTGGATATATTTATGGAGACACTACTGCGCCTTATTTAAGATTAAATCAAGCAAATGGAACGTATTTGGCATACAGCACGACATCTGTTCTAGCGTTATTAGGCAGCGTTACTACTTTAAGTGCTGGTTCAAATTATCTTGGATTAATAACAAATGGTTCAGAACGCTTCCGCATTTCTTCCAATGGTAATGTTGGCATAGGAACTACGAATCCTGTATCTGCATTACATATATATTCTGGAAATGGCACTTCTCAAATATTTAATCAACTTCAATTAACTAATATGGGTACGCCTAATCAAGGCGACATAGTAGGCATCGGTTTTGCAGCAGGAGAATCTACTGTATATGGAGTCAAAGGTTCAGTTGGTTTTGTAAGAACTAATAACTACGGAAGAGGAGCTTTAACATTTTATACAAATAACACTGCTGGTACTGAATCTGTTTCTACCGCTAACGAAAGAGTCAGAATTCAGGCTGACGGAAATGTTGGAATTGGTACAAATGTTACTCCATTAAAATTAAATGTCAGCGGCAGTATTTATATGGCTGCTGGAAGTGGATCTGCTATTAGTTGGGCTAATGATATTTCTTCTCAGTATCTAAAATATGATTCTGTAATTGACGGAATGATTTTAAGCAGTTGGAATCATACAACATTTCATACTCAACAAACAGAAAGAGTAAGAATTACATCTGATGGTAAATTAGGAATAGGTACGAATATTCCAACAACTCTTTTATCAGTTGGTGGTGTCGGTTCAACATCAGCAGCAAGTGGGTTAACTTTTGGAGGCGATGCTCAAGTAAATTTATATCGCGCTTCTGAAGATCTTCTTAAAACAGATGCCGCTTTTACTGCTGCTTCTTTGTCGTCTTCTTCTTATATATATGCTGCTTCGTATTTACAAACTGCTCTTGGTGAAATTTATGGAGGGGCACCTTATGGAACTTTGAGTGTATTTGTTGGGAATGTAGCTCAAAATGCTTGGGAAACCGCTCTGTACATTGGAAGAGGCTCTTATGTAGGAATAGGTACAACACAACCAACCGGAAAGCTTCATGTAGTTTCTTCTGTCGCTGGAGAAACCGTTTTAAGAGCAGATGGAACTAATGGTACTCTTTTCTCAGTCACTGATGATTTAAGTGACTCTTTGATGTCGGTTAATAATTCTGCTGGTCTTCCAGTTTTTGAAGTATTCGCTGACGATAGAGTTGTCGCAGGGCAATATGGAAGCGGCGATTTTGTTCTTGTTAATAATAAAGTTGGAATTGGCAACACTAATCCTTCATTTAAACTAGATGTAAATGGTTCACTAGGAATAAATGCTTCAACTTCTGATACTAACTGGCCTTTTGTAGTTTCAGATAATTCTTCTTCTGGAAGCAGATATGGATTAAATAAAGTAGGTTCAATGGGCTTTAATTACGCAGACGCTTATGCTCAATTACAATTACTAGGAGCAAATGGAGCTTATATTGACTTTACAAATTCTGTTGGAGGAGATTCTAATGCTAGATTAATTTATTATGCTGGTAATAGATTAGACCTTACTTATGGATTTGTAACTAAAGGAACTATTTCATTAAACTCTAATGGTATAGGAATTGGAACTACTTCACCAGTCGTTGCACTAGACGTTGTAGGACCAATTGGAAGCTTCCCAATCGCAGCAGGTACAACTGCAACAGGAGTCAACTTAAGACTAAGAAATAGTGATTCCAATTTAGTATTAGATATTGGCGGCAACGGCGGAAATGGAAATTGGTTACAATCTACAAGTCGTGTAGATTTATCTTTAGGTTATCCATTACTATTAAATCCAAATGGTGGTAATGTTGGTATTGGAACAACGGCTCCAAGTTATAAATTAGATGTACAAAAAACATCTGATGGTACTATTGGATATTTTAGAAGAATTGGAGCTACAATTAATCCAGCATTAGCTATATATGCTAATGAAAGCAGTAATACTGTAGGATTAAATACAGATTATGCAGGGGCAGTATCTCCAGCGATTACATTTTCAATTGCATCATCTGAAAAAGTAAGAATAGCTAATGATGGTAATGTTGGTATTGGCACTATCGCTCCAACTGGAGTTTTAACAATCCATTCAAATGGAACTCAATTAAGGCTCCAAACTGCAAGTGGTCCCGGAGCTTACTTCGCAAACATTTCTTCTATATATGATGCGACTCATCCATTTACAATTGCAGTAGCTAATAATAGTGCAAGTGCTACAGAGTTTTTTGGAATTTATGCTGATGGAGGCGGAGCAAATAATAGAGCAGTTTTCCCAAATGGAAATGTAGGAATTGGATTAACTAATCCTTCTGCTAAACTTCATGTTACTGGCTCTAATGGAGATGAGGTCCAAATTGGTACGATTGGATCTGCTCAAATAGTTGGCGGTAGAACGGGTGGTTCATTTTCAATATTAACAAAATCAACTAGTAATGGAAATCTAATACTAGCAGCAAACGCTGCCATGTATCTTAGAACAAACACTTCTAATGAAAGTCTCTACATCGCAGCAAATGGAAATGTCGGTATAGGTACGACTAATCCTGATAAAAAATTAGTAGTAATTGGAACCGCTTATATTTCTGGACTGTTAGATGTAAGTTCAGCAGGGGCTACATCAAATACAGAAGGAATAAGATTTGGCGGAGATAGTGAAGCTAATCTTTATAGAAGCGCAACAGACACATTAAAGACAGATGGCAGTTTAGTAGTCAATGGTAATTTCAGTACTAATACTGTTACTGTTACTACCTTAAATATAAATGCAGGATTATTACCCGGCATTCCTGCTGGATCTACTATTACTGGATTTACTTATGCTGTCAATAATGGAAACGTTTCACAAATTAATTTTGTAGAAACACGTTTTGCAACAGGAGGAGACTGGACAACTGCCAGCACGAAGATTCAAAAGCGTACAGATGTAACAAATCAAGCTTACATTGAATTTAACCCAAGCGGCTCGCTTTATGGAATGGCTTTTGGGGTTGGAGTCGGAAACACAGAAGCAATGAGAATAGCCTCCAATGGAACAATTGGAATAGGCATTACAAGTACTTCTTATAAATTACAAGTTAATGGCAGCTTCGCTGCTACAACAAAGAGCTTCGATATAGTTCACCCAACGGTTTCTGGCAAGAGACTAACCTATGCCTCTCTAGAAGGTCCAGAAAATGGCGTTTATTACAGAGGTCAAAACAATAACAATGAAATAGATCTACCTCATTATTGGTCAGGTTTGGTTCATGATGATTCTATTACTGTTAATTTAACAGCAGTAGGAAAGCGTAAAGACGGGAAAATAAGAAACTATAGTGTAGATCAAATAGGGCACAACAAAGTGTACATTTATACAGATAGTGATGATAATATATATAATTATTACTATACAATTTTTGCAGAACGTAAGGATGTTTCTAAACTTGTAATCGAAAGGGATATGGAATAAAAATATGGGCGATATCGTAATTACACCAGCGTCAAACGATGTAAATTCAACAGCAGGAACGCTAGTTATCAGGACATCTGATAGCCAAGCAATGTCATTGAAGACAAATAATGCTAATAGACTTTACATTACTCCTGCGGGTTATTTTGGCGTAGGGACTACTGGTCCAAATTATCCATTTGATTTAAATTTAGGGACGATTAGCACAAATACAAATGCTTTTGGATACAACGTATCTGGAGATGCGACTTCAAATGTGGGTTATTGCGGTTATAATTTTCAATTAAATAATAGCACTGCTAATGCTTCCGCTTACATACGTCTTGCGAGGACGAGTGCCACAGCTTATTTGGGTTTAGAAATAGCTTCTCAATCACGCGATGGAATTAGGTTTTTAACTAATGCTACAAGTCCTGTTGAAGTTGCGCGTATAACTGCTGCTGGTGATGTGGGTCTAGGAGTAACAAATCCCGCATCTAAACTGCATGTCTCTGGTTCCATGCTCGTCTCTGGATCTGCCGCGACTACGATAACAATTATAGATGACGCATTATATACTAATAGTATATCAAACAATAACTCTGTAATGACTTACAGGGTAGATGCAGGTAATACTGCCGCAGCTTCTGCTGCACATATATTTACACGATTCAATACAGAGTTAGTCAGAATTGATGCTGCTGGTGATCTTGGCATTGGAATAAGTAATCCGGGATCTTTAATAAATAGCAATGCTACTTATTTTAGACCAAATCCTAGTGCTAAATTTTTAGACTTATATTCTGAAACAAATGAAGCAGATATAAATCTAATCTCAAATAATTCAGGAGACGGCTCTGGAGTAGGTGGCATTTATTTTACAAGAGCAAGAGGACAAACAGATGCACATTTACAAATAGCTGCTATTAAGGCTATTCAAGGTGGAACTAATGGCACAATTGCTGGTGGTAAATTATATTTTTATACTAAAGTTGATGGCGGTGGAACTCCTGAAGCTTCACCGCAAATGGTAATTGGTTCTGATGGAAATATAGGAATAGGAACAACAAATCCTGCTGCACTATTGGATTTATATAGCTCTGCATCTAGAATTAGATTCAATAGAGGTTCATCATATAACATGAGTTTTGGAATGCATGATGCCACTTTGTCTGCTTTATCAATAAAAAATTCTTCTGATGCAGCTACAATTGCATACTTTCAATATGATGGTAAAATTGGAATAGGGACAACGAATCCATTAGCTCTCCTTTCTGTAGGCAATGGATCATTGTCTGATGGTAATGTACCTATACAAATAAGTTCAACTGGACCGGGAACAGAAAAATGGTTTGCTGCGAATAGAAATGGTGGTTATGGTTTGCTTTTAGGATATTACGAAGGTTCTTCTCTTGCTGGTTCTGGTGCTTATGTTAGACAGGTCACATCAGATCCTATGCATTTTCTTGTTAATAATAGCACAGTTGCTATGTCTATTATTAGCAATGGTAATATTGGAATGGGAGTAACGACTCCTTCTCAAAAATTAGATGTAAATGGTGCAATAATTGCTGGTATAAATAACTCTTATGGTGCTTATACTAGAACTCCCGGTGGAGTCCTCAAGCCTTGGTTTGCAACCGCTTCAGCCAATACTTTTTTCTATAATACTAATGTTAGTGGATCAATATTTTGGCAAAATGCTGCTGATTCTGCGACATTAATGATTTTAACTGACCAAGCAAGATTAGGAATAAATACTAATGATCCAAGCGGAAGGCTTCATGTCTTAGATACTGTTTTATATCCTCCTTCTTTAACTTGGAATAAACCCGCTGCTGCAATTATTCGTAGTGAAAATGGTCAGATAGCATTTGGATCAGATGATACTTCTCCTTATGGTATATGGCAACAAGTAAGAACTCTTAGCAGCACTGCAAGGCCATTATTATTAAATCCCCTTGGTGGGAACATTGGTATAGGAATAAGAAATCCTTCTGATAGACTCCATGTTGCTGGAAGTATTAGAATTTCTGGTGGAGAAATAATCAGATGGGATGGTCAAGGATTTATTGATACAATTGGTAATAATGATTTGTTCTTTAGACCAAATCAAACATTTAAAATGATCCTTACTGCCGCTGGTCGCTTAGGAGTAGGATTGTTAAGTCCTGATAGTCTTATTGGAGTTGGTGGCGCAGGTTCAACAACCGCAGCAAGTGGAATAACTTTCGGAGCAGATCCTCAAGCAAACCTTTATCGCGCTGCCGAAGATACCATTAAAACAGATGGATCTCTTAACGTCGCAGGATTAATTTATAATTCTAATTCTGCTTATTATTCTTCTCTTTCTAAATCAACTAATGCTAACTGGGGTCAATATACAGTAGTATTAGGAAATGCTTCTTATTCTAGTCAGTTGATACAAGTTTCAGTAAATGGTGGAAACCTCGTTTGGGCAGGAACATTTTTGGCTAGTTGCCATCTTTCTTATCGACCAAATGAAACATGGATTAATGTAAAACTTTTAGAATGCGCCACTTATAATTGCAGTAATGATGACGTTACTCTTTTAGCATTATCTAATTCTAGCACTAGTCAATATGGAACGCCATCTTTAGTTTTAAAAACTAATGGCGCTATAAATGGTGGTTATGGTACTGGTTACGCTAATAATATTGTTGTAACAGTAAACGGTCCATCACCTAATGAGTTTGTTTTATCATCAAGTTCGTGGAGTCAGCCTTATACTTATCAAATTGCAACTTCCGCAAATACAAAACAAATATATACAAATGAAAATGGAAATGTGGGTATTGGCACTACAGGTCCAGTTGTAAAATTAGAAGTAGCTGGAGCTTTAAGAGTTACTGGAGTTGGGCAAATTGGACCTGCTAATGGTTATGGATTTGCCTTGTTTAATGGTGGAACTAATACTTTTGCTGGTCAATTATATGGTAGAGCAAATGGTATTCAGTTTACTGATAATATAGGAGGTAATACTGTTTATATTGCAAGCGGTGGAAATGTTGGTATTGGATTAACAAATCCTAGTTATAAACTTGAAATAGCTGCTGGAACATCTAATGCTGTAGTTGCTAAATTAACGCAAGGAAATGAACGCGTAAGATACAATGGGTTTGATTTATTAGGATACAATGATGGTAATTTGTGGATGATGGGAAATAATGCCACAAGCACAATATTAATAAGTAAAGATTGGGATTGGGATAGTCAAGTAGGAATAGCTTATACTCCCGGTACTGTTGGTGTAGCTGGTGGGTCTCTAGAAATAGGACAATTAACAAAAAACAATGCTAGTTTTACACATGGTAATACAAGATTTTATACCAGCGGTGTTGAAAGATTAAGGATTAATAATATAGGAAACGTTGGCATAGGCACAAATAATCCCGGTGCGACATTGCAAGTATATGGAGGAGCAACAGCAAATAATAATAAATCACTAATGGCAGGTGATGCTGCAAATAGTTTAAGCTATGTGCCATATACAACTGCGGGAGGATGGAATAATGCTTCTGTATTAGGAGGTTCTGCTTTATTTAATTCATTAGGAAGTACTTGGCTAGTTGGAACACATAATGGTCCAGCGATGAGAATTGGAACCAATAATATTTCCTTTACGAATCCAATAGGAGGTATTGATTTATATGTAGGTTCAGGTGCTAATATTGGTATTTCAAATACTGCTCCTAAATTTGCGCTCCATGTTAATGGAGATGTAACAATTCCAAATGCTAGATATTTAAATTTTAATCCCGGAGAATTGCAAGGTAACTCTATGACCAGAGCATTGGTTGTAAGCTACTCTGATAATACCGCTACTACTCAGCCAAAACAACTTGGAATCATTCTTCACAATGATTCAAATACAAATGATACATTTTCTCCTGCATTAGTATTTGGAAGCAAGTCAAATTCATCAAACTACTCTCAAGCTACTGCTGTAATTGCCGGTAGAAGACGTTCTCAAGTAGTTGACGCTAACTGGCATGGAGGAGAGTTGTGGTTTTGGACAGCTACTAGTAATAATGTAGCGGGTATTGACGTTGGAATTCCTACCGCTTCTCCAGCAATGGTAATCAATAGCACCAGAAACGTAGGTATTGGTACAAGTAATCCCGGAGACAAACTGCAAGTTAACTTAAATAGCGGCGAAAATATACTAGCGAATATCGCAAGCAATGGAGTTTCTGCTGCTAATAAAGTAAGTTTTAGATTGAGCGAATTGGGAACTGCTTTAGGAGAGTTTTCTACTGTAAGAGATGGAACCAACTATCAAGTTAAATTACAAACAATACTCGGTCAGCCTCTTTCACTTGGCACAAGCGGAGTAACAAGGATGGTTATTGATGCTGTGGGTTATGTAGGTGTAGGAATTACTAATCCTACAGCTAGATTACAAATTGTACAAAGTAACGCTGCTGGTGTAGCTGCGATTCTCTTGTCTCAAGACGAGAGTACGATCCAAGGCCCAAGCGCAAACACTCAAATAAGAATGGGTGGTAATTTGGTGCTAAATGCAGCAAACGTCATGCCTATTGGAACTAATGGCGCTGAAAGAATTCGTATTACTGCTGCTGGTTTAGTTGGTATAGGAACTAATACACCCACTACTTTATTGTCTGTTGGTAACGCTGGTTCTACAACTGCTGCGAGTGGTCTAACATTTGGTGGAGATGCTTCTGCAAATCTTTATAGAGATTCAAGTGCTTCTATTAGAACAGATGGTGGATTTTTAGCGGCTGGGCGCATAAGGTCTTTAGATTATATTCAATTTAATAGTAATCTATACTCTAATGCTTTTACTAATCCTATTGATATTAATGTAGGAAATGTCGCAGGAAATGCTTGGTTATCAGCAATTAGATTCAATCAAGGAGGTTATGTTGGAATAGGAACAAATGTTCCGAGCGGCAAGCTTCATGTGGTTTCTTCAGTAGCTGGCGAAACTGTTCTTAGAGCAGATGGTACAAATGGAATACTTTTCTCAGTTGTTGATGACTTGTCTGATTCATTAATGTCTGTAAATAATAGCGCAGGTTTGCCTGTGCTTGAAGTATTCGCAGATGACAGAATTGTAATGGGTCAGTATGGTGCGAATGATTTTGTTTTGGCTAACAATAAGATAGGATTAGGAACAAATAATCCTGAATACGAATTAGATATTGTTGGGGCTGGAACAAATGCCGCAGTTAATATAATTACAAGGATGCGCAGCACCGCTGGATCTAATGTTTTTAATACTGCTTCTGTGCTTGCGTTCACTAACACAACAACTAATTCAAATGCTTATTCTTACATTGGAGGAAGAATAGACTTAGGAGGCGCAGGTGATAATTGTCAATCTTTGGTATTTGCAACTAATGCTACAAACACTTTGCCAACAGAAAAGATGCGCATAACTAGTGCTGGTAATGTTGGCATAGGTAGTACAGATCCTCAATATAAATTAGATGTATATGGCACAAATCAAGACGCAGTTAGGTTTTATAATAATCAAACTGCATTTGGATTAATTTTAGGTAGTACTAATAATACATTATTTACAAATATAGTTTGGACCACTAGCAATGGTAATGCTCAGTTCTTTAAAAATAGAAGCAGTACAAGTTGGGGTGGCGCAGATTCGATGAATTTGTATAGTAGCAATGGAGGTTTCGCATTTCATGCTAATGGTGTTGCAAATAGATTTAATATCACTACTGCTGGAGATGTAGGAATTGGAGCATCAACGCCTTCTCAAAAATTAGATGTTAGAGGCTTTGTTGTGTCTGATGTAAATAGCAATTCCGTAGAAGGAGGATTTTTCTTAGGCAATCAATCTCATGGAATAAGAAGAGCGGCTGGAACAAATGATGTTCGTCTACATACAAATGGTGGAGATGTAATACTCGGCGCAGCAGGATCTGGATCTCAACAAGTTACATTAAAGAATGGTGGAAATTTTGGTATAAATATATCTACTCCTACAAGTAAATTACATGTTGTAGAAACTACTCCTACAGGTTCTAGAATACAATTAGATACTGCATCTGCTAATGCATACATGAATGCTGGTAGGGTTAATGATTTCTTAATATTAACTGCTCCATTTAATGCTGTTCCAGCTTCTAATTCAAATAATAATGCAAAATGGGGTATTAAATTAAATGGTAGTATTGATAGTCCAAATACTAATTCAAAAACTGCTGCTATATATGCTGTTTCAGAAGAAGATGTTGCTGGTGGTGCTGGTTATAATAGAAAAGTTGGTATTGCATTGCATACTTCTGCATTTGATCTTGAGCATACAGAAAGAGTAAGAATTGATAACTTAGGCAATGTAGGTATTGGAATTACAAATCCTGCTTATCGATTGGTTGTTTCTGGTGGAGACATGAGTATTGCTTCTGCAAATATTCTAAGGTTTGGAGCAGTCTCAGTATTAAATACGTCATCTAATGCTAATGATATATACGCTAATATAAGAGTTATTAGAAATGAATCTACCGTTAATACGGATGGAATGTATGTTAATTATAATAGTAACGGCGCTACTGCGGCTCATTTAAGATTCTATGCTAGTGGCTCAACTGAAAGAATGCGTATTGATGCAAGCAATGGAAATGTTGGAATAGCCACTACAAGTCCATTTGAAAAATTAGATGTTAGAGGGGGAATTTTAAGAACAAATACTAGGGTTGACAATACTGAGCTTTATCCAGTTGGACATTATGCCGCAGGAGAAACCGTCTTTGAAATAGATCCTACTTGGAGTCAAGTTGAACTTCAAAGATATTTTAACAATTCTAATGTCACTTGGGAGGCAGTGGCTGATGCTCCCGGTGGTTATTGTATTTATATTAATGGTTCAGTTGATGTTGGGGGACCATATGGTTCTGGTTTCCCATATATTCCAGTAGATACTAATGATGTTTTCTACATGGAGTGCTGGATACAAAATGTAGGAACGGCTCAAGGCCACTACATGGGAAGTCAAGACTTAGATCAAAATTTTGGCAACTTAGGAGGCAATCCCGGTTCTTATGGTTATTGGGTAATGAGTAATTATAATCCCGGTACTAGCTGGATTAAAGTAACTGGATATATTGGTGGATTTTCGAATACAATTGGTCAATTTAAAGCAGGTACTAAATATTGGACTCCTCTAGCTTTATTTAATTACACAGCAGGAACTGGAACAAGGGCTTGTCGTATTTCTGGATGGAAAGTTATAAAAGTTTATCAACCCGGAAATAGATTCTTTGCAGGAACCGTTGGAATAGGCTTGTCGAATTCAGCTACAATCTTAGGTGTTGGCGGTGCCGGTTCAACATCGGCTGCAAGTGGTATAACTTTTGGAGCAGATTCTGCGGCTAATATTTATAGATCGTCAACAAGTCAACTTAAAACAGATGGCAGCTTTGTAGTTACAAATACTTTAACAGTAGGAGGTGCAGACCTTGGAGCGAGAGTCCTAAAAAATGGCTCTGATTCAATCTCTTCTACATTATATTTAGCAAACGCAGCGAATAGTAGAGCTTACAATTTTCAACCAAATGCCGCAGGTACAAATTTAGCTCTTTGGGCTTACAACTCTTCAAATGCGTGGATAAATACTGTTAATTTTAATTATGATGGAAATGTGGGAATTGGGGCTTCTCCCGTCGCCGCAAGGCTTCATATTAAAGGTGATGGTCTTAATCCAGTCCTGAGAGTAGAATCTGCTATGCTTGCAGGAGCCGCAGGAGGTACTGCTGGTAAAACTTTCGTTGGATGGATGCCAATACAGACTGGGGCGCTTAGTCCCGCAGATACAGTTTACATACCATTATTCAAATAAAATTTTATGCAAGAAATTGAATACAAAATATACAAATACGAGTTATGCCCAGTGCCAAACCCTAATTCTATTGTGATAGGATTTTTAATCACTGATTTATCTTTTGGGAAACATGTTAATTATGAAAGCGTTTTAATGTTTTCTGAAACGAATGGGTTATCCGAAGAAGAGATATGTCAATTAGCATTTGACAGATTAAAATCTCAAATAAATGATACAATTCAAAAATTTAAAGCTTCAAATAATTCAATCGTAGGAAAAGTATTCTTACCTTCAAATTAAAAGTATAATAACTTAGTATGTCCATTCAGCACGGCAACAGAGGAGTAGTAAAGAAAGATTTACAGTTATATTATAACCGTGAATTTTTGAAAAGCTTTAGAGGAGAAGCTGCTACAAATTATGCTGGGGTAGTGACTGCTAATTGCGAAAGTGCTTCTTCTTATTGGGTATCAACAATAACAAAAGATACAAGTACTGGATATACTGCTCTTAAAGTAGTTCCATTGGCAGGAGGATATCAGTTTTCGCCCGGTTTTTGGGCGTCTTGCGGTATTATAGCTGGCAATGGTGGATTTCAACCTCCCGGTGTTTATAGCTTCTCTGCAAAAGTTTTATTGCCAAAAGATTCTATTTTTACTTTTGGATTTAGAATTTATCCACAAGGAGAAGAATTTGCGGCAAGTGTAACAGGCACTGGTACTTGGCAAACAATTAAAAGAGAAAATTTTACTTGTACTGGTTATAATTATGTTCAAATCCAAATGGTAAGAGTAGTGAATGGAACGACAAGTGGATCATCTGCTATATACCCCGGTGAGCCATTTTGGATAAGAGATATAATGACTAATTCTGGTTCTTATGCAAAGGCATTTGCTTCTATGGCAAATGAATTAAGTGCAAGACCAGAGAATACCACAAATATAACGAACAATGCAAACTTTGCTTCTGCTATATCTGGAACAGATTCTGGAGGAACGCAGAATGGGTGGACTTTTGGATCTTGGAGTGGAACAGGAAATTCTTATGTTACTCAGTCTTCAACAGTGATTTATTCTTCTGGAAGTACATCTTATAGCGCAATACCTCTAAGAGTAACAAGGGCAGCGGCTGGCGCTATGGATTTTTTTAGCTCTAATTGGAATACTCTTATAAATGGAGTAGTCTATACAATTTCATTTTGGGCAAGATCAAATATCACGACAACGCTAAATATAAATCATCAAAATTTAGGAACTATAAAATCTTATTCTATTGATGCTGCTACTGGGTGGTATAAATATAGCGCTAAATTTACTCATGCGGGAAGTACTCAGTATCCATATTTAACTCACGCAGGGTCTAATGGTACTTGGATTGAAATTGCAAATGTTCAATTAGAAGCAAAATCATTTCCTACAGATTTTACTCTAACAAGTAGAACTAGTTCTGCAAATACTGCTGCAAACGGCGGAGGTTTATTGGATATAAGCGGAAATAACTATAATATTGATTTAAACGGCGCTAATGTTTTGTTTGATAGTGGCGGATTTTATTTTAATGGAAATACGGCAGGACCATATATCACTCCTGTATCTAATTCTACTTTAGATTCTTTAAGTAATAATACTCACACATATGAATGCTGGATAAAATTATTAGGAACTCCGCCGGGAGCATATGATGGTTATCTTTTCGGTCGTTCAGGATATCATGAAGGTATAATGCATTATAAAGCAAGTAATAATATTATTGGAATAATTACATGGTATAACGATTCAACGAACACAGGAATGACATACACAGGAGCATTAAATACATGGTATCATGTCGTATATGTCGCAGACGTAGAAGCTTCAATGAGATATTTATATATTAATGGTATCATACAAAGTAGCGCTACATTAACAAAGCAATTAAGACAATACACATCTGCATATTATATTGGTGCAGCGAGTATAGATTATGCTAGTAATGCAATCGTTTCAACTGCAAGAGCCTATAGTAGAGCTTTGACTGTGGCAGAAATACAACAAAATTTCAACGCAACACGCAAAACTTATGGTGTCTAAAATATGAGTACAGTAAATAATGGGCCGCAAATAGTTAGGAGTGGACTAATATTGAATCTAGATGCTGGAAATAAAAAAAGTTATTCCACAAATAGATTTCAATCTTTAGGTTCTGGTTTAATAACAGAAAATGTTACTTTTCCTATTAATGGTACTGGCACTTTCCAAAGAGTCGCGGCTGGAACTGTGATTGGTGGCTATACTGTAAGACCCAATGATGTAGTATACAGTTATACTTTGGGAGTAAATGGATGTCATTATCACGGAAATTCTGCGCCAGTAATTGCAGGAAGTTATGCTACTTTTAGTTTTGATTATTTAGTTACTGGAGCTACAAATTATCCAAGCACAGATTATCTTGCTAACTTTGAAGGAGTCGCAAATGGATCTATTGGAATAGCAAATACATTACAAAATGTTTGGCAACGTAGAAGTTTTACAGTTGGGCCAATAAGCACAAGTGGAAACTTAAACATGTATTTATATCCCGGCGCTTGCGGAGCGACAAGACTAGCTGACGCTGGTACAATTTATTATAGAAATCCAAAAGTAGAATTGACAAATATAGATACTGGAAATAACACTTTCAGTGCAACAAGCAATATTGGACTTTGGTACGATTTAAGTGGAAATACAAACAATGGAACTCTTACAAATGGCCCTACATCTAATGTTTCTAATAAAGGAAATATTTTATTTGATACTAATTATATAGCTTTGCCAACTAGTGGTCTTGCGTTTGGAACTGGAACATTTACTATCGAAGCTTGGGTCAATTTGTCTTCTTCTACTACTAATAATATAATTTATTGTTCACAATCTTCAAATGTATCTGGGTTTATCGGATTAGTTTATGCTAGTGGAACTGGATTTCAATTAACAGATTTTAATGGATCTACAAGAGTTACAACCACAAATACAGCAAGCCTTTTGATAGGCAATTGGTATCATGTGGTTGGAATTAGAAATGCATCTAATCAATATGTAGTTTATATAAACACAGTAGCATCAACAACTAATAATAGTTCAACACTATCATTAGCTACGGCAGATCCGAGAATAGGAATAAATCCAGCAACCAACACTGAAAAGTGGGTTGGTAAAATAGCAATGTTTAGAATGTATAATAGAGCTTTGAGTCAAACAGAAATATCACAAAATTACGAAGCAGCAAAAACAAAATTCGGACTATAAAATATGTCGAAAATATATTCTCCAAAAATAGTAACAGATAGTTTAGTGATGTGTTTAGACGCATCACAAAATAAATCATATCCAACAACAGATTTGCCAGTCAAAGGCGGATTGGTTATGTGGATGGACGCATCTGATGATACTACATTTAGTTATAGTTCAGGTACAACTGTAAGTCAATGGAGAGATAAGAGTGGATTTAATTATCATATGGTTCCAATATCTGCTGGACCAACAAGAAGCTCTTCTTTAAATTCTAGAAAAGTATTAACATTTACGACTTCACAAACCATAGGAAGTTTATCTTTTACTATGGAAACTTCAGCTAATACAGTTTTTGTTGTTAGTAGATACACATCGTCTTCATTAAACACGAATAGAGTTTTAACTGCTTATTATAATAATTGGTTATTAGGTCATTGGGGATCGCAATTTAATAAATATTATGCTGAAGGATGGGTATATGGCGCAACAGATCCAGCAGATACTGTTTGGAGAATGTATATGGGAGATTGGAGCGGGTCTTCAACAGATTTAGCAAATTTTTATAGCAATGGAACCGCATTGGCTACTGGAAGCACCGCAGCTTCAGCAGGGCCGAAAGGACTGGGAATTAATTATCAAAGTGGAGAACCAAGTGCTTGTGAAGCAGCAGAAATTATTGTTTTCAATAGAGTTCTAACAACCACAGAAAGAAGATTAGTTCACACATATCTTGGTCAAAAATGGGGTATTTTTAATACAGATAGATGTGTATTTGATTTGAGTGGTAATGGTTTTGATTTTGTTTTTAATGGTGCAAATCCAAGATATAATGCTAAAACATTTGTTTCTAATTTTAATACCACTAGTCCTTTTGCGGTTAGTTCTTACGGAGGTCAAAATTTAACGAGTAATATTTTAAATTTATTATATTCAGACCACACAATAGAAGTTGCATTTAACGCAAAAGGATTCAGAAGCGTTTATAGCTATGACAATACTCTTACGACACAAGATGGGCAATCCATAGTTATATGGACAGGACGACATAGTGGATTGCGTGTGTATCAGAATACAATTATTTATGAATATTGGAATACTCAGTCTAGTACTGTGGGTATAAGCGTTAGTATTTCAAGTTATATAGATAAAATAATATACATTACTGCTACTAGAACTGGAGATGTATTGCGTCTTTATATAAATGGTGTTTTACTTTCTGGACCTACTACTGTAGCCGCTACAACTTCACCAGTATCTTATAGTCAAATAAATATTGGAGCCGCATATCAAGGAAATCCGACAACTCAAGGATATATTTGGGCTGGACAACATGAATATCATTTATTAAGAATGTACGGTAGACGATTAAGTGATAGTGAAGTTGCTTCAAATTATCAAGCATTCAAAGCTAGATTTGATAATAATATTGTTAGATTTGGATTAGTTATGGAACTTGATGCAGGTAATCCATATAGTTATGCGGGGGCTGGAACAACTTGGTACGATGTTAGTGGAAATAGCAATAGTGGAACATTAACAAATGGTCCGACTTATAACTCTGATGCAGGTGGAAATATAGTATTTGATGGCAGCAATGATTATGTATCAATACCAAGCGCCGCTTCTATTAAAAATACTTCTAATTTGTCTTTAGAAGGATGGGTATTCATTAGTTCTGCTATGAGTTACTATGGTGGTATTATAGGGAAAGGAATATCAGATTCCCAAGAAGAGTATTGTTTATTAGTCAATTCGGCGAACTCTAAAGTTTATATGGACGTTGGAGCTGGCGGAGGTCCATACACAGACGCTACTTATTCTTTCTCCTTGAATACTTGGTATCATATAATAGGCACTCACGAAAGGGTAGCGGGATCTTCTACAATAAAAATATATGTAAATGGCTCTCTTCTATCAAGTACTACTGTAAATCCAACAAGTGCGGTTAATGATAACACAACAAATGTAAGTATTGGTTCAAGATATGATGGAGGGACTTCTGTATGGAATGGAAAAATAGCAACAGCAAGAATTTACACTAGAACATTATCTGCTGCTGAAGTTTTGCAAAATTACAACGCTACAAAAGGAAGATTCGGATTATAAAGTGTAAAAAATATTAGAATAACTTAATTTTAGATTAAAATAAGAAAATGAATACAATATTTATCCCCGTTTATCCAAAGCCATCTGGCGCAAATGTGACAGAACTTTGTGTTGATTTTAATGCATTTGATCCTCATGAAGGAATAAGATTTTCAGTTGTAATGAAAAATCCAGCAGGTCTAGTTTTAGATAAAACTTTTACTAATCTTGCAGGAGACGACTGGCAAGACTGGCCACCTGAGCAAACTGCTACAGCCGATTATGATTATGTAAAGAATGTGGTATTAGAAAATTTAGGATACACTCAAGCTATTGCTCCATTTATTACTTCTCAACCAGTAGATCAAAAAGTTCTAGATGGACAAGCTGCTGAATTTTCCGTAGTGGCAAGCGGTGATTCTCCATTAAGTTATCAATGGGTTAAAAATGGATCAGATGTCGAAGGAGCGACTTCTTCAATTTATTCTATACCAACTGTTGGAACTGGAGATTTGGGTTCTTATAATGTTAAGATCAACAATCCAGCAGGTTCAATTACTAGCTCTAACGCTTCATTGAATTTATTCCAAGCTCCAGTAATTACATCTCAGCCTCAAAATCTTGACTTGATGGTCAGTGGGGTTGGCTACTTGAACGTGGGAGTTATGGGAGATCAGCCATTTGCTTTCCAATGGGATAAAAATGGTGAGATTATTCTAGCTGCCACTGGAAGTGCTTTTGAAATTACGAATGCTCAAATCTCTGATTCTGGAAATTACTCTGTAACAGTTAGCAATGTTGCTGGATCTGTAAAGAGTGATCTTGCTATCGTAACTGTAAATGAGCCAACTCCTCCACCTCCTCCTCCACCAGTTCCAACTGGAGATAATGCTTAATTTTTAAAATATCTCTTCTCAAGCCCCGAAAGGGGCTTTTTTTGTGTAATAATGTGTATGAATTTAACAGGTACACAAGGAAACTCTTTTTATAAGAGACTTGTTGCCCGTGACTCTGATGGAGTTGTTATAAACTTATCAGGCTTCACGGCTTCTGGCTATGTAAGGGCAAGTTATGGGGCAGGATATACAAATGACGATGTATATGTGCCCAATTCTGGTATTTTATTAAACTTAAAACCACAAATCATATCAGGAGCCGCAGGAGAAAGCTTTGTTAGTGGATATATCGATATCAGCATTGGCAGAACAGGAATGGCGGCTTTACCTTGCAGTTACTTACTATACGATGTTCAAGTTTTCTCGGGAGAAGATTATGCTCGTACTATTGAAGGCGGTTATTTTATAATTAATCCAGAAATAACATACTAATATGAAAATTGTAGACATGGCTCAAGAAATATATTTCGAATTAGGTCAACCAAGTGATCTATCAGTACCAGCTATTAGTTATTGGCTTAGGAGCAATATAGGTATTCTTAATAATAAGCTGAACAAAGATATTGTTATTGATGACAATACTTTGGAGCTTGTGCCTAATTTGGGCGAAACAGAGAAGTCTATTTATAAAAAAATCTACGAATGTTATTTCTATGACTTAAAAGTCAAGCAAACTTTAAATGCAATAAATGGAGATAGTTTGTTGGAAGTTACAGACGGCGGTGGAACTGTCCGTAGGATTAATAAAAATGAAACCAGCAAAATATACTTAGAAGCTAAGAAAAATATGCTTAATGAATTAACTATGATGATTAATGATTATAATATCAACGACGTTGGTCCTTTGCAAGTTGCTGGCGACGATACTGTGGCTGGATCTTATATTACCGATAAGTATTATTCAATCAGACCATTTAATAGAATCTAATTATGGCATCTTTACTAACAGACGCACAAAGACTTAGCTTTGGATCAAATTACAATGATCTTTTTGATACATTGTCTAGGGATATTGTCGTTTACAAAGAGCCTATTAAAAATATAACTTCTGTTAATGAAACTCCTGTATTTGGTTATCCTACAGATCAATTGCCTGATAGTGTAACTTATACACCAGTCTCTGGAGTTTACAAAGCTAGAATATTTTATGGTAGCCCAGATGAAGATATTGTATCTTTAAATTCTGAGATTAAAAATCCTAATACTACTGCAAGAATAAGAGTCCGTTTAGAGGCTAAAGATTACATTGAAAATGGCAAAACAGAAAGAATAACTTTTGACAATAAATCTTGGAATGTGCAATATGGTTTTGTAGTTAAAAGATACATTGATGAACCTTATTATGAGTACATGATGAAGGAAATAATGTAATGGCCACAATAAATAAAGCAGTTTTAAATAGAGAAGTTAAAAAACTTCTTTTCAGTAAAGATGTTCAAAATTTAGCTTATCAAAGAGCTGAAAAAGAATTTCAAAAAATTAAAGGCCAAACACTAAAAGAATTTGATCAGCATCCAGTTACTGTCGAATTAGAAATGGGAGTTGAAGGAAAGAACGTGTCAAAAACATTGCCCGGAACTAAACCTGACTCTAATTTATTTACATTTATTGGATTCGATCAAGATTCTAAGCCTACACAAGAGGTAAGACAAATTTTAGAAGAAGAAATATTATTAAATAGAATTCCAAAAACAAAAACAATAGAAACAGGCGTTCAATTCGAATTCTCTGTTTCAGTTCCTACTTTAAAATCAATAGAGCAAAAAACTCCATTGCCTTGGGAAACAGGAAGAAGCTGGGTTAGAGGAATTGAAAGAGGTATTTCTGGATTGGGATATTACTTGTCTGGAAAATTCAAATCTCCTGAACCTAGCCGATCTGGAGGCGGTATTCAGTCAGATGACAAAGTTAGATCAGGCTCTTTCTCTACTGTAAAATACTTAAGTACAATACTAAAAAATCTAAAGGATAAACTTAAATAATGAAACCGCAATTTGACAACCAAATATCTTCATCGTTTTTAATGTGGTTTGATCACACTCTGTTATCCAAGGGTGAGGCTTACTATAACGTAACTACTACATTTCCTGCCAATTCTTCTTATGTGAATGGTTTCTATGCTTATAACGGACCTTACAAAGGATTGGTTTATGATTCTTCAATTGCTGGAGCGACAGTAATGACAGGGGTTAGCATAAATGGCACGAATTATAATTTAGGTCAAAGCCCTCTAAGCGGTATAAATTATTCAGAAGGCCAGATTTATTTAAGTTCTGGATCTCTTAGCGTTTCTGGAACTTATTCAGTTAAAGAATTTAACGTGTTAATGACATCTCAGCCAGAAGAGGTATTGTTATTCGAAACTCAATATGTTAGAAGAAACAAAACCCCTGCTGGATCTTTGAAAGATTCTTTAAAAGAAAATACAATAACTTATCCTGTAATTTTCATTAAAAACAATGGAAGCACAAACGATCCTTGGGCTTTTGGAGGCACAGACGAAACGAGAGTAGACTTTAGAGCTATTGTTATTGCTGATTCACAATATACATTAGATGCGGTTTGTTCATTATTTAGAGATAGAAATTATGATAATGTTCCTCTAATTGATCCAACATACAATCCATTTAATGTTTTAGGCAGCTTTAAGAGTGGGGTAGTTTTTAATTATAATAAGATTACAAGCGGCAAAGACTACTGCATGATAGATAGAGTTTCCGTATCAAAGGTCGCGGGTGTAAGAGACAGGGAGAATAACATCAATCCCGGTTCTTATTATGGGCTGATTGATTTTGAGTTAGTTAAATTCAGAGAGCCAAGACAAACATAAAAATATGGCGAGGAATATAATAATTTCTCAAAATACAATAAAAAATGTAATAATAAAAAGAAATTTAAAGGATTAAAAATATGCCAAGAAATCGTGTAATTTACCAATCAGAAGCTCTATTCAATACAAAAGATACTGTTGATGTATCTGCTTCTACGCCACCACAAACTGGGGCTTTATATATTAACCAGTTTTCTCGCGTTCAATCTTGTAATTATAATTTCAATATTACAAGAAGAGACGTTAACCAATTCGGCAATCTAGCCGCTATTGATCGTATTATTCTAGAACAGCCTACTGTAGGAGTTGATTTTACTTACTTGCTAACAGACATGGCTAATGAAAAAAATCTTGGTTTTTCAGTTATCGATGCAGGAATCACTGGTATTGTCAATATAACTAGTGCCGCTGCTACTCAATCTTGTTTATCTGGAATTCTTACTAGTGGATTTGTTAATACAAAGAACTATTTCATTAGAACTGTTAGTGAAGGAAATGACGCTTCTTCTTTTGCTAGTGATACAACTGCAAATAACTCAGTTGGAAGCACTATTGGACTAGGCAATGGCTTCTTAACTAATTATTCAATTAATGCTGCCGTAGGAGATTTCCCAACTACTTCTGTTAGCTTGGAATGCTTAAATATGAATTTCAGCAATGGAAATTCAGGTGCTGCTCCCGGTGTTACTGCTGCTGGAAATATTGCTGGAGGAAATTTCGTTCTTCCTCAAGCTACTGGTAATCCAAATGGCGAAAACGCTCTTGGAAAAGTCGCTGCTCTCAGACACGGAGATATTTCTTTCTCTTTAACAAAGACTCAAGGTCAGTCTTATGGTGGTACAGATTTAACTACCTCTGCCGCTATTCAAAACTTCTCCATCTCAATGGGTCTAAACAGAACTCCATTGCAAAAGATCGGAAGCAGATATGCTTATTCAAGAGAAATTGATTTCCCAGTTACTGTAACCCTTTCTGTTACAGCTTTAGTGCAAGATCTTACTACTGGTAACTTGGTTGATTTAGTAAATACAGACGGTATTTATGATGCAGTTATTACTCTCGCTGCTCCTGCTGTCGCTAATACAGATTTAATCGCCAGCGAAGGAGTTGGTTACGTTCTAAAGAGACTTAACTTGGATTCACAAGACTTCTCTTCTTCAATCGGAGCCAACAAGCAAGTTACATTAAACTTCTCTACTCAAGTCGGTTCTCCTCAACAAAATGATAGAGGACTATTCATGCTTGAGACCTTGCCTCTCCACTAATTAAATAAATATCAACTTCAAAGCCCCAGCCTAAAAACTGGGGCTTTTTTGTTTTTGTGTGTGTAAAGATTATTAGGCAAAGGCATTTCAAAGGTATTATGGCTATGGATATAAAAATGAAAGAGTTCATCCTCTTTCAAAATCGGCGCAAAGTTATTAATCTATATAAAAACTTTTTAATCTTACTTGAAGATTTAAAAGAAGATGGTTATAATATATCTGAAGATAAGTACCAAAGATTAAGAAAAAAAGTTCTTGATTCTGGTAATGATGCTATTAGACAGTTTGAAGAAGAGCTAAACAATATAGATTTATAATGAAAACAATATACGAATTTGCAGTAAATAAAGAGGGTATTGTAAAAGAAACAGAAGAGTCTGTAAATGAAGCTGGACAAAAGGTTACGATTACCAAAGATGTAGTAACTCAAATCCCTCATAATTATTTTATCAAGAAGCCAACAAGAGCTTTATTTGATGAAGCTGAGTTATTTTATGGAGTTAAGCTCTCTGAAGGCGTTAAAGCTGGACTGCTTACTCGTACACTCCTAAATAAGAGATATGTTGATGACGGCGGAATCTTAGCAGACAAGACTAAGAGCGCAGAGGCAGATGCCTATAAGGATCTATATGATACTCAAAATGAGCTACAAAGACTTGTCGCTTTAGAGGAGAAAGATCGGCCAGAATATTTTGTAACTAAGAAGGAAGAACTAGAAACCAAAATTACTGTAATTAAAAGCTCTCTAACTGAATTAGAGATGCAAAAAGAATCCTTGTTTGATAATACCGCAGAGACGAGGGCGCGTAATAAGGTAATTACTTGGTGGATATTATTTTTGTCATACTATGAGAAAAACGGGGAGAAACTGCCATTCTTTGGCGAAGGAGATTATGAAGCCCGAATGAACAGGTATGACGAAATTTTTGAATCGGAAGACCCTCATTTAACTAAAGCAGCTAACGCTTTTATTTATTTTATTAGCTTCTGGTATGTTGGAAGAGCAAATACTAGAGAAGACTTCGATTTACTAAAACTAGAGCAAAAGATTTTCTGATTTCTTGCAAAAATTAATCCTAGCCCCTGCGAAAGCGGGGGCTTTTTAGTATATGGACATAGAAGCATTCAATAAAAATTTAAAGTCTCTCTATTGGGAAATAATAGTAGGCTCTTCTGCATTTACCTTAAACGGCAAAACTTACTATATGAAACACTTGTCTCCAAAAGACGCAGGAACAATAGAAATTCAAGAAAATTATTATTATAATAAAGCCAAATCTCAGGGCATTCCGACGAACGAAGAAAAGATAAAAGAACTAATTAAAGAAAATATTTACAGCGAAAAAGACGATAAAAAGATAGAAAATAACAAATTAACTCTTGCTAATTTAACAAAAACTCGTCGCAAACTATACTTGACTAGAGACCTTGACAGCGTTGATAAGCAGATGAAAGAAATCTCTGAAGAGATCCGCCTTTTAGAACATAAAAAGAATGAGCTGTTAGAGAATACTTGTGAAACATACTGTTCTAAGAGAATGAATGAGTTTTATGTTTATTACTCAGTTTATTCTGATGATAAATGCGAAAAACGTGCTTTTACTGTAGAGGAGTTTGAAGATGTAGATCAAAATGAATTATTTAATTTAGTTGCTGGATATTCTAAATGCGCCCAAAAATTTAATAATCATAATATCAAAAGAATTGGTGTTAGTGGATTTTTTCTTAATTATTTCTATTTAGCTGACGATAACCCTTACTTTTTTTATGGTAAACCAGTTACTCACCTAACATTTTATCAGGTTGAGTTATTTGGTTATGCTAGATACTTCAAAGACTTAATGAGCAAGTCTAGTGTCAAGCATCCTGATGAGTACAATAATGATGTAGATAAGATTATTGATTGGTATGAGTCTAGTAGCAATCTTGAAAAGCTTCATGAAGATAAAAATGCGGCTTCAGGCAAAGAAACCGCTGTCCAAGCCGTTTCTGTGATGGGAGCCACTAAGGAAGACCTAAAGAAATTAAAGCAGGACAACACTGGAAGCATCTCTTTAGATGAAGCGGCGAAGAAAAAAGGTGGTTCATTAAGCTTTGAAGATTTAATTAAATTACACGGCGTTTAAGTGTAATTATTCTTAGGTTTAAGGACATATGGCTACATCAGCAGGAAATATTCCCATTTCAGCGACGTTTAACTCTGCCCAGCTTGAAAAAGATGTGTTGGCAGCGTTAACTCGTATCCAGAGCAAAAGCGCTCTTAACCTAAATACGAGAAATTTCTCTCAACCGCTTGGCAAAATTACTGGTCTAGCTAACGAGTTCCAAAAGTCATTAGAAGCTTCCAATGCCCGTGTAGTCGCATTCGGTGCTTCTGCTGGCATTATTTATAACGTACAGAAGGCTTTTAGCGCATTAGTAAACTCTACTATTGAGGTAGAAAAATCGCTGACAGATATAAATATTGTTCTAAACACTTCTAGTAAAGGAATTAAGCAGTTTGGTGATCAGTTATTCGTTGTAGCGAAACAAACAGGCTCTTCCTTTAAAGACGTAGCAACTGCCGCTACGGAATTCTCAAGACAGGGCTTGGGTTTGCAAGAGACTTTAAAAAGAACAAGAGACGCTCTAATTCTTACTCGTCTATCTGGTCTTGATGTCGTTTCTAGTACTGAAGCCTTGACTTCCGCTGTAAACTCTTTTACAAAAGAAGCTCTTACAACTACTGAAGTTGTTAATAAATTAGCTGCTGTTGACGCTAGATTTGCTGTTAGTTCAAGAGACCTTTCTGAAGCTATTCAACGTGTAGGTTCTTCTGCAAGCGAGGCAGGAGTTAGCTTCGATGAACTACTAGGTATTGTTACCGCTGTTCAACAGACAACTGCCCGTGGTGGTGCTGTTATCGGTAACGCTTTAAAAACAATTTTCACAAGAATAGAGAGACCTCAAGTTATTAATGATTTAAGAGATTTTGGAGTTACTGTAACCGATATCTCTGGTAATGCACTTCCAGCAATAAAAGTTATTGAAAATTTAGCTCAATCTTTCCAAGGCTTGAGTCCAGTTGTTAAATCTCAAGTCGCTGAATTAGTTGGTGGCGTTTATCAGATTAACATTTTAAAAGCTTCTTTGGCGGATCTTTCTAAAGAAAACTCTATATTTGCAGGTGCGACAAATGCTTCTTCAAGAGCCGTTGATGAAGCTATCGTAAAAAATAAAGCTTTAAATGAAAGTTTATCTGCTCTTCTAAGCGAAACCACTGCTAATGTAACCCAATTTGCAACTAAAGTAGGATCTGTAAGCGTTGCTCCCGGTATTAGAAAAATATTGGGATATATAAATGAAGAGCTATCTTCTATTAATGAAAAAGACTCAGAGAGCGTTGGAGCTAAAATTGGAACAGGAATTTTAACTGGTATTACTAATTTTATTACTGGCCCCGGTTTGATAATTGGAGCTTCAGTATTAGGAAAGCTTTTTGCTAACTTTGGTAAGTTTACTGGAGATGCTGCTAAAAACTTATTAGGATTAAATACTGTAGCTCAACAACAAGCCGTTGTACAAGGAGAAGTATCTCAAATATTATCTCGCAATCCTGATCTAATATCTGCGATTATTGCCGGTTCAAAAACTCGTCTTCAAGTAGAAAAAGAAATTAAACAAATACTGGTTGAGCAATCTGCTTTGTCTCAACAAATAGCTGTTTCTTCTACTTCTATTTCCAAATCTTTGATTACAGGAGGATTGGGTGTTTCTCGTTCAGGATCAGTAACTAGAAGATCTGCTGGAGGCTATATTCCTCCTCAAGATAGAATGTCAGAAATCATGACTGCTACTAAAGGTGGTTATGTCGCTGGTAATGTAGTTAATGCTCCTGCTTCTATTGGTGGAATAATGAATACTGCCGAAACAGTAAAATATGTTCCCGGATTTAGTCAGCCATTTATTCTCCCTCCAGCAGGTTCAAAAGCAGCTTCTTCATTAGCTTCTCGCTCAATGAGTCAAACAGGAATTAATCCTTATATGGCTACTGGTTATGTACCTAACTTTGCTCCTACAGTTGAACAGTGGCTTACTGCTGGTCAAGCAAGAGGTCAATATAAAACTGCTGTATTAAATCCAGATGGTACTCTTGGCGGTAAATGGACTAATGCTACTTTAAATGGAGCTTATGATAGCGGAGTTCCTATTGAAGAAATTAGAAGAATTTCTAAAAAACCAGACTGGTTACCAAAACAAGCTGCTTTAGAAAGAGAAGTAGGAAGACAGGTCACTCAACTGCCTCCATATATGGCTCAGGCAGACATGTTAACTTTAGAAAGCCCAGAAATGTCTGGGAAAATAGTACAAAGAGGAAGAGGTGCTGGAAATGTTCCTATTGCTTTTAAAGTTGTTAATCTTAGCAAAGAAGCTTTGCAAAATTCTCAAGTAGATTTAAGATCAAGATCTGATTCTTTCGCTAATCAATTATTAAGTGAATTTGCCAATAGTTTACCCGGAGGACAAAAGGCTACTGAAGAATCAAGAAAAAAATATCTTAATGCCGTTCAAAATCCAGCAGCACAATTTGCAGGAAAAATATTTGAAGCTGGAGTTAATCTTTCAAGAGATTATGTTAGAGAGCCACAAGGTCAAGCTAGAGGAGATTTTGACATTAGAAGAGGAGAAAATATTGCTAAACTTCGTGATTTATTTCCCGGATTTACTAGTCCATTAGGAGACTACAAACTCAGATACGATGACTATAGTGAAGCTAGTTTTGTAAAAAAGATTGAATCTGAATTTGGAGGATTTATTAAAATATTTGAAGATGAGGCAAGAGCAAAAGCTGGTTCAGTAGATATCGCAGCCGAAGCTTCTAAACTAAAAGCTTCTGGAGCTAAAGTCACAGAAATCGTTAAAAGTATTGCTCCCGGTAGCAAAAAGGCTCTTGGCTTTATTCCTAATTTTAATGCTTTATCAAATGCAATAAATAACGAAATGGCGGCAGGTTATTCTGCTTCTCAAATTAGAGTAGGACAAAGTGGTCAATTAAAATCATCATTTAATCCAATTGGCCTAGGAGTTTATAACACAACCGAAGGGACTCTAGAAAATGGAATTTCTTTGGCAAGGAAAGCTGGAGTTAATCCTCAAACTAAAGGGATGGCAGAGGGTTTTATTCCTAATTTTGCTGATAAGTTTGATATTTCAATGGTAACATTTTCACTTATAGCTTTAGGAGGGCAATTAAAATCTTTAGCTGGAAGCTTTAAAGAGATAAATGCTCAAAGTCAAAACCTAATAAAGAACAAGAGAACTGAGGTTGCTGAAAGCGCAAACTCTATTAAGAAACTAAGAAAAGAGGCTCAATCGAAGTTTAGTTTCTCTAATATAGATGCTGATTTAAATGTTACTGGAAGGCTTAGAACTACTGGAGGAAGATTTGCCAATCCAAAACAAATTGCAGAATTTGAAAGCATAAGAGCCAGAGTAGAAGAACAAAGAGCTATAGCTTCAAGAGCTTCCAGAGAGCAAAGAATTGCGTCAGCAGGTTATCTTAATCCTTTAAGTTTAAGAGAGGGAGGGAGATTAAATTCCTTGATTAGGACTTCTGGTACTGGTGCTGGATTAGCAATTGCAGGGGTAGCTAATATTGCAGAACAATTTGTTCCAGAATCAAATAAAACAGGTAGAGCGGCGCTTTCAGGTATTGCAGATGTCGGTCAATATGCGGGTTTAGGTGCTGCATTTGGGCCAATTGGTCTTGCTGCTGGTGCTTTGGTTGGAATTGGAGTTGCTTCTAAAAAAATAGTAGATTCAAAAGCTGAACAAGCTATTTTTGATATTTCTACAAGTTTGGATAGAGTTAAGGAGTCTTCTTCTAAATTTTCTGGAGCATCGCAAACCTATGCAACTTCTTTAGAGAATTTGCAAAACGCTTTGAATGATCCTAAAACTCAACCTCAAGCTTTATTAAAATTCCAAACAAGCATTACTGATTCTCTTGCTTCAATTCCAGAAGAATTCAGAGCTAAGATTTTGGCCGCAGGAACAGATATTGGCAAGGTATCTGAAGCGATTGCTAAGGTTAATAAAGAAATGGCAGATTCTCAAAAGAATTTAGAAAGACAATTGGCAATTACTCAGTTAGTAAATGATAAGACGGGCTTTTTTGCTGGAAGTACTTTGAAGAAATCTGATCAAGAGCAGTTGTCTAGATTATTTACTCAATCTGTAAACCCTCAAAATATTCTCTCTGGCTTTAAGGGTGGCGCAGGAGAATTCGGAAGTTTTGTTAGCGGTCTAAGAAGCCAAGTTTTTAAAACTAGTAACTATGTAGATTACACTAGTAGCCCCGAAAGCATAGACTTAGAATCAGCCCCAAGGATGGTGACTCAAACAGTCATTAATGAGCAAGCTTTAAAAGGAATAAGATCTCAATTAGAGGCTAAAGGAATTTTCGGACCAGAGTTAGCTGCTAAATTCGAAGAGGTTTCTAAGAAAATTAGTCCTGAAAACGTAAATGCTTTATTTGATGCAATTGACGAATTTGGAAAAGGTATTTTTAGTTCAAAGCAAGCTTCAGATAACCTTTTGGCAGTTCAGAAACAAAATATTGAAATAGCAAGAAAAAATGCAGAGACAATAAAAGATTTAAATCAAGCTTATGAAAGTTTAAATCTATCTCTTTCTTCTCAGATTGAAGCTGAGAAAAATAGAGCATCTACTCTTAGAGATTTAAATAAGATACAGGCAGAAGGCTCTGTGCAATTAGCTACTGCAAGAGTAAGAGGTGCTTTAAGTTTGGCTTCTCCTTTTATGAGCGAAAGAGGAAGGGCAGAACAAGAAGCTAATTTAGCAATTACTGAAATACAAAATAAGCAAAATTCTGAAGTAAGAAATGCTTTAGATAAAGGTTTGTCTTCTTTAACAGATGTTATTACAAAGAAGGCCGAAGATATAAGATCAAAAGCTTTGCCAGCAATAACAGATACATCAAAAGGCCCAGATGATATCACAAAAGAATTAAATACTTTCAATAAAAATATACAAGGTATTTCGCCTCTTATCTCGACTTCTCTAAAGGAATTAAGTTCTGGCGGCAATATAGAAGAAGTAAAAAATAAACTAATTCAAGGAATTTCTGAGACAGGTCTTTTCAAAAAACCAGAAGCTGAATTAATCGCAGGAGAGCTACAAAATACTTTTGAAGGAGTTCTAAATGAATTAACTAAAATTACTGAGCAAGGAAAATTTGATTTAGCTATTCAAAAGATAAATTCTGATTATCAAAGAAGATCTTTACAGTTAAACGAAAAGATTTCTTTAGCTGGTGGCGCAGCATCTTTAGGAAGCACTGGTCAAGTTGGAGTTTCTGATTTGTTTGATAAATTAACTGAATTGACTTCTAGCTTAGGGCAAAATGTTAGGGTTGGAAATCCAATAGAAACAGGATCAGGTTTCTTTAAATTACTAGATACTCTTTCTAATCAATATGGAATTAGAGGTGGAGGAGTCGGCGCAGAATTAGCTCCTTTAGAAAATGCTTCTATATCTGCAAGGGCAGGACAAATTAGAAAAGAAAATGAAAGACTTAGAAAACTAACGAACATTAGTTTAATATCTCAAACAGGAACAGGTATTCAAGCTGGTGGAGCTTTAGATGAAGCTTTTAATAAGTTAAATGAAGATGCGGTAAGTATAGCAATCGACCAAGTAACCTCTCAGTTAAAGCTGGAGAATATTGGTACTTATTTTGATTTATTAGCTCAAGAAAGTAAGTATGCAAATGAATTAGCAAAAACTCAAACAGAGATTTTAGCCAAACAAGCTCCTGATATTAATGCAAATTTCGAAAGAATAACTACTCAACAAGTAGGCGCAAAATTAGATGCATTGAATTCTTCACTAAGCGCAGCATTAAAAGAAATAGTTGCCACTCAAAATAGAGTAGAATTAGAAAAAGAGATTAGGAATTTATTACCAATTGCTTCGGTTATTGAAAGAGAAAAAGCTTTGACAGAGATAAAGTCACAAATGGTAAATCCAGATATTCTTTTTGGAGGCTATAGCCCTAGTGGCTCAGGTTTACCATTAGGCGCAAATGATACTGGGCCTTTTAGTCAAGCTGAACAGACGGGTAGAGAAAGGTTGGCTTCTAAGATAAATATACCTCTTGAGAATTTAAACTCTATTTTGGCCAAGCTTTATCAATCTCAAACATCTACCGCCCTTAATATTTCTAATAAGACTAATGCTCCTGCCGCTGCTTCCGGTTTTAGATTTTATGAATTTAATGCTTCGAATAAAAATACCTCTTCAATCACGCCTATAAAGCCTCAAAGCTTAATTGATGCTGAAAAAGCTTTAGCTAAAACGCAAGAAAACATTCAAATTCAAAAGAATAAAAAGATAGAAGAGATTAATAGAATTTATGGAGAAGGCGACAAAGATCTTGCTGATCAATTGTTATTAGAAATGCAAATAGCTGATGAGAGAGAAAAAATAACCGAACGCTTAAAAAAGACTAATGAAGAAGTAAAGAGATTCTACGATTCAGCTTATAGCAACACATTCTTTAAAGAAGAAAGAGCCGCCGTAATGAATAGGCGCATAGAAGATCAAGCTCGACTTGGTAATATTGATTTTGGAGGTATTACTGAAAAGAATACTACTTATAATAGAGCTGATTTTGCCAGAGATACTGGTCAATTAATTGATACTTTTCAAACTGATTTTAAATCAGGAATTGCTAGTGCATTTGGTGAAGCCATCAAAGGAACTAAGACACTTAAGGATGCATTTAGAGATATGTTCCAAGGCATCTTGAATAGAATGCTTGATAAGTCTTTAGAGATGGGAGTTGATGCTTTATTCGCTTTTGGCAAAGCTGCTGCAACTGGCAGAAAAGACGGTGGCTTAATCAGGGGCTATAATTCTGGAGGTATGGTCGTTGGCGGCTCTGGAATGAAAGATGATGTACCTGCTATGATGAGTGGCGGTGAGTTCGTCATCAAAAAGTCTTCTGTTAAAAAATACGGTTCTGATTATTTAAGAGCCTTGAATGGCGGACTTGTTCCCAAATATGCAGTAGGCGGGTTCTCAATGGGGCCATTGCAAAATGAGTTCTTATATGACAATCCTGATCGTCCAACTTCTGGAGAGTTTGCTGTTGATTCTAGACTATCAGCCGCAGCTTTAACTGACGAGAATAATCCTCAAAATAGACTAAGACAAGATCGCTATGAAAAACTTGATCAATACTTGCAAGACAGATCGCAGTATGAGAAAGACAAACAACAAGCTATTAAAAATTATAAAAATCAAGTAAATAGCACTTTCTATTCAGGTCTAACTGCTGCTGCTGTTCAATTGGGTGCTGCTGGTCTTACAGTCGGAGCAGCTAATATGAGAACTAGTGCAGCAGCGTCTGCTGCAAGAGGTCTAGAACCCGGAGGTAACTTAACTCAAGCTCAATTAAATGCTCAATATGCAAGAAATCTTAGATCAAATGGCGGCTATATAGCTAGATTTGCTGGTGGTGGATCAACAGGCAAAGATAATATTCCTGCTTTATTAATGGGTGGTGAATATGTCATGAACAAGAAAGCTGTAGATATGTACGGCAGAGACTTCATGAATCAATTAAATACTGGCACATTGCCTAAGTATGCCAGTGGCGGAATGGTTGGCACAAGCTATACAGCAGGTCAAAATACGCCTGAATCTAGCGTGACCGAACTAGTCGCTGCTCTTAATACATTGAATGAAAACCTTTCCAAGGGCAATGACATCACCCAAGCTGAGTCAGGTAAAATTTCTGCTGCTGGAGCAAATCAAGAATCTGGAATGTCTGTAGTTAATAACATTTCAATTAATGTTGCTCAGACTGGCGAAGTCACTTCTGAAGCTAATGCTACCACTCAAAATGGCGGCTCTAATACAAACAAAGATCAGAACAATATTCAAAACAATGCTAAACTTGCTGAACTGCTCAGAAGCAAAGTCGTTGAAGTATTGGTCGAGCAGAAGAGACCCGGAGGATTACTTTACGCCAGCAGATAATTCTTTAATCTTAGAGTCTATAGTTAGTATAGCCTGATTATAGATTTGCTCTATATTATTGTCTTTGGCTAATGGTAGATTAAGGAAAGGAGTTTTCTCTACCTTTACAATAAATGCTTGATTCAAGTATTCTTTACCCGTAGCCTTATTTAATGTAATGCGGTATCGTTTTATATAGACTTCTCCTGTAAGGAAGTCGTCTTTAATCTTTTCATTTAACATTACAAGAGTAGAAGCGTTTTCTCGCTTTACGTCTAATACAGAAAAAAACTTGAGAGCCTTCTTGTTGTCTTTGCCCAAAATCAAGCTTACTTTTGCGCCTTTACCAGATCCGCCTTCTAATTCTGCTTCAGTAAAATTTTGAGTAAATTTTCCATTGTTAATTAAATGGAGTTCAGTAATACCACCATCACTATTGACAGCTTTAATTTGAAGGACAGCTTTTTGGTTTTTATCTATAGACGATTCAAAGTAAGAATTTTTACCAATAGTTACATATTCATTTACTTTATATCCAGATCCAGATTCAGTAATATCATTAATTAATGCAGCATAGTAAAGAGTAAAATAACAATCAATAGTATCTCCATCTAAAATTAGATCTTTAATTGTACCGCTAAATTTAATTAAAGAATTTGACTCTACAGTAAAAGGCTTGCTGTAATTAATGACAGCAGTTCGCACAACGGAGAACTTCTCTGGGTTGCCAATAATTTCTATTTCTTTACTGGGTTCTATTGTGGACCAGTTTGCTAGGTTGTTAGAATATATGTATTCGTCGCCAAAAGAAAATAATACATCCGTCATATGTTACATTATATTGCCAATCACTGCTTTTACAATAGGATGTTTTGCGCTTTCTGACTCATATCCGCTTATTTTAATCTCTGGATCTGAAATATAACCACAACCTAATTTCTCCATTGTTAAAGAAAGCAATTCTCCTTTTGAGCCTCTAACAGCATGAGCAGAAGCGGTTAAGCCGTAGTTGTATTCGGTTTCTTCAGGAGGAGAGATGGTGACGCAAGGAACTGGTTCTGAGCATCCATATCCGGGGTCAATAATTTGTATATCAATAATATTACAAAAGGCGTTAAACTTGTTTATCTTTTCGCAATCATGAATGTGTTGCATTTCAGTTCTACAAGAGAGTTCTCTTAGAAACTTTTTGTTATTTTTAATGACTTCTGTTTGTTTATTGTTGGGGGTCTCTAGAGAGATAATGAAGTCAATATCAAGCTTCTGCAATAAAGCATTTCTTTTTGCAGTCATTTCTTTAACTTTTTTATCGATGAGATTTTCTTTTTTCCATATAGAGTTTCCATCAGGAAGGAATTTTCTATGCTCTAATATGCTTTGGTCAATGTGCTTTTCTAAAGGTACAATATAGTCTACAACTTCATACTCTATTCCTACAAGCTTTAGGCGATCTAAATTTTCCATCAAGTCGAGAGAAGATTGGAGATATTTATGACTGCCATTTATAAAATATACGATATAGTGTTTCATTTTAGTAAGTTATTACTATTGATAGTTCTAGTGCTTGGATATGGAAATTGTATAATGGAAATAATCTACCGTTAGATCTTGCGGACAAATGTGCGAAGGCTAAATTTTTGGCACTCTTGAATTTCCAGAAAGTTGGATTAGTTATTGATGCATTAGCAGAATAAGAAGAAGCGTTGGTGTAATAATTTGCATAAGGAACATTTTTTAATGTAACCCTAATTACGTTATCGTCTCCCGGTATTATTTGTGTTTTATCTACTTCACTAGCCACAAAATCTTCTCCAATAAAGCAATATACCTTTATAGCTTTTGTCTTGTTAACGTTTCCAATTGTAAAGAAAATAGACAAAGATTCATTTTCTAATACTGGAACTCCAGCATAGAAAGAAGAATTTGCTATACCAAAATTAAACGAATTAGCTGTTTGCTGATTTATAGTATAAACAGTGAAATTGTTTGGTTCTGCATTTATCAGCATTTGAACATTTTTAGTATTGACTCCAAGTTCAGAAAAATTATTTTCAGGAGTAACGTTTACAGCATTAAAAGATGAATTGAGCAATCCGTCATTTAATAAACTATTAAAATTGCTTTTCGCATTTTCTTCAGTATTCGAATTTGAGGCATTTATAGGAATTAGATAAGTATTTGTATAATCAGGAATTAAACTCTTTATATTTCCAGTAAACGTGCTGTTAGTTAATCTTGTTATAGAGATGTCAAAAAACTCTTCGTTTCCTTCGCCAAAAGAGCTATTGGTTATTTTAGCTTTAGACTTAAAGCCATTGGCTGTTTCTGATTCTACTGCTCTTAAAGAAGTAGCGTTCGCGTCAGCAACTAAAGCTCTTGTAAAAATTTTATTACCATTTAAAACATAAGCTCTCTTGCCAGTGGGTATTTTCGGTGATAATGACGCATTTGGTATATTGTCTCTATTTTGTAAAGAGAGTTTATAATAAGCCATAGTGTCGTCTGGATCTGAAGATAATACTCTATCATCTTTAGCTCCTGCTGCTAAGTTTGCGTTTGTAGTAGGCTTATAAATTACGCTCTTTCTAGAAATTGCATAAGCTGGCGAAGGGAGAGTATTTACGCTAGTATCAAATATGTTTTCAGTTAGTATAGTCTTATTAATTGTAAAATGCAGATATCTAGTATCAGCATCTTTCAACACAGACTCTAACGAGAAAGATAATGGAGTAGATGATTCTTGTTTTATAACAATTGGGTCACTAATTTGAGGGTAAATTTTACCTATGTTATTATCTTTATCAATGAAAGAAGAATAATAGTCTAAGATATTTCTTGCTGTTGCTGCATTTGAGTTAAACTGCCAAGCGAACATGAATGAATCTACAGCTATCAAATAAGCATTGTATTGAGTAGAATCAAATCCCTTACCATTGTCATCGCTTAAGTCATTGAAATTAAATATAGATTGGTTATTTGGTATTGTTATAAAGTGAGAGTCAACGATTTCTTTTCCAGTATTATCGTTAACAGACAATGGGCTTCCATCAGGATTGTGATTTATTGAATTCTTTCCAAATTCAAATATATTTTCACTAGGGATTAGTAATAGATAAAAAGCGTTAATAAAAGAACTCGCTGTATCTTGCTGAATGGTGAATTTTAATCTATTTGATCCTTGACTTGTGACAATAGAGTAAGTCGCTCTTGTATCTTTTAAAATTGCATTTAAAGACGTTTTTAAATCAGCGTCTTGATTGTCGTAAGTTACTAGTAAAAATCCATCTACATTCTTAAAATCATTAGAAGTAGATTTCATTCCAACATCTGTAAATGTCATTTTATCAATTGCCAAAGAGAAATTCCTGTACTTAGCAAAAACATTTGAAGTTTTGTAGTTATATATATTATCACTAGTTTGATCTTCATCAAACGTTAAATAGTCTTCCCAGTTTGAAACATTAAGGTACTTGTTGTAAACAGTGCCAAAAGCATCTTTTGTATCTACTTTCTCTGGTATTATTGCTATTCTATAAGGGTAATCAAGATTGTTGAATTTATTTGGATTCTTTATGAATTGCAAGGGGATGTTGAACGACAAAGACTCTGGAGCTTTAATAGATTGAATTTGAGAAGGTGTTGTTGACTGAAAGTATTGTGCTTTCGTTAAATCAATCGGAGAAGTAAAACCGTAAACTTTATTATTCAAAGTGATAGATGAGTTTATGTTTACATCGTCATAAGTAATCGCAACAACTGGAGAGACGAATAATTCATTTGAGTTTTGAGAATTTGAAGCTTCAACATAAGTTAATGGAGAGCTATTATTAATATTTGCTCCATAAATTCTTATAGAACCTTTGATGTTGCTCTTGTCTAGAACAGTGTTTACATAAGATTCATAAATATCGATTGGAACAAATTTAAAATCACTAGAGCTATTTGGGTTAAAGTCTGATCCATAAAAGGCTTTGTTAAATATTTTGAAGCCTATCGTAGTGTCTTTTATAGAAGAGTCATAAAAGATTTCAATCAATACTTTGCTTTGATCTATTACTCCATTAGCCTCTGCAACGCCAAGAGTAAATAATGCTCTTGAAGGGGCAGAAGCTTCTGGTGCTGGTGGTTTTGCTGGCGTGATATTTAATCCAGACTCTATTTGAGCATATTTTAAGTGATACATCTGTGAACCAATTACTGTATAGTTAGTTCCTTCCGTAGACTCTTGTATTCTAAATACTCTATAGAAATCATAATCGCTATCAGTAGATCCATTAAGATTTCCAGAGTTTTCTAAAGCCCAAGTTATTGATTTAGGAGACATTCCAGACGCTCCAGTAAAATAAGATAGTCCAGTTACGTTTAATCCAGAAGCCATTACTGGTGCTAGACCCGTAATTCTAATTGAATCATAATATTGACCAGTAATTAAGTTGCCGCTTCCTACTATGAATGAATTAGTAAGAGGCTTTCTGTAGTCATTATAATCAAGGTTACTGGTAACGATACTGTTTCCTGCTGCGTCTTTAAAACTAGGATCTAGATTATACTTGGGAGAAAGTATGGTTAGCTTATAATTTTGATTTCCAGAAAAGTTAAAATCAAGTTTTCTATCTAGAGTTAGTATTCCAGTAGTTACATTTGTGTCTCCAGAAATGTTAATATTATTTAATCTTCCGCCTACTGTTTTGTATTTTCTATTGTAATCGTAAACTTTAATTACGTCTCCGGGTTTTAAGTATACGCACTCTGGACCAGCTTCAAAAGAAACTGTTTCTGTTTCATTGTATTCTGAAGCCAATAACCATCTGCCAAGTCTTTGAGCTTGTCCTCTGCTTGTGCATCCGAAGGCCGTTAATTCAGTTTCTTTAAATCCAAATTTTCTAACAGCCTCAATATTCTCTACATATTCTACTGCTGGTTTATAGAAATTATTTTTATCAATGTATCTAATATAGACTACAGAATTTCTGTCTTTTAATGATGTGGATTCGTAAGTAAAATTACCATCAGATACATTTGAATTAGTGAAAGAATAAATAGGGGTATCTTCTGGCATATCATTTATAGCGTAAATGAATCCATTTGAATAATAGAACATTCCTCTAAATACAGAAGCCATATCAGACAACACTTTAAGAGCATCGTCTTGTGTTTGCAAATAGACATTACATGTAAATCTTGGTTCTACTCCTCCAAATCCATCTGAGACAAGCTCATCGCAGTATTTAGCTATCTGATAAAGAGACCATTTGTCTACGTCATTTTCTGTAACATAGTTGCCTACTCCATATCTTTTATTTGTTAAAAGATCGTAGAAGCACCAAGCTGGATTATCCGTCCATTCTTTTTCAGTTTTAAATTCTCCATCCCAATAATCATTTGATGTAGAATAAGGTAAAACTCCTACTACATCATAAACAGTGGTTTTCCTAGAAAGACCTTCTGAGAAAAGATTTCTTGCAAATGCTTTAGACAAAGAAAGTCTATCAAAATCAATTTGATTTACTCTAATAGAATCAGCATAGCCTTCTATTTTGCCGCCGAAACCAGCGGGTGATGTAAAGATTTCTATTTGATTATTATTAGTTATGAAATAAGAAGGAATAAAAGGTCCAGTTTTTGTATTTACTGCGTCGTAAATTTGTCCAGCAGCAAGAGGGATAAGCACTTTAACTTCACTCTGAGAAGAGCTTAAACTTACTGAAGTAGAAGAGCCGTCGAATGTTTTATGGTATTCCTGTTTATTGTAGGTATTTAAGGCTTCTTGAGCAAGTGGAGCTATCTGTGCCCTTTGATTTATTTCATTTTGCCAAACAGGATCTGTAGCGGGTCTATATAAAGCTCCAACACAAAGAGTTTGATAAGCAGCATAATTTGAAATATTTATATTGCATTGAATCTGTTTTTCTAGGTTAACTAGAACATCTATCTCTGCATTTAATATGTCTGGGAAGTATTCTTTAGTAAGCCTTCTTTCAATAACAGGAACAAAAGTTGAAGACCTTCCTCCTGTCTGTTGTGTGGCTGAATTAAAATTGCAGTATATATATTTATAACAAGTTTCTGGCAAGTTATTAATATCGCTACTATAGGAAGTGTCTTCTTTAAAGCTTACTGCTTTTACTAAATAAAAATCTTTTAATTCTTGTGCTAATGCTTTTTCGTTTCCATCAGCCGTTGCTCTTCTGACTGTGATGTAGTCATTAGTCCAAGTCCTATCTGATATATTTATGTTATTTACTCTACTTGCATTTGTGGTGTACGATATGCTTGGTTTTACTACTTTTGGAAGTATATAGAAACTAATTCTTGTGAAATTTTCTTTAAGTTTGGTTGTTGAATATTTCGCTGGATCTAGGGCTTTTGTTATGGTGTAATTTTTGCTTTCATTTGGAGAAATAACTGTAAGTATTAGACTTACATTTTCTCCAGATATAGTCATAGAAAGATTAAACTGATTACTTCTATGAATTAGAGTATAATTTCCGTCTCCAATGCTTCCTAGTTTAATAAAGAAATCGCAATAAAAACTGCAAAATCCTTGATCTTTTAAAGAAAAGTTTTGTGGGGTTTTCCAATTTTTCCAATATCTCTGAGGCATTAAATCAAATTCATAATAATCCGAAGTAGCCAAACTGCCTCCAGCATAACTATAAGCCTTTGTTCTTTGTCCATTGGCGCATAGAGTTTTAAGAGGCATCTTCAAATAAGTGTTTGATGCTACATTAAGAACGTTTGTATTATATGATCCAGCTACAGATGTAGAGTAAGATAGATTGCTAGAAATTAGATTCCATTTTTTATTTAGCCAATTTCTTATCTTGATTCCATCTGATTTTGATAAAGCTTTATTGTAAACCAATATTTCAAAAACAGTGCATCTACTTGTACTCGCTGAAGAATTAATAGCTAAACCTTTTGGCGCAGCTACTGCATTTATAGGTCTTACAAAGTAGTTAGTATTTTGCCAGAAAATATTTACATCTTTTAAATTACTTACGCTTGTTCCTACGATATAGGTATTTGTATCATTGGCATCATTCCAATAATTAGAACGATTAAATTGATAAAAATTAACAGGCATTACTCCATAGATTTGACTACCTACGGTAAAAGCATTATTAAATTTACCATCAAACCCCAAAACAAAAGTATTTTCCAAACTATAAGAAGAAATTATCCTATTCCTTTCTGTGTTAGTTGCGCTGTCGTGCCATTTACAGACAGCAAATACAGTATAGTTATTACTAGCGTCAGCTAATGGGCTTGTTTCAGTTTGGTAAACGAATCTTGCTTTCTGAGTGGTCGTAAATGAAACACCATAAGTTCCATTCGGGCTTTGCTCTGAATATGTTGATCCATATGTTGGCTTGTTAGCACTTCCATTTGGAGATGCGTAAGTTCCATTTCCTAAAACGCATTTTATAGTTGATCCAGCTACAGTATTGGGCCAATTAGTTACTGATCCTGTTGAAGCAGTTAAAGAAGCGTTACTTGCGTCAAACTGAGCAATTAGTCCATCTGTAATTGGAGGATTAACATTGTCTGAATTTGTATATACATTGTTTTCTCCAATAAAGAAATCTGTTGTGATTACTTTATCAGTTTTAGCGAATGAATTAGTGGCTGTAATTGAAAGTGGAGTTGTATTTCCATAGGTTTTTGTTATTGGATCATAATTAGCAGGAACCTTAACCTTTAATAGTTTAACATCATAAGATCTTTCTGGAATCTTTGAGAAATACGCAGCATTAAACTTAGAAGTTACAATAGCAGAATTTGTATATCTAAACGAAGAAGAGTATATTTCAGTAATGCTTTCTAGATTTATAAAAGAAGCTCTTGAAGAATAAGTATCTTCTGGAGTAATCTTTAATACTGATATATCCCAACCTAGCCAATTTTCATTTTCGCTCAATGAGAGAAACTTGGAAGAGGTATCAAAAATAATTTGTTTAGAATATCCTTGAGTGATTTTTCCTTTCGACTCTAGTTCGAATATTTGAGGGAAAGTGTCTACTGTGACAGTTAAGTCTTTAGAATCGTCAATTACTTTGGCTTTGTCTGAAATTAGATCAAGCACTGCGGAGTTGCTATTATAGCCTTCTTTATAAATTGGAGAAATTCTAATTCTTATTTTAAAGTTATGGCGGATTACAGAACCTACGCCAGCATCTAACGTTTTTCCATTAGTTAATTCAACATCTCTACTTGTTGGATCTAATGTAAATGTACTGCTGCTTTGATTAGCACTTGTTACTCCTTCTATTTTTAAAGTGCCTTCTGATATTGGTTTTAAATCCTGATATTTTAAACTGACATAAAGAGAAGAAATTCTAAAGTTAAGAGAAATCTTTTTGCATTCCCTATTTAAAATGCGATAAGTTCTTTGATAGTCAAGAGCTTCGTCTTCAGTTGAAGCCAGTAAATTTGGACCTCTAAGCCTCTCTCCTATTGAACGAATATAAGAAACATTGTCAAACTCTCCTCCAGATGAAGTCCCTTCTGGGGTTCCATTGGTTGTTTGAATGTTTATTTGCTGGAAGTTGTATTTATCTTGGCTGTCTAAAAGAGGGGTTTGATTCCATTGAACTGATCTTAAATATTTTGATTCTCCATCGCTGCCCACAACTGATGGGTATTCATTATAAGTAACTTTTTTAAATCCTAGGTCTCCAACTTGACCCGAAAAGCTATATTGCCCCTCAAGAAGACCTCCAATTGGTCCTTCTGACAAAAGGTCTTTTACTTTAGCGAATTGATATACGTTATAAGTAAGTCCATCATATACAAATCCCTCGGCATCTTCAAATGCAGCAGTTGGTGCTGGGGCTGTACTTGCTCCACCTCCACCAAAACCTTTTATGTATTTAAAATCTTCAAGATTGTTCATTTTATATATTATTTATTTGGTCTTTTACGTCTGCTGCCGTTGATTTATTATCTAGTTCAATATTATTGACAGATATTTCAACTGTCTGAGATCCTATTTTCATTCTGCCATAACCAATTGGAACTGGACCGCCTTCTCCAAGAATGTTAGAAGGTCCATCAAATAAGTAGTTTGGCTTGCTGCCATCTTCTTGGATTTTTCTAAAATCATCAAATTTTGGAGGTGACATCATTAATAACGTAACACCTGTTACGGCTAATCCTATACCTGCTCCAATTAATGCTCCTGACAAAGTTGCGCTTGCTGTAGCAGATAATCCAAGCCCAAATCCAACTGGCGCAAAAACGCCTGTAGCTATTAATAAAACGCCAAGAACTAAAGCTAAGACTCCTTTTGTTGTGTTATTTCCACCGCCACCAGCACCCCTAATAATTGGAACGATATCTAAAGTTTCTAGCTTTTCATTAATCATCACTAATTCAGAATTAATAATAGAATCTGGCTTCTCTAGAGAAATGCTTTCTGGATTCATTATTTCTCTTTTGTTAACAATGACTTTATATTCTACGCTTTTTTCTGCTGCTCCTATTAGATATTTTAAGAGCTTACCTTTAGACAAGACCTGAATAGCTCGCAATGCTTCCTTTATGGAATTTACTTTTAAATTCCAACTTTCTCTTCCTACTTGTTCTGCTATTTCTCCGTGTAAGGTAATACTAGTCATAAAGGTGATGCCTCATTATATGAATTACCCATTTTTTGTGTTGGTTAGAAAGCTTTTCGACAAGAGAATACTTATTTCCGGGGTGATGCAAAATAGTGTCTTCTCCAAGATAAACAGCACAATGTATTGGAAAATTACAAGCTTTTGTTTTCATTATTAGAACGTCATTCTTTTTAAAATTAAAAACTTCTTTAAATCCGTTGTATTCAAAATACCTCTTTAAGTAATCATCTTTTTCTTTTAACGCATCAGCTTCATCTATAAACCTCTTGGTCGCCATTTCATTGTATTCTTCTTCAGATACAGACTCTTTTAGAACTTCTAATTCTGGGCATAGATGGATATTTAAATCATGGCAGAAATAATCTTTTACTAACCAAAGGCAATCAGCAAATCCTAAAAGAAAAGGTCTTTTAGTGTATTGAATTTTGTATCCATTGGGATAATAGATATGGAAAGTCCCGCTCTGTTTATTATAAACTATACAAGGCAAACCTAGTCTTTCCGAAACAATTATATCTGCGTCAGAAATAGAATCAAAATTAATATGGGAATGATAATAAGCCGCAAAATTAGACTGGCTATAAATATCCATCGCAAATTCAGTAGCTGAATTAATGAGATTATCTTTCTTTTGTACCTCTAGTCCATTATCTGTATGTACTAAAACGCCACATACTTCATTATTAGAAGTATTAGCGTGTTCTATGATTTTATTTTTAAGCTCTTCTGTTAGCATAATTGTTTACTCCTTGCAAAACAATAGATTCTTCTCTTCTCTGCGTCTGTTAGTTTTTCTATTACTGACTTTTTATTTCTTGGTTGATGTAGGATATAACCTTGTTCAAGGTAAATACCAAAATGAGAAGGATAGTTGTCTAAATACTTGAATACAATAATATCATGTTTTTTAGCGTTTTCTATGCCTTCTATTTTAATAAAGTTTTCTTTTTCAAAAAACTTATCAAAGTCATCTGATTCACAAAACGCAGTCAACTTGTTTTTAACAAATTCTGGATAGTTTTTGTCCCAATCTGCACCTCTTTCGTAATGAAAAATCTTAACTCCAAATTCTTCATTATAGTAATTTTCTACTATTGATAAACAGTCAGATTGATTTATAACAAAGTTTTTATTTATGTATTTATTATAGTAGTTTTCTGGAGAATATTCTTCAAAAGAGTCTTTTTTTAGTATATAGACTACATTCTTTAGATTAAGCTTATGACTTATTTGTTTGTCTAATTCTGAAAAAGAGTTATTTTGTATGCAATGTGAATGATAAATTCCAGTAATTCTGCCATTCATCGTTGCTTTCAAGTAATCCATTTGACATACAATGAATTCATTTTCTTTATCTTGAGCGACATTCCTGCATGGAAATGCTTCTAGGATATTTTTTCTATTCAGCACTAAAAGACCGCAGCATTCTTCAGGATTTTCCTTTAGCGCGTGTTCTTTTATTTTTGCTTTTATTTCATCCGAAACCATTACAATGCTCCTCTATTGTAATTAGATACTCCATAGAATCCGCCAAAAGGTAAAGCATTTTCTCCAAATCTAATCTTACATCCTTTTATACTCTTAGAGCATTGGTCAGCTATCCAGTATTGTCCATTTGGAGGAGGGATATTCATGGGAACGTTTGTCTTGGCAACAAAATAGAAATTAATATTTTTCTTATTAATAACTACTACGTCGCCTTTGTTATAAGTTGTTGAGAGTTTCCAAGATTCTATTTTATTGGTTCCTACAGTTGTGCCAGAAAAAATTGGCATCTTTGAGATTATTTGGTCGTCTTCAGTGGCGCAAACAGGAGCTTTTTCTCCAGTAGAATCGCTTTTATTTGGTATTGGAGTTATAGTGCCATGAGTATCTTCAGTTAGTTTTTCTTTATATTCATAGAGACAGCCTTCTCCTCTATATTGCCAAGGACAAATATAACTTAATACTCTTCGTTTAGGAAGTTTGGCTCTGTCTAGATCTATAGCACTTGATAGCTCAAATTGAATACTATTTTTGTTTTCAGAAGATTTTCTGTCAAAATAATAAATATCTCTAGGAAATTCGCAATTAGGATCAGGATCAAATCCTTCTGGTATTATAAGTCTATCTGGCGACAGGGGAGAGGTTCCGTCGTTTTGATAGAAATTTGATCTGTCAAGAAATTTAGCAAATGTTCTAATTCTAGTAAACTTAGCTCCAATTAAATCTCCAAAATTAACAGTTCCTCTAAATAAGCTAAACACATCAAGCATATCATCAGAAAAACTGATCTGAACTTTAGGCTTAGGAAATACGCCTCTTGAAGCTATTTCAAAACCCTCTGTAGAAAGTGGAGCGGGTAGATACGCATTTCCTTTCCAATAAATAATATTCCTTCCAAGCTTTAAATTATTGTGGAGGCGAATTACCCTATAATTAAAAACACCAGTTTCTGCTCCCGGCAATGATATTTGAAAATTCTTAATATTAACTACAAACTGAGAAGCAGTATCAAATCCAATTTCAGTTAAGTCCACTTCAAATAAAGAAATTATCGAAGAAGGCTCAAGAGAAAAGAACTCTCTGTTTACTTTTAAAGATGAATCTTTGTCTTGTTGAGTAGCCATAGGATTATGCTGGTACTTCTTCGAACGTAGCCTTTATGGAAAAGTTATTAAAAAATGGATTAGATGAACTCCATCTTCTACAAACAAATAGTTTGGCATCGGTTGACGCAACCGAATAAGGCGCAGATGGGTAGTAAATGAAAGCTGTTTTCGCAGATCTAGCACTTAAAAAGTGCAGTATCGCAGTACATTCATCTAGAGTTAATCCATCAAAGTTCAATTCAAAATTAAGAAGATTAAAGTTTATTTGATCGCTAACTCTCTTTTCGTATCCATCTCCGTATTTTATTACATTAACTTTGGGATCAAAATTTGCTTGAGTTTGATAAGAAGGCTTCCAAATAAACAAAGGGTAGTCTTTCTTGACGACTGGGTGTTGAAAATATCCTCCCCAGTAAGCATCAGTATTAGAGATTACGTTAGAATAGACTGGAGGATTATTTGTGGGTACGCCAGCTTTGGCATAATAGTATCGATTATCTGTATACACAATAATGTCATGCTTATTGTATGCGACAGAATTGCTCCATGAGCTAATATTAAAAATTGAACTAGACATACCTTTTACCTTTTACCAACTTATTATTACACTTTTTTGTGTAAATAATAAAATAAGATGGCATTATCTCGACTAAATAAGCAGAACTTGGATTTTTACTTGAATCAAAGCCAAGTTCATGGCGTTCAGGACATTCAGGCTTCCTATCAAATGCCAGTTCAACATACCAAATATCTTGGTATGAATAGCAGCTTTTACACTCCAGAAGGAGCAAAGACTGCCAATTTGTCTGTAACTAGTTTATTAACAACGTCTAATGATTTTCTTGGTTGCACAGGTGAGGCTGGAAATTATGGCTTCGTAACTAAGAAGACTAATCCTAGTTCTAATATATTATTTGGATTTCAAAGTGGATATTTAACTTCTTATACTTGTGGTGCCCAAATCGGAGAAGTTCCTACTGTTAGAGCAGATTTTCAAATTTTTAATGATGCTGGTTCAATTTCTTCGGCGGGTTCTTTTAATCAAACTAGCTCAACAGCCTTGGTGAACTCAAACACTATTGATATAGGAATAAATGATTTCGCAACGAATAGAGTTAATTCTTTTAATCTAAGTATTGGAATTAATAGAAATCCAAGTTATTACCTAGGCTCTTCTACTCCTTTTTCCGTTAAAAGCATTTATCCTCTTGAAGTGAGTTGTGATTTTAATATAGCTCAGGACAATTATGTGCTTCAAAAGCTGTCTGATTTATCTTATAACTTAAAAAATATAAGTAATTTTTACATTAACACTAAAGATTTTAATGGTAATTCAGTAAATTTTAATTTTGGAAATTCATTATGTTATTTCATTGATGTTTCCGAAGACTTCTCCGCTAGTGTAAATTCTCCTGTAGGAATAACGGTAAGGTATAGAGGTTATCTGAAATAAGGCAAAAGGATGAAATATTTTAATGAGTGTGAAGTAGTATTTAATTCGCGTTTTGGGTCAGGACTAGTTCTGGCTCAGAATACTTCTATTGGAGTAAATAGAAGTATAAATTCTACTTATGTAATCGGAAGACAAAACTCATCTCAGATGTTTAAAACTAAAGCAGATGAGACTAATGTTGAGTTTACTTATTTTCCAAATATCTCTGATCCTATATATAAATGCTTTGATTATATAAAAACAGGGATTTTTACTGGCAGCTTTCCTGAAGCAGTTGTTCCTGTTCAGGTTGTTTTGGCAGGGGTAAGTGGGTCTTTTTATCCTTCTAGGTATTCATTAACAGTAAATCCTAATTCAAAAGTGCAAGCTTCTGTTTCTCTTTCTAGTTTTTCTAATCTTTCTGGAAGTCTTAATGACAAAACTGCAATTAATAATTTAGCCAGTGGATCAGGCATAGCTCATTCGTGGAATGCTAAAGTCTCAGGAACAGCCGCTCTTTATAATGTTTTAGACTTCAACTACGGCATCTCTATCAACTGGAATCCAATTTATTCAGTCGGTCAACAAAGGCCAAGACAAGTTGATTTGTCCGCTGGAGAAGAAACGTTTGATTTTACTGTAGAAAATTTTAATTCAAATTTCTCTAATGCAGACTTATCAACAGCAGAAAATGCTAAGATAAACATAACTACTTTTGGCGGTCAATCAATAATGATTATCAACACTTCAGGAAGCAAGATTGACTCTTCTAATCTATCAATTAATATTGACGATTTCGCTAAAAATAAAATATCATTAAAAAGGAGTTTCTAAATGTTTTTCAACTATAAAAATTGCACATTTAAGCTAAGTGGCGTAGACATACTAGCCACTAATGTAAATATGTCTCTTGATTCAAGTAACACTCCTGTTTATAATGAAGAATTTAAAAAGAACTCTTATACATATTCTCCAGAAGATACAGTAGATACAAGTTTTTCTATTTCTTATTATTTAACTGGGAAAGATTTCGTTAAGGAATATCTTTTAGGCGCAAATTCTGAACAGGGTATTTCTGGAAATTTTTGTGGCCTATATTTCCAAAGTGGTTACGTTACAAGCTATTCTATAAAAGGGTCTCCAGATTCTTTAGCTAAAGTAGATCTTGAGCTTAAAGTTTTTGAAACATTAAAAGGCTCTTTTTCTCCTACTACCCCGGCCAATCTGCCAGAAATTACGCCGTTAAATTTTTCAAATTTTTATCTGTCTGGAAATCTAGATGGTACTGCTTTTGATTCTAACGGTTATAATTTTACAAATTTTAGCTATCAATACCAAAGAGAGGTTCAGAAGTACAATAAAGAAGGAGCTTCTACTTTTGACCAAAGCGGCAGAGCTTATCTTGGAAAGAGGTCTCAATCGGTTTCTTTTGAGATAGATAACTTTAACGTTTCTCTCCCATATTCTGGAGTTCCTTGCGACTTTTATATTTCGCTTCAAACAGGAGCAGTTCCTCTTGATACATTGTCTTTTGCGGGAATAATTTCCTCTAAAAGATCTTCTGTTGAGTCTCAAGGATACATAAGATCTGAGTTCTCTTTAAAACAAGACTTCTCACATTTTAGGCCAGCAATAACTGATTTCACTCCAAGAGTTATATTGCCCGGAGCTACCGTTACAATAAATGGAAGTAATTTTATAAACGTTAAAAGGATTCTTTTTGGAAATGTAGAGGCAGCTTCTTTTACTCCAGTTTCTACTTCTTCACTTACGGCAGTTGCGCCCACATCATTAAAAGGTGCTGCTGCTATTTTCATAGAGACAGAAGAGACGACTTCTTCTTCTATTTTTAACTTTAAAACAAGTGTATCTGTTAATGATATAAGATTATCTACGCAGTTTCAAGGATTATAATATGCCAAGCTACAATACAGGTTTAATAAATCAAAAGATGCGCGTCACGGGCGCGGGTCTTTATGCAGTAAGCGGATTGCAGCTTCCCGGTGCTGGCTTCATTGATTTTTCTTATTACGATGCTTCGCCAGAGTATATCGAATTTAACGTTCCAGAAAACATAGCCTTTGGTCAGGCTAAATTTTATTTTATTACTGGAACTTCAGTTTCTTCTCCAATGTATGTAAGTGGAGTAGACTTTTTTCCAATACCAAGATTAGATGCCATAATACCACAAACACAAGAGGTTGGTCAATTTGTTGCAGTAAGTGGAAAATCATTAAGTGGCGTACAATATGTATCCTTTAATAATATCACTGGAACAAATATCTCTTATCAACCAGATAGTGGCGTTCTATTAGTTAAGGTTCCAAGTGGTTATACAACAGGTCCAATTAGAGTTAGCGGTTACAATAATACTGGAATAGTTTCCGCAGCTAGTGATTTTAATTTCTATGGTCGCATTTATATAAGTGGATTTAGCGATAATCTGCCATATGAAGGAGACGTACTTAGAATATCTGGAAATAATTTTAACTTGTCTTATGTAAATCAAAGCTACTTCCCTGTCAACTTTACTACTTCTGTAGACAATGGAGTTACTGGATTTGTGACTGCTCCTTTTACTGGAGGTGGAGATATTATTTCGGGCGTTGTTCCTGTAAATGCTAATGCTGGATTTGTAACAATAAATTCAAAAGATGATACTACTTTCACTTCCAGAAGTCAAATAACTGTTCTTAAAGCTCCTGTTGTATTTAATGCTTTAAATTACTATTTAAATTCTGGACAATCTAATGTTGCTATCGGTAAAAACTTTAATTACGCTACTGGGATTACTCTAAGCGGACTAAACTATAGACAACCAAAAACTATATTAAATAGCGGAGTTAGAAGTTCTCAAGTTGGGCTTTTTGGTAGATCTTTGTTGTTTAGTGGGAATTCTTATTTACAAATTCCTTCTCCTTCTGGTGGTGATTTTAGTTTTGGAGTAAATCCATTTACTATAGAATTTTCAGTTAATCCATTGCCATACACTTCAACCCCAAGAATTGATATGTTCCAAGATATGGGATGGGATGGAAATGGTTTTTATTTTTATAAAGCTGCTGGAAGTACTAATTGGACATTTTACGCTAGTAATGCAGCTAAAGCAAATATTGCAACTTCTTTGATACCAGCAAATCAATGGACAAAAGTAATAATATCTAGAACTTCTGCAAATGGTGATACATTTGTGGCAATAAGTGGCACTAATAGACAATCTTATTCTACTGTTTCTACTGGAACTCCTTATGCAATAACAGCGGGTAGTGGTTTATTTATTGGAACTCATAATACGGGTTCTTATGGAGCTTATGGAGTAAATCCATTTTCTGGATATATAGAAGATTTCAGAATTATTAAAGGTGCTGGATTATATAGTTCTATTGGTCAAGTAATGACTGGTTCTGGATTATTTGATACTCAAAATACAGTTATATTGCTGCAAGGTAATTATTCTGATTATGATTATAGAGGAGATAGGACTCAATTATCTAAGATTAGAGAAATATCTGGTTATGTAGAAGACTACAATTATGGGCTTTACAACAAGGTCTTCTCAATTTCTGCTTTTGTAAAAAACTCTGTTGGTTCTAGTTTAACTTTCACTGGTACAAATGCTGATGCTGGATGCTACGATATTACGATAAAAAATTCTGGAGGAAGAGACTTCTTGTTTAAGAATTTTGAAATAATAAAAGCAGATCCAATGATAAAAAATGTTTCTACATTTGAAAATTACATTGGCGGTTAAGTAGAAATCATTGGTCACAATATGTATCCAGAAACGCAAATTCTTTTTCAAGACACTGGAGACGCTAATTCACTAATTGAAGCCACTGAAAATTCAAATAGTTACTCTTATCAATCAACTTTTAGAAATACAAAAGATTTAACTATTTCTAACTCCGTAAGGATAAGTAATAACACATCAAAATATGATGACAGAAGCTTCTTGTTTTCTGGAAGCCCCGGACCATACATTAAGTTTTCTATTACTGGTCGATCTCCAAACATTCCTTTAAGTTATGGAAACACTTTCGCAGTGGAATTAGACTTTAGACCATTGGCTAGTTTTTCTTCTTCAGATAAAAAATTCTTGATAGGTAGTCAAAGTGGATTAAATGTCTTTGTCACTTCTAATCAATTAGTCGTATCTGGTATTGATTGGGATGGATTTAATTCAAGCTTTTCTGGACAAATAAATACAAACGACTGGAATCGACTTTCCATTTGCAAGAGTTACTTTAATAGAAGCAGTATTAGTGGAAAGATATTATTGAATGGGGCACCAATTAATTTATCTGGAAGTAGTTATAATTTGAACTTTGCTACTTCTAATCTTGATTTTAGTTTAAATGCCGATAAGAGTTTAAGTAATACAGTTTTTGATATTTATATTGGAAGAGATTACGCAAATACTTCTGCTAATTACTGGAGTGGTTATATAGATGAAGTTAGAGTCGTAAGAGAAAATCCTTATCAATATTCTAATTTTGCTCCTATTAGGAGAGCTAGAAATAATTCAAATACAGAAGTTTTAATTCATGCGAATGCTGGTTTGATAGACGACAATGTTAGAACTTTTGGTTATTTAAGCCTTAATACTCCTAACTTATCTTCAACTAGAAAAACTAATTTAGTATTAGATAACACATATTCTAGAATTACTGGTGGGTTTGATAAACAATTCACATTCCTTAAAACTCCAACAATAACAGGAATATATCCCGCATTATTAACCCAAGGTCAACCAGCAACTGGATACGGAAGCGACATATATTATGTAGGCTCAATTAACATAGGAAGCTATCCTGTTAGCAATTATACTATATCTCAAGATGGTTCAGAGTTTTCCCAAAGAATAGTGTTTACTGTTCCTGATTTTGCTCAAAGCGGCGATTCTCTTTCTATCAATTCTAATTACTATAATTATACTTATCCAAGCGGTTTGCCTATAGCAAGCGGGACTCTTGTTGTAGATGGATTTTCTCCAATAACTGGAGCCACGAATACTTTAATTACTCTATCTGGAAAATTCTTAAATACAGTTACTTCTATAGAACTAGGTAGACAAGACGGTGCTTACAAGGTAATTACGGCTTTTAGAAGACAAAGTATTAGCGGATTAAGCTTTTATATCCCTCAAGTTTATGATATTGCTGATGGGCCAATGGTTGTGAATGGTAGCGCAAGAGTAACAACAACAGATTCTTTAACTTTTGTTAATCCTATCATTTCAAAAATTATTCCTACTTCTGCTTATTTTAATGATTCGATAACTCTGTCTGGTAGCAATTTAAGCAATCTTGATTTTTATGGTATTGGATTTAATAATGAAATAATAAAATATCCTCACGTTATTGCTCCTTCTTCAACTGGGGCTTTGATAAGAGTACCAAGAGACGTAAAGAAAGGAGTTTTTAGATTCTTTACTTCTGGAACTACTGCCGAAATAAAAGGATTTTCTCCTTCGTTTAATCCAAGCACAACTGTTTCTGGTTCAAACGCTGATACTTATAGAACTAGAGATATTATATTAGTTACAGGAATCAATGCTCATAATTTTCAAACAAGAGATCTTTATATTAGTGGATTTAATAATCTAACAAATAAAACAGGTCAGTATTTAATTTCTCAAGCAATGTCAGTTGCTGACATCTCTACCCTTTCTGGATTAGCTCAACCTTATACTGGATACTCTATTCTTTCTGGAAATTTAAATATTGTATCAGATGTTTCTTCTCAAATACCTGACTTAGGATTGCTACTCAGTGGTTCAGATACTATTGGCATTGGAACCACAGTAAGTTCAAATAGTTACATAACTTTAGATGGATACGTTGGAAGTGGTCAGATATTCTTCCAAAGGAATAGTTTTGATGCAGATAATATGTACAAAACTATCACAATTAAAGCTCCATCTATTTCTACTTCGCCTTTAAATATTCTAACAGGTACATATAGATCACTAATTACTTTAACTGGCGAAAATCTTAATTATGTAACAGGAATTAAATTTGAGGGAGTTGGCACTCTTGCTAGAGGAGCTTCTGGAGCAATAGCTACGTCTTTTCCTTATTTAGCAGCCAATTATAAATCAGGAATAACAGTTGTAACTGATTCTAGAGACTTAAATAGTAGCGTCATTTATAAAGATTATGGTCAGTTAAAATTCTATCCTCCATCAATGGCAGGAAAGAATTTGCATGGTAAAGACGTAGAAGACATAAGGCCAATCTCTGGAATGTTTTATCTCCAAACTTATTTAGGAGAAGAGTATCCTGTTACTGGTAATTTTAACTATATTCCATTTATCTCAATTAATGACGCTTATCTAAATAATAACTTAACATATAGACTAGATGGAACAACTCAGGTTAGCGGATGGGACGGCTCTGTTATTACTTTCAATGGTGAAGGAGTTAGGTATTTAACTGGCGTTAATTTCTTTACAAAAGTCAATGGAGTAATAGTAGAAAATTTCCCAACAGTTTTCCAGTTTAATAAAAAACGTGCAAAGATAGACTTTTACAACGCTCCCGGAGGAATCATTACAGGATACTCTATTATTAGCGGAGGCGCAGGATACACGGCGACTTCGATAGGAATGAATCTCGCTACTAGCGCAGGTGGAACTCCAACTATAAATGCAATAGTTTCTTTTATGCCTCCTTATGTAGGTCAAGTTACAGGAATAGATATATTGTTTAATCCAACTGCGCCAACTCAAGATTTTTGGACCGGAAACAACGCTATTGTCCCTTTGCCAAGTTCTGGATTTATACTAAGAAATCCTCCTTCAAACTTAATTTTTTCTGGAGATAACTTCGCTACACAAAGTGGAGATGGTTCTAAATACTATGCTTATTATAGCCCATCAGTTACATTCCCATTGGATAACGGTTTCGTAGTTGGTGAAAAACTAGACATGAGATTAGCTAACTATGGAGCAGTTTATGAAACAAATGATCAACCATTTTTAACTATTCAAAATCCAAATAACTTCGCAAGAATAGCTGACATCATCTTAACTGGTAGCCAATACGTTGGAGAGAATAACTTAACAGTTGGATACGATGAAATTTATTCTAATAATGATGCAGATTTCAATGATATTGACGTACAGCTAAAAACCTCAATCCTTTATCCCACTGGGTATAACGGAAAGAGGTTTATGCTTACTACAACAAAGCCTTCCAAGAATGGAAGGTATTTAAGAGTAGACTTTTCTACGAAGATCCCTGCAACAGGAGATTATGTAAATCCAAATGATCCAATTGATTCTAAATATTTGAAACTAAGAATTGAAACAATTAATTCGCAAGCTTCTCTATTTAAAGGGTTAGGAACAGTTAGCTCTTCAAATAAAATATTTGCAGGTTCAGTAGGAGCAGGTTCAAGCTCCCCCGGAATAGGGACTTCTTAGTTACTTAAGCTTTTGAATTCTTTCAATCAATTCAAAGATTTTAATCTTTGGAATGTCAGCTATTGACATAAGAGAATCAGCGTTAGTATAGTTTTCTTTAATCAATTTTTCTTTAAGCTTCGTGAAAGTAACGCTCTTCTCTTTCATTACTTTTTCAAGAATAGCATGAGGCTCAAAGATTGCTGAAGACTCGGCGGAATCATCAACAACATTATTCTTCGACTTGCCAATTTCATCTTGACCAACGATGTTAATCTTTAAGAAGTTTCGGACGCAGCGAATAAACGCTCTATTTTCGGCAATTGGACCCAAGAAATGACGAGCAAAGTCCTTAGTGTTACCGGGAGAAGCATCTCCAATAGAAGAAAATGTAATACAATTTCCTTCTGTTTCGTAGTTTGAAATCCAGTCTATTTTACAAACTGCTACTACATAGTCTGAACTTGGAGAGGTTACGGTGTAATCAACAGAGTGAAATCCTCTAAGTTGTGCTACATATTTAATTCCAGCTAGAAGAATGAGTAGATCTTTATCTTCTAGCTTAGTAACATCAGTTTCATTGGTCTTATCCCTGTTTGGAACAAGGAATTCTGGCTTGATCATTTTTCGCCAGTTAATAGAACCGTCATCATTAAAGTGATATTCTACACCTTCAATGAGACCTTCAGAGGAACGAACAAGTTTCTTTACAGTATTCACATAGATATACTATGCCGAAGCTGCGGACTTATCAACTCTAAAAATCCAGAAATTCTCAACCTCTTTCCAGAACTCTGGACAGTCGATAACGGGTTCAGCAAGCTGCTTTGCTTCAATTCCATTTTTTAAAGAAGATTCACTCAAGTAAACTTTGCCATTACTAATTAATCTCTTGTTTGATTTATAGAAAGCGTTGGAAGTATATTCGATGCCAGTTTTCTTTTTTAGATTAATTGGCATTTGAGTAATGTACTCTTGTTCAAGGTATTTAAGTTTAATTTCTTCTAATTCCTTGCCTTCTAAATAAGTAAACAATTGATAAGAAATATTACTAGATGCTAAAAAGTCTGCAAATCCTATGTTGTTGTTTTCTTTGATTTCGTAAAAAATTCTTCCAATATTATTTTTATTGTTGATGATAATATTTGGATCGATGGGTTTATCTGTTATTATAAAGCATTGACAAACTTGAAGCTGTTCATTGAGGAATTTCTCGTTATGCTCCAAGTCCATTCTAACAACAATATTATTAGAATTAAACTGTTTTGGATTTACAATTTGATTAGGCACCATTTCTAATCTCATGTTATTGTATTCGGTGCCAAAATAAAGGGTTTGGATAGAGTTGCTATGAGGAATGCCTAGCAATTTTAGAATACTGTTAGCAATATGCTCTGGCTTTATTGAATTGATTGTTTTGGGATTCTCCTCAAAAGAAAATGTTGGCTTGTTGGTCCTCTTTGGTTCAAGCAAAATATGGTCTTTGGGGTCTCCAAAAAAAGGCTTTACGCAATTGATGTAATTATTAGAATATAATGCTACAATCTTTTTGCCATAGCCAGATGCGATATGAGTAGGGAAACTATCTGCTCCAAAATGAAGAAGCGAGTTTTTTAGAACGAAAGCTGTTTGATTAATATTTGTTAACCCAACAAAGCTTAGAACGTCGCTATAAACTTTTTCTTTCTCTTGCCCAAGCTGAATAATCTTTATTCCTTTTTCATTTAAAATAGGAGAAATAAGATTAACTACTTCCTGCCAATAATCATAAGTCTTTGAAGGCTTAGAGCTTGGATGGAAAGTAACATACTTGTCAGCGGTAACAGGAAAAAATTTTTCGTAAATATAAGGCTTCTTAATCTTAACTCCAGAAGCTAGAGAGTATTGCTCTAAAAGGTGCATATTATTTAATATCGAATGCGATCTTGTCTTTGCCGTTATGAAGATAATTTAGCATTTTTTGAGTGCCTATATGAGGCAAGAAAGCTATCTCAAAATACCCCTGATGGTCTCCATAGCCTTCTAGCCACAGCAAGCTATCCATTTGGGGAATATATTCTATAATTCTATGGACATAAGGATTACCTTCGACGATAGAGAAATAATCTTTCTTAGTGGCGAAGTATAGATTATGGTCAGGATAGGTTTCTTTTATTGACTCAAGAAGAGCAGTGCAGAGATAAATATCTCCAATGCTTTCTGGCATTACAAAAAGAATTCTCTTTCCTTTGTCATTAGGATCTAGAATTTCTTCAAAATCAATTTTCCTATTTTTTTGATTTTCTTGTGCGGCTACTTGGCGGAAATAGTTTTCAACATTCTGGCGACTTTCTCCTTCAGAAAGCTTTTTCATCCAATGCTTGTATCCATCATCATTCTGATTGACCTGCTTCATCTTCAGAATATTATGATACATGAAGATTAGCCATTCTCCATTGTCAGTAATATTTGGGACGCTGGCATTAGGGTCTTTTTCTTCTTCCTTCAAGGAGAAGTCATAAGATGTAAAAGGAATAGAGTCGATATACTGTTCGAACATCTTTCCAATAACAGGAACAGAATAGTTTTCTATAGCCCATTTTCTAGCCTTTTGACCCATTTGTCTCTTTTCAGACTCTGGCATCTTGTAGACATGATACAACTGTTTTGCTATAGACTGAGGATAAGTAGAAGCTTTTCTAAACTGAGTACCATGCTCTCTGTATTCTGACCATTCAAGAGCAATAGAAGCAGCATCAGGATGACACATATCTTCTCCGCAACTATAGTTAGTTACTAAAGTTACAAGCTCACAATATTTTGCTTCTTGGATTGGAATCTCTTGTCCACCGCTAGTAAATGGATGACAATAAACATCCATCAAATTATAAACCTCACACAACTGCTCTTCACTTACGCCAAATCCAGTATTTGTTGTAGAGCAGCTTTTATCAGAATTACAAGATGGGCACTTTAATTCTTGACCTTGAAAAGGCGTAATGAAGTAATTTTTACATTTATTGCAAACGTAAGTTGTATAAATGTCTTTTCTATCTATTTGATATTCGTCTGCAAGCTTATGAATATCCCAGCCTTCGCCCCAATGAGTATGGAGCAATAACTTTGCATTTTTTACATCGGGATAGTTTTTAGTAAAGTCTCTAAAACCTTCTAGCAGGTTAGGTACAGACTTGCGAAGTTGATTTCTAAATACGAAACCGACAATAAAAGAATCACCAAGACCAAAACGCGCCTTAAGCTGCTTCTTTTTCTCGGCTCCCAAATAACTAAATTTAGAATGATTTACTGGACCATGCATGGTTCTGGCATTATTGATGCCAATTTTATGCATTTCTTTTGTAGCAAACTCACTCCAGATCCAGTATTGAGAAGACTTCTTTGCTTGATTTATTGCTTCATCATAGATCGGAAGAGAATCAAGGGTAACCCAAAGAAGAGAAGTGATATTCTTATACCAGTGTTTATTATAGTATTGAGTGAAAGCCCAAGGATCTTGCGCTCCAATCCAAATATCAGGCTTCTCTTCCTTGATTACTTGATCAATGTAATAAGATCCATAGGATACATCTCTAGCGAGGGCGGGATCGGCATTGATCCTATTAATCTCATTGGGATCGGTAGGGACACTTCCAAGACTCTTCCAAGGAGTCTTGGATAAAGCGGGAGAACCCACTTGGGTTCCCCCGCAGTAATGGATAATATCATACTTGCCCGTGTTGTACAGGTAAGAGACTAGTTCCTTCGCTGCCCTACCGAATCCAGTTTTAGCGAGGCACCAATCCGTTTGAATTACTATCTTTTTCTTTCGCATTAGAATACGAGTTCTTCTGCTTGAGCCTCTGCTTCAGTTTGGGCAGCAGTTTGATTTAGTTGAATTTTATTATAAGCTGGCTTCTTTGGGGCTTCCTCCTCTTGAGTCTCCTTTGGGGCTGAAGCGGCCTTGTCTTGAGCATAGAAAGAGTTTCTGATAAACTCTTGCAAGAACTCTTTGACGAGAATTGCTTCTGCGAAAGTGAAGCCAATCAAAAAGCTAACCTTATTAACTGAATCCCCCTTTTGTTCCTTTGAGGCGTTGAAAGAAAATCCAATCTGATTATTGTCTCTGAGATACGGGCAGAATTTGCCCATTGCATTTGAGTTAGGAGCGGTATGATAGAACTTATACTCAGCATTTCTGTTGATTGCATCTACGATACCTGCTGCTTCGACTGCATTAAACTTTAATACAGTAGTCTTCTCTGGGTTCTTTGCGTTCTCACGAAAAGACCCAAGCTTCTTGGCTTCGTTCCAAGAGTGCTGCTTGATAAAATTAACAAACAAAGAGGTATCCTTCGTTTGAAAAGAGCAAGCGGTTCCAGTTACTTTTGCATTTCCCTTATAAAATTGTAGGTTCATTCAGACATTATTTTGCCTGAAAAAACGTGATTTATCAATTATTTTTTTCGGCTTTTAATTGGGAAAGTTTAGTGTAAACTGTATGAGTTTGAATGGCTACAAGTCTAGCAAATACAGAGTCTCCAAACTTCTGTCCAGTAACGATAACAATGTCTTCTTCTTTTGGCATCCTGTTGTTTAGGTTCTGCATATCATCGATCTTATCAGAGAAGATCATGACGTTAACTGATGCAGTTTCATCTGAGATTTGCATCTTGAAATATCTAGTTTTCTTCTCTCTTGAAACTCCTGACTTGCACTCTTGAATAACTCCAATAAATGAGACTTCATCTTTCTCGGCAAAGTCCGCAATGTCTTTAATATAAACTAGATCATCTTTCTTTGAAATAAAAACTTCCCTCAGTTTATTCCTAACGCTATATCCAATAATAGAATTCTCATAAAACCAATTAGCAAAACTCTCTGACTTACTATTGATTTCATAGATCTTTTTATAGGGATCTGCTTTGGTTCGCAAGGTCTGAAGTCTTGATTCTTTAATATAAGGTTTGCCTTGAACATCCTTATTGTCCTTCATATGCATAAGGATTTTAACTAAGTCATAATCAAAAGTCTCGCCAAATAGCTTTGCATTAATCTTCTCCTTATTAGTTAAGACGTTCCAAAGCTGGGCTTCATATACTATTTTGCTTCTAGACTGCTTGAAGTCACCGTCCAAAGCACCAGCTTGAATCAAGGCGCAAAGAACTCCGATATTCAGGTTGGCTTGGGATGCGGTCTCAAAGATGTCGAACTTGTTTTGAAATTCTTTTCTGAACTCATTAACAGCTTTGACAGTCTTCTCGCTGATTCCTTTAACAGACAGAAGTCCAAAGCGGATGTTCTCGCCTTCAATACAGAACTCTTCTTTTGATTTTAATAGATGAGGTGGAAGAAGTTTAATATTGAAATACACAAGTTCCTTTTCAATTTTAGAAATTTCTCCAATTGGATCTGGTTCGTGCTTGCTCATCTTGAGGAGAGACAAGAAGAATTGCTGGGGATATTTGAATTTTAGATAAATTGAGATTGCGGCAAGAGCAGCATAAGCCACAGAATGAGATTTATTAAATTGGTAATTAGCAGAGTCATTAGCAATTCTCCAGAGGACTTCACCAATCTTAGGATCAAGCTTTTGTTCAGAGATTTTGTCTTTGATCTTCTGCTCCCATTCTTTCATCTCTTCGACCTTCTTTTTGCCTACACAGCGTCGAACGATTTCTGCTTCATCAAGAGAAAAGCCAACTTTGCTCACCATCTTCATTAACTGCTCTTGATACAAGCAAACGCCTCCAGTTACACCTAAGATGTCATCAAAGAAAGGATGGATACTTTCATAATGATCATTGTTAGTATAGTTGGCATACTTATCAATGAACTGAAGTGCGCCGGGGCGAGCAAGAGCCAATACACCGCTTAGTTGCTCAAGGTTTTTTGGTTTTACCTTTTGGCAGACTTTGAAGTTCGTTTCTGCCTCAATTTGGAATAACCCATGAGGAAGTTTAAAATCTTGCAGTTGCTGATATATGAAAACATCATTTACATCAATGTCCTCATATCTAATACCAAGAGATTTACAAACGTCATCAACAACCGAAACGCCTCTTAAACCTAGCAAATCAAGTTTGATATTGTATGCCGTAACATTATTCATGTCATAGCTAGATACAATCTGCTTATCAGAAGAAAGCTCTACAGGACAAGACTCTTCAAGAGGAGAATGAGCCAGCAAAAGACCAGAAGGATGAACACCTTTATTCTTATTAAGATTTTGAAGTTTTAAGGCGATTTTGTAAACCTCTTCATTATCTCCTGCCCACTCAGCGAACTTTTCGCTTTCCGTAATTGCATCCTCAAGACTCTTAACTTGTCCGAAGAGCTTTGGAATATAAGACGAGACATCATTCATCTCGCTTTCCTGCTTTTCCGCCACTACTTTTCCTGATTCCTTAATGCAGAGTTTTGAACTTAAAGTATTAAGAGTTAAGATTTTAGAAGTCTTGCCCTTGAACTTTTCTTCAAGATAAGTAATAACTTTATGGCGATTATAATAACAGATATCTAGGTCAACGTCAGGGAATAGGGAGCCATCGAAATATGTAACTCCTTCTATCACAGTTTTCTTTGCTCTAGCTTTAGAGATGAAACGCTCAAAGAACAGTTCATACTTGATGGGGTCAATTTTGGTTACGTCAATGAGAAATAAGAGAAGTGAACCAGCGCAAGATCCTCTTCCCGGTCCAGTGGGAATGTTATTCTCTCTGCAATAGTTAATTACATCCCAAATTAGGATAATATAATCAATGAACTCTAGTTCTTGCAGAATTTGCAATTCATAATTAACGCGATCAACATACCTCTTATAAAGCTCACTTCCTTTTTCAAGATTAAGCTTATAAAACCCTTCTCTAGCTAGGCTTCTTAAGAAGTCATAATTAGAAGTAGCAGCGACTAGATTAAGTCTAGACTTATGCCTTTGATCAATTTCAAAGACAGGCATTCTAAGACCGTGCAAGCCAAGGTCGTATTTTTGAAAGTCTTTAGTAAAATTCATATTGCGATCTGGAATTTGAGCTTGTTCCATACTTTGATGTTTAAATGTAAGTCGTTAAGTGCGTCGTGCAAGGTTTCGTAATCGTGATCAATATCGTATTCTTTTCCAAGTGCAGTTAAATTAGTTTTTACTCCTTTGCGTCTTTCGTTCAATATTCTATACTGATATTCAATTAAGCTGATATCCTTAGAATAAGGAATCTCGTATTTAATACCTTTAGCTAGGCAGTTTGTGTCAATGACTTTATTAACCAAATGCTTCCATTCTTTTCCATATGTTTCGTAATAGTCCTTGATTAGATAAATATCAAAATTAAGGACATTATGACCCACAATATAATCACACTTCTCTAGCCACTGATCAATCGTCTTGATTGCTTCGCTTGAGTGTACTGCAATTTTATTATATTTATACTGATCAAAACGGGTGATTACTGCCGCCTCTTTGCTGACATTAATAGGCTTATCCCATTTGATATAGATATCTGAAGTCTCTAAAATTTCATTTCCCTTGACTCTAATCATGCCGCACTGCCAAGGGCGATTATTAATAAAACTTAGGCAGAGATTCTCTGTTTCTAGGTCTATAAAAGTATAAACTTTATCCTTATCGTAACGAAGCAGATCTTCCATCATACAGCATTTGCCTCCTTCCAGCTTTCAAAGCTAAATTCTGCGCTACACATATGTTCTAAGTTTGGCTTATTAAGAGTTGTTCTATTATTGATGCATCTAAACGTCAGATACGATTTAAAATCTTCTCTTGTGTTATAGTAAATACTTTTTGCAGGAACCATCTCGTACTCATCTTTACAGAAGTTAATTACTTTCTGTTTTACAATGTGATCAAATGGAAGGCCATTATCTTCTACCAGAAACGTAGGTTTAGTGAACTTTAATTCTGGGCAGCACAAGGAATAAGACATTGTGTTATTAAACAAGAATGAATCATAGAACGGTACACACAACTTCAGGCTAGACTCATCCCACTCTTGAGTCAAGGTCTTTTCGTCTATTCTTGGGGTGTAATAAAAACCATTTGTGGCAGCAATACTAAATATTTTAATTAGTTTCTTGTAGCCACTTCCATTTTTTGCAAAGACTATAATTTTACTAGATTTTTTAAGAGATTCTTCTGTCTTGTCGTTGATATCAGGACAAAGTTCAAGTCTCAAGCCATAATAGAATGGAATCTTAAAGTTCTTAAAAGCATCAAGAAAAGAACTCATATTCTCTTCTACTAAGAATATTTGCTCTAGTTTATTATCTTTAGCTATGTCTACGATTGAAGAAGATCCTTCTTTGGATGAAGTCCCTGCTTTGTCTAGAGTTAAGATTGACTTACCTATACTGTAATGGCTTTTAAAAAGCGGTAATATTTTCATGATTAAGAGTTATTTCCATCTGGGGCAACCTTCATATTTAAACTTTTTAATGACTTGAGTGTCATCTTTCTTTGCGGCTTTAGCTTCTTCTGCGGTAAAGTAGCTCTTTACAAAATTATCATCCTTATCGTAAATAGAATAAAACCACATCTCATTCTTAAATGGGCACACCCAAGTAGCTCCTGCTTGACAAAGCCATTTGCTCTTTACGTCATCTGCGGCAAAATTTTGCTTTGCATCTTGCTCGGTGAAATTGGTTACCTTTTCATAAACATACTTAAGATAAGTTTCAAATCCAGACAATTCATCATCAGAGAATTTTACCGGCTGAACTGGTTCTTTAGGAAACCTGAGAAATACGAATTCTACTTCTGGGTCATAGTCAGGCCAATAGATCTTAGAAGCAATAGAGTATAGCATAGCCTGTACATTGGCTGTCAACTCTTCTCCCTTGAATTTCGCTTTGCTAGACTTGTAATCTCTAATCTTACTCTTCTTTTCTTTCTTATAAAGGATAGGAAGATCAATAAATCCTCTAGCTTTGTAACCTTCTCTTTCAATTTTAAATTCAAACTCTGGGTTTTGAATGTTTCCGCCCTTTGGAAAGAAGTCGCTTTTAAGACCGACAAGAATCATTTTATTGATTAATGCCATGTCTTCAGGGTTATTAATACCTTCCTTTGTTGCGTGTTTATTTACTAATCTGGATATTGGTGGGCAAGAAAGAGTATCGCCAGAAGAGATAATCTGCTTATAGATATCTTTATGACGAGGATTAAGAAGTACCTCAAATACTAAATGGCAAATTGTGCCGCGCTTCGCTCCTGAATTAGACTTCTCAGGAATATTTAAATGGTACTTGCAATAGTAAGACCATGAACAAGTCTCAAGAGCTTTAATACGCGAGGCAGATAGGTAGACTTCTTTTTTATCCATTGAATTCCTTCACATATAAGTCTATCTCATTTTTGCTCATTAATCCAAAATCTTTTTGAGAAGGCAGTTTTATCTTAACCTGATTCTCGTCAAAGAACATCAAGAGCTTAGACTTTGCTTTTTTCGCCGCTTCATTACCAGCAGAATTATTAAAAGAATCATTATTAAAAGCAATAACCACTTCTTGGACAGAGTTCTCTAATAGAAATTTTGTGATCTTGGGAGAGATTGCTAATCCAAAAGTAATGATTACGTTCTTATAGCCAGCTTGCCATAAAGCCAGCATATCTCCAATGCTTTCAATCAAGAAAACTCTGCCACTTTCAGATATAGCATTTTTACTAAAGAAGGCTGGATAGACCCATTCCTTCTTAGTTCCAAGGTGTTTCCATTTAATGAAATCAGGTCTTTTTGAATCAACCAGTGACCTGCCACTAAATCCTACAATTTTTCCAGATGGATTATAAATAGGAAACACATAACGATTAATCATGTTTCCTTTTTTAGCTATTCCACCTTTAAACTCTGCTACGACTTCTTCTTTAACTCCTCTATTAAGCCAGTATCCATGATTCTTTTCAAGGCTGACGAGCATTGATTCGTCATAAATCTTTACTTGATTGATTGTATTTTTTTCTTGATTTACGACAATTCCCGTGAAGTTAAACTTCTCGGCGAGCATCTTATCCGCATAATCTAAATCGTTTAGATTAAGTGTGATTTGAACTAATTCGCTTAACTTACCCCCTCGGCAAAGTTTATAATCATACCAATAACCAGTATTTTTATTGATTGCTAGAACTGTATCATTATCCGAACTCCTGTAGATTGGTCTAGTTCTGTACCAACCGCCGAAGTCTTTAAGATTTTGATAACCGATGTTTTGAAGTATTTCTTTTATATCGCTCATAACAAAGTGCCATCATTGGGATTAGCGTCATTCAACGAGAATGTTTGACGCTCTCTCTCAATAATATCGCCCAAGGAACCTCTCTCTTCTACACTGAAATTGTTGATCTGAAAGTTGATAAAATTCTGAACATATTTTTCATCGCCATGTTCATTCCTTCTCCTAAGAAGGTCTTGGTGTCCAGCAGCATCTTTACCTTGGAAACGGCTTTTCAAGGTTATTAGCTTGTGCGTTCCAAAGTCTGGCGTATCGCGCTCTATTTCGTCAAGAGTTTTTCTTCGGAAAATTCCAACAAAGCTCGAAAACCATTGGAGTCGATCAGATAGAGCGATTGCGGAGCTATCGTCAGTTACATCTCCAGCATTCCTATTAAAATTCTCGCCAGACCTATTCATTTGCATTGCAGTGAATAGCGGGGCATTAATTTCTTCTGAAATCTTTTTAAGTTTATCGATCTTTTCACCGATAGCTTGATGCTCTGCCCAGTTTTGGCCTACCTTTTCTCCGGTAAGTTTAACATAATCATAGCAAATAAGAGCGGGATTTCCTCTTCCAACCTTGCTATAATACCATCTACGAATAAAAGAAACAATCTCATCAATACCTTTATTACCAACACAATGATGAGTATAATTATATTTACTAAATTCTTTTAAAAAGCCTCTGACTTTAGTTACCATTTCAGGATTCTTGCGCCAGTTTCCTGTGTCAATATACCAGAAAGGAACTCCAGTCTTTGCTGCTGCAATGCGAAGCTTGACATCTTCTGAAAACATTTCCGTATCAAGATAAAGAACGCTAACTTTTTTGTTCTTTAAATAAGCTCCGAGAGACATCTCAACTAAGAAAGAGCTTTTACCTTGACCGGGGCGGCTTACGATAGCGTAGACATTTCCATTTCTTAAACCGCCATAGAGTCTTGCAAACTCTGGATAATGTAATTCTATTCCTGCTTCATCTTGAGGGTTGTTACCTTTTTCTTCTATGAACGCCTCTATGTCATCAAAGATGTTTCTTATCTCTTCAGTAGCATCAAAAGAATTAATCTTTTCGCCATATATAGAATCTACTTCAGCTATTAATTGATTAACATTTTTATCAGGATTGGTAGAAACAGTTTCTATGATTCTTTGCGCCATTCCTTTTATATCACGGCGAATAGAAAACTGCTTTAACTCTTGAGCGTATTTAAGAGCAGATTCTTTATTTGATACTGGCAAAGAAATACAGTCAATATAGTCATATATATCAAGATCTTCTTGAAATGAGATTCCGAGATTCTGAATCTTTTGAGCTAATATTACTTTGTCAATTTTCTCTTTGGAATTACAAAGTTGTCGAATTACAGAATAAACTGTTCCATTTACATCATTTGTAAAATCAATTTCTGATATAAAATGATCTAAATCGTAGAATGCTTCTGGGTTTTTAATGAGCGCACCAAGCAAGTGCTGCTCTACTTTAATAGAGGAAAGCTTCATTTAACTAAAAAAAGAGTTACTTACTAGCAGGACCGTCTTCATCTTCACCGTCTTCATCTTCTTGATCAGAGGCAATAATGTTGTGAATAGTGTTTTCTAAGTTAATCTGCTCAACAGCACTAAGCCAATTATTGATATAATAATGCATCGCCATTGCGTTTTGTGCATTATCGAATTTAGACCTTACTTCAGGCATACCTTTTTTGTCAAAGGTAAAGAGCAAAAATCCTCCCTGCGAACATTCATCTATCTGTGATAGAATGCTTTCTGGGAAATGAAATTCTTTATTTTTTGCCACACAGTATATTACACCAACGATATATTAAATGTATGATTTATGTAATCATAGCTTAATTTATTTAAATCGCTAGTCTCTAATTCTATTAATTGAAAACCGTTCTTCTCTAGCCACACAGACTTTTTGTAATCTCTCTTAATAGAATTAAGGTAATTTAATCTTGAATTATTATGAAAGAATTTATTAAAAGAAGAATGTTGGTCGCCATTTACTTCTATCGCAATTTTGCGAGAGGCGTTAATAAAATCAACCTTCATTCTGCTTCCGAAAACCGGAAACTCTTCATAACAAACGTGAGTCTTCCAAAACGGTTTCAAGAATTGCTTTACTTGAAATTGAATTTTAGAACGAGACTCTTTTTCCCAATCTATTAAAAATTGAGAAACATTTTTGTTAATTATTCTGCCGGTTACAGAATAAAGCTTCATTTTGATTGAACAGCTTTAAGCTTGTTGAACAAATGCTTAGTAGCGTCAGCATTTTCTTCAAGCCATTTTCTAAAATTCTCTCTTCCTTGATGTTGCTTTGGCATATCAATTCCAACAGTTTTCAATTCTTCAATTAAAGAATTATCAACGGTAATCCATGCGCCCTTTGCGACAACAAGATCCCACATCAACAAGCAATCAAGAATCTCATACTCGACCCAAATACCGGAGGGCTTTTTACCGAATTTAATTGGATACTGAATAATGTTCTTGCGCGTGGCTTCACTGGTAGACTTCTGAATCATTACTTTGGAATATTTTCCAATTGATTTAGTCTTGCCATCATTCATTTTGCCTGATGGATTGTCAAGGATATAGTCTCCCATTGCTGTTGGGCTGTACTCTAGGATAAAGTCTGCCCAATGCAAGAGCGCGTTTCCGCCGCTAAACATTCCTCCTCTTGGAGCATTCTTGGCATAAGGATCGATCTTAATTTCAGAAGTAATCTGACTAATAGCAATCATCAAGTGACCATGCTTGAACATTCCAATACTTAGTGACTGCAAAAGCTTTTTGCTGATAACTTGAGTTCCTGCAACTTTGCTTGCGTCTGCTGGGCTGGTGTCCTTGTCCCTCTTCAAGATAAGACCGTCCATAGAATCAATCACAAAACAATAACGATGATCTTCTGCATTATTAAGAACAAGATCTTTAATAACGTCAATTACTAAATCATAGACATTTGATTCTAGAATGAAGACAGAGCCGTCAGTCCATTCAGAAGCGTCGGTAACGAACTTCATCCCGCAACGCTCTCTGTTCTCCTTGGACAAACGTCCTTCTGCCAACACCCAAACTACTCTGCTCTTGGGGATTTCTGCAAGGAAATTTCTGCAAATTTCTAGAGCTTGCGGAGTTTTGCCTTCGTTATTTGGTCCGCAAAGACGAATTAGAGAAGGAGTGATGCCTCCACCAACTGCTGCATCCAAGAGAAGACTGCCAGTCGAGATCTTCCAAGTAACTGCTTCTTCAAAATTAAAATGATCATCTTTATGATCTTTATTATTTAAAATCGCTTGGAGTCTGCTTGAAGCTCCAACTGTTGATACTTTTTCTTCAGCTTGCTGCTGTTTCGGAGGTCTTGCCATAATTCAGGAATTCTTTTAAAGTTTTGGGCTTTTTTACAATGGGAATATCTTCGCCCACTTTGCCGCTTAGTTCATTATAGCCTACCGCAAGCTTTGAGTCAAAGCTTTCTTTGAGCTTTTCTTTAGACTCCTTGAGGTCTTTTTGTTGAAGAAAAAGCTTATATCTATTGTTTAGTATTTCTAAACTCTCTTTGGACTGTAAAAAGTGAAGATTAGGAACCAAGGGATAAGGCTCGACCCAATCCCAAAAATCCTTATTAGGGAATTTTTTCAAAAGCCTTGAAGCGGCTTTCATATCCCTAGACCAGTCTATATGTCCTTCTTTTACAAATTTTACAACAATGTCTTTACAATTTGCCATTTTAAGAGTTCAAATCAGAAGCGACCATATCCTTTACTAATTGGCGGAAGGACCATTTTGGATTCCAGCCAAGTTCTTGTCTAGCTCTATTTGAGTCACCAAGCAAAAGCTCAACTTCTGCTGGGCGAAAGAACTTTGGATCGATTTTGACCAGTACAGATGAGTTGACTTCGTTCCTGATGGCGTATTCAGTCGAAATAGAGTATTCTTCGTTGGTTCCTTGTCCATGCCAAAAACCTTCTACTCCTACTTCTTTAAAAGCAAGCTCAATAAATTCTCTAATTGTATGAGTTTCATTGCTAGAGAGAACGTATTCGTTTGGCTTTTCTTGATTTAACATCTTCCAAACACCGTCTACGAAATCAAAAGCATGGCTCCAGTCTCTCTTTGCGTCAACATTTCCAAGACGAATTGGTTCAAATGATTCTCCTTTGTTGATAGCTTTAATGATTCTTGCTACGCCTTTAGTAACTTTTCTAGTTACAAACTCTTCTCCTCTTCTTGGAGATTCGTGATTAAAAAGATATCCTTGAATTGCAAAAAGATTATAAGACTCACGATACACTTTAACAATATGTCTTGCGGCACATTTTGCAGCACCATAAGGAGATCTTGGCGAAAGAGGATGTTTTTCATCTTGAGGAGCATACTTTACATCTCCAAACTCTTCAGAGCTTCCAGCATTATAAAATCTGCAAGAAGGAGAGTGCTTATGAATCGCCTCAAGACATCTTATCACGCCCATAGCTCCTGCGTCAAACGTTTGTTCTGGAATTTGCCAGCTTGAACCAACGAAAGATTGGGCAGCGAAATTGATAAAATAATCAGGCTTAACTTCTCTTACAACATTATCAATAGATTGAGAATCAGAAAGATCAAGAGTTACCAAGTTAAATCTTTTGTTATTAAGATGCTGTTGAAAATTAGAATAGTTTGGTTTAGAAAGCCTCCTAACGGCTCCGAATATATTAAGATCAGTATTCTCAATAAGATAGTCTACCATGTAAGAACCATCTTGACCAGAAATTCCTGTAATTATTACGTTTTTCATGTTTTTTGTTCCGTTAGATTAGTGAGAAAAAATCTTTTTTGTAATGCTATTTTCGCGTAATGACGTTCCATGTTCGCGCTATCAACTTCTTTTGCTGAGATATTACCATATCTAGCAAGCTCAACAGCATCAAAAGTTTTCTTATTAACTGATAGCACATTTTCATATTCTTGTGAGTTAATAATTTGGATAAACAAGTCATTTGGCAATTGCGCTTTTAGATAATTATAGCAGTTTTGCCAAGCTTGTTTAGCTTGTTCTGATCGACCACTTTTTATCTGTAGTATGCTTAAATAATCAAAAGCATAAGCTTCATCTACGCAAAGATTAATCATTTAATCTAAATGTATTATAGGTTGCGGGATATTGTTTTTTACAAAAAAACTTCTGTCGATTTCTAATTCATTAGTAGAATAATTCCACTTATAAGAACAATGACCAAAATGTTTATTCTGGTATTCCACCTTTAGTTTACCATTAGAATGAAGCCAAGTCATATGACGGACATGGGCAAAGTGTTTAGGTATTTTTTGATTGACTAGATACTTATAATTTAATTCGTCACGACCATTAGAATAAATGAGGTCATTATCCCAATAAAATTTAACAACCTTTAAGCCTCTTGAATTAAAGAATATTCTTGGTGGACAGAAGTCATCAATCCATTGTTTGCCATCTAAGATATAGTTCTTAAAATTAATCCCATACCATTGATTGAACTTATCGTTCTTAATATAAGAAATAATCGATTTAATGTCGTTCAAAGAATAATACTCATCGCTTAGATCCAGCAACCAAACGCAGTCAACATTGTCAGACAATAGGGGAAATAAGGCTAAGTTTCTTGCGTCAGATTCAAGCAGAGCTTCTGAAGAGGTATTAAAATGCTGTATAGTACCATTATTTTTTAGAACATTAAAATATTCAATCGTCTTTGAATTGTCTATATTAACATTTAAATCTTTGTATTCTTTAAACATACAAGATACAAAAGAAAATACAATATTAAATTCTTTCGCTGCTTCAAACCAAGGTTTTAGCCTCTGGTCTAAATCATTAACGCAGTCATATCCACAACCCAAAATTCCTATTTTCATACTAGATTTAATATATTATTAGCAATGGTGGCTTTATCAAATTTTTGTTTATATGCTTCGCTATTCTTTTTAACAAACTCTTTTGCTTTATTGTTCCAAATCGGATCAGCGATACTTTCTGCAATTTTATCTGTATCTACTCCTATTTCTGACCAGAACTCTTTTGTTACTGGATCGTCATTTGTTACAATTGGAATAGTTTGACATACCACAGCTTCAAGAGCAGGTAATCCGATAGATTTAAAAGCAGAAGGAAACATTAAATACTCTACAGAGTTATAAAAATAATTAAGGATATCATCCTCAAGCACACCATAGTAATCTCCCCAGCCCGGATTTTCTGAGCCTACGATTGCTAAAGAGTTTGAATTCCCTCCAAGTTTTACAATAGCTTCATAAACAAGTCTGAATCTTTTATTCATGTCACAAGCTCTACCTACATATAGGTATTTATAAGGTCTGCCTTCTTTGTTTCTTATTTTTTCTTGATAAGAAATATTTTTATAAGATACATCTTTGATTGGATTGTGAATGACAATACTGTCAAAGCCGCACCAGTTTTTTATTTGCCATTGAACCTCTGCACAAATGCAGGTGATAATGTCTGCTTTTTTAAGCCAGTTAGTTATTTTTTCTGGATTAAAATCTCTGTTTGGATTGTGTATATGAGCGTATCTTGAAATGTCATATTTTGATCCATCGATATAATGAGGAGGCAAATCTAATACATTAAATATTAGTTTGGCTTTTGGATTCTTTTGTTTTAGATTATAAGCTTCTTCGTAAAAACCGGGATCATTGCTAAAAATTACATCAGGAGATTCAAAATTTATCTCATGTCCTAGTTGATGAAAGCCATCTTCTATTCTAGATATTTGACCTCCAAAAAATCTTGCTCCAAATGTGGCTATTTTCATAGTAATGAAATCAACTGGTCGATTTCTGCTTTAGAAATATCTTTATTTAATCCAACATAGAAACCATTTTTATTTAAAAATGAACTATTGGGGAAAGTGTCGTTTCCTGCATATTCTTTAAACGCAGGGTTTATTGGCAAAAAGCATATAATTGGTCGCGTTTCCCAACCGTTTTTATTTAGATTTCTCTTTAATTCTTTGATGTCTTTGTTTGCATTAATAATTGGCAAGCAAAAAGGTACGATATTAATATTGGGTTTTATATAATCACATGGAAGACTTGAAACAAAGTATTGCCATGTTTCTTTTCTTTGATTTATATATTTATAATATCTTTCAGTATCCATCAAAGCAAAAAAAGCATTTAAGTCTGTCGTTCTATAATTTGTGCCAACTTTATAAAATAAGAACTCAGGATCAACATCTGGGTTATTCTTCTCTATGTATTGTCTAACATTGTTTTCCTTTGGAAGAACTCTAGTCAATCCGTGACTTCGAATCATTTGAGCATTGATATAGAATTCACTATTCTTAATAAAGCTCTCTTGCATGAAAAGCATTCCCATTTCAATGCCGCAAATTTGATGCGCCCAAAAGAAAGAAGTTGTTGCCATGTCAAAACAACGAAGAATGTTCTTGCCGAGATATTCTCCCATCGTTGTTTCACAAAGATCAGCAAACAGATAAGCGTTGTGTTTTTCTTTTAATTCATTTAGCTTTTCGATATCAGGTATAAAGCCAATTAAAGCAGTAGGCCAAATTACTTTTACTTTTTTAGAGTTTTTTGCGCTTTCTAGTTTCTTTTCTAGTTCTTTATAGTCAAAGCTAAAATCAGTAAGATTAATATCTACAAAAACAATTTTACACCCTCTCATTATCCAAGGGCTTATAGATGATGCCCACGTTGTAGAAGGGACAAAAACAGTTATATCTTTTGGATTAAGATTAAGGCTCTGAATAAAAGTCTCTACCAAAAGATGATTAGCTGTAGAACCTGAAGAGACAGCTACACATTTAGTATCTGGGCCAGAAATCTGTTCCCACTTTCTTTCTAATTCTATGACTTTAGGGCCAGTAGTTAGCCTGTTGTTTTTATTTAAAACGAAAAATGCAGCCTTGATTCTATCCCATAAAGTAAAATTATCTGTTTGTAATGGATATCTCATTTTCATATTTATATCATTAATACTAAATTAATTTATCAATAGCATCAAGAATTTCTTCTTGCTTAATATTGTCGCAAGATCCGTGAGCTAATAAATTTATGTTGTTATTTTTATAGTTGTCAGGAGCGAAAGCAAAAAGATTTTGATTATGATTGGGAGCAGAACAGCACAGTAGGCTAATCATTGGGTGTCCATAAGCACCTATAAGCCAGTTAAATCCGCTATCTGTACCTATAACTAAGTCGCAACCAAGACAAACCTTGATCTGGTCAAACAAAGATAAATGAGTAATTCTTGTTATGTTTTCTCCTATATCTTCTTCTTTCTCTACTCCACAATGGTATATTTTATAGCCTTTGTCTTGAATCTTCTTTGTTAACTCTTTCCAATAAGCGGTAGAAGGGTTTCTTATTGGGGCATCATTATAGCCAGCCCTTGCGTGGATTGCGATAGACTTGCTTTTCCTTTCTGAATTAAACCATTGATAAAGCTTTGGCTTCTTTTCTTGCTCCTCTAGACACTTAAATGCGTCCATTGAAATAGATGCCATTCTCATGGTCTCTTCTACGCAAGTATAATGATTGTACCAAAAATTATCTATACCAACAGTTAAGCCGGGACAAGGAGGGTGTTGTGGAAATGGATGAATAAAATAATCACACTTTTTTATTATCTCGGCATCTTGATGACCTAAACCTTCGTGCTGCTCGACGATATGAATTTTATCTATCAATGGGTGATTTAAGAAAAATACAGAAGAGTAAGATGTCTTTTGTGAAATTGGAAATATTTTATACGAATCAGGAAAATACTTTTCTAGAATAGTTAAGGCAGGGAGAAACATTACTGTGTCCCCTATTAAAGAACCTCTGCCAGCAAAGATTTTAATTTTTTTATCCATTATTTTAAAATCCAGCTAGAGGCCGTAGTATAAATTTTCATTTTTTTATCTTTTGCGAAATCTATTACAGCGTTTCTAACTCCTTCTCCATGCCAATCATGTCCACATAGATATCCGTTATACTTAATTTTTGGAAACCAAGCATTCAAATCTTTTGTTACGTTCCCATATGAATGTCCAGCATCTATAAAACAAAAATGCACTGACCCATCTTTGAAATAATCAGCAGCGTCATAACTCTTTGCAACAATAACAGAGTGCATATCATTATTTTTTTTAGCCAAATGTAGATAATTAAAATATTCTACAAGCATACATCTTGGGCCATATTTTTTTATCCATTCATTTGGAATAGTACCGTCTGGCATTGGCTTATCCATTTCTTGATGGTAGGAGCCTCCTTCGTCGTTATCTCTACACATTACATCTAAATCGAAATAATCAACTGTTATATATTTCAATTTTTTATTACTTTTCTTGCCTTTGTCTATTAAAGAATGCATTGATTCTCCTAAAAAAGATCCAACTTCTACCAATAGGTCTCCTTCAGAAGCAGAGTCTATTGCCATCTGTTGAATATCATGAAAATCGTGTTCTGGATTATCTACGCCTTTTTGAAACCACATATTATTTATTTATAAAATTATTATATTCCTTTTCCCAACCAATATGCTCTACTATTTTATTGTCAGTAAAACTAAAAATGTCTTCTTGATTTAATAAATATTTAGCAGCAAGTTCATAAGCCATTTCTACATGAGGATGAATCCTTTGGAAATTTTTAAGCACAAAGTTAGAAATATGGATCATGTCTCTAGAGCGAAGCATTGCTGGATTGAAGCTCCATTCAGTTTTTGCAATAAAGAAGTCGTCTTTAGGCTGACCTTTTAGCCTTTGAACTATGTCTGGCTGGTCTACTCTTGAATATCTGTGATAGATAAGATTAGAGTTCTCTTCAAGAATACGAACGGAATTATCAAGCAAGCGGTCTAATTCATTAGAATAAAATACCCAGTCGTTTTCTAGATGAAAAGTAAACTGGTGAGCTTTTGTCATTGGATGGTTGTAGCACTTTGCCATGTCTTTAATTAGACCCAAAGCGTGACTCTCATGGTCGTTTTTCCAATGCTCTGTAGTATGAATGACTTCAAAACCTAAAGACTTAAAGAACTCTTGTTTTTCAAAAGCTATCTTCTCATCTCCGGGTATTATTTTTATATGAGCTAACTTGTCTACTTTGGCGGCTAGTTGAGACTTTTTAAACAAGTCTTTTAGGCTTACGATATCTACGTCGTTAAGTCCATAGTGCTGCCTTGTGCTAGTTAAAAAAACGATGTTAAACATATTAATTAGTCTTTGTGCCGCAAAACCAAAAACATTCATCAAAAATTTCTTGATAGCATTGCTTTATTTTGTTATCTAAACACGCTTGATTTATTTCGTGAGGCTTTGTTTCCCATGAGAACCATTTATTAGCTCTTTTAGCATCCTCAAAGTCATTTTCATTTTTAAAGAAATCGTGAGACATTATTACGTCTCCCGGCTTTAAGAATTTAGAATAGATATTAAATTCTTTTACCTTGTCTCCATTGTCGCAAAGCAAAAGAGTCCTGCCTTCATTTTGAATCAGCTTGCCTACATAAGAAACGCACATCTCATTTGTTAGAATATCAAACTCATGAAATTTCCCGCCTAATGCTTCAATAAGATTAACAATGCTTTGATCTCTAATAACATTATCGAACGTATAAAATGACTTTGGAGATTTATGATGAGTTCTGTTCTTGTAAAGAACTGGCTCATTTGAATTTTGCGATGTGGCTACATTTTTGCTCAAATAACAGTATAGAGCTAAAAATACAGAAAGTCCTCCATCATGGGTTCCAAGCTCTATGATATTAGTAAAATTATTTTCAAGCAGAAGCTGGTTAATTGCTCTTGGCGCATTTGGGTGCTGCTGCATGAAGCATCCAAAAAATGGAAGATGCATATTACTTATGCACTTTTGTTCTTGTTCTGTCATATTTTTAAATTATGAGCTTTGATTTCTATTTTTGAAAAATCAGTTTTAGTATTTATTTCTTTTCCTGCGCGATTAGACCAGACAGGTTGCCAGAATTCGTTTTGTCTTTCTCTCTGCTCTTTATCTACAGCCCAATAATGAAAAACATAAGGAGTTTCTCCTTCTCTAAGTTTTTCTATTGAATTATTAAACATAAGGGTTTGAACAAGATTTCCATTTGCGTCGATTAGTTCACAGGTATCGCTTTTATCTGTGTCTATCTTCCCGTCTTGCTTTTTAGCAAAATTAACTATTCCACGATACAATCCGTCTTTGTGCATATACCATTTATAGCCTATGTCCTTATAATGGTAAATATCACCACACAAGTTAATGCTTGGAATTAAAAATGCAGAAGCTTGATTTTGTGAAAGTAGATATTCGGCGGCTCTCCTCCAAAGATCTCTTTGATAGAGAGGGAACCTTTCATCAATATCGCAAGAAATTTTTATATCTCCAATAGTGTGCTGGAGAGCGAAGTTCTTTATTTTGCCATCAAACGCCAAATCATTATAATCAAAATTGCATTGACAAAGCGTAATGTTTAAAATGCCTCTGTCAATTATAAACTGATTAACAATTTCATAAGTATTGTCTTCTGATTTATTTATAGCTAAGACCACCTCGTCCATAAACTGAGAATAGTTTAGGAGAGAGTTCTGCCAATCGAATCCCATTTTTATGAGATTAAATGCAGAAGTATATGAAGAAAATTTCATTGGAATACAATAGGAACGTTGCCTAGTTTGTTATTGATTCTTTTGCAAAGCAGTTGTTTCGGATCGTGATCGTGATAAAAACGTAATGGTAAAAAGTGATTAGAGAATTCTTGTTGATATACTCTTTCTACATCTCTTCCCCAATCATCTAGGAGCATATAATCTATTTCAAGATCAAGTGCTAACTGAATATCATTTCTAACACAGTCTTCCCAGTGATCTCCATCTATAAAAATAAAATCGAACTTTTGATCTTTGATCTTGTCTTTTACTTTTCTACTGTCTTCATTTATAAAATTAAATCTTTCGCCAAATGAATTTTTTAAATGGTCAACGGCTTTAAATGTCCAAGACTTGTCTGGATATGGTGTGCCATGTATTTGACAATGAATTAAATCGCTTCTATGGTAAACTGGATCTACAGATGTTACGTTTGCACTTGTGTGTAGCAACCAATTTAAGCTAGACCCTCCTTCAAAAAATCCAATTTCTAAAATGTTTTTAGGATCACAAAGCTGAATAATATCTTTTAGAACTGTTGCCCATTCAGAGTAGCTCTGCATTGAACGGATACTCTTTCCTTCAACGCTGTGGTTAGCATATTCTTGAGGAAGGATTGCTGTTTTTTTATTCATACGAAAACTAATCTATTTTCTTTAATGCTTTTTAAAGACTCATTTAGAATTTTCTTTCTATAGAAATCTTTAAGAATGTCTTCTGAGTTAATGAAGTTCTTAAATTTGGCATCGCCTATTCCAGAGTTTCTTGCATAGTTTAAGAAAGAGTCTGCCGTAAATTCCAAACCGATAGAATGACAATACATTCTAAACTCTACTCTTCTGGCTTCAGCTTTCTGAAAACCTTCTCTATCGTTCTCTCGACCTAAAAGGAGATGGTTGCTTCTTCCGTATACATAGTAATATTTAAAGAAATGATCAATATAGTAAGACTCATCTCGTTCTGGGTCATCTTCTCCATCTCTTAACCTCCAAGTATGCTCTTTCTTATTTTCATCAAAGAATTGACTTAAGTCTACTGCTTGATTTCTGGCTCCAACTAATCCCCAATGAGGAGAACCATGAAAGAACATATCGTCATAGTATTCAAAAGCGAATCCTTTGCCGTAATTATATATTGATCTAATTCCTGAGTTCTTAGCTTTGGAAATGAGATTCTTGATATCGGCAATCCATTCAGTATTAAATCTTTCTCTAGAATCTCTAAGCACAAACCAGTCGCCAATTTTCATTGGTCCTTGACGCAAAAATTCATTCATCTGAAAGTCGTGGTCATTAGTCCACTTGCGATAAATGACTTGGCCGCAACCTTTTCTCTCTTCTAGAAGCTCTTTTGTGCCATCTGTAGATCCGCCATCAACATAAATTAAACCATCAAAAGCTTGATAGCAATTTTTGGTTAGGTCATCTATGTTTTTAAGTTGATTTTGCGTTATGCCGCAAAGGTAGACCTTCATCCATTCATTATATCAGAAGAGAATGGTTTTTTCCAAAATAAAAAAGAGTTTTCCCTATGCTTATGAGGAATAGTTCCATCAACCCATGTATTAGATAAAATCATATTCCATTCTTTATCAGTTAAATGGATATTTGGAAAGTCTACTCTTGTCTTAATTGGTTTGGTAATGAATACTTCCTTAGTATCTGTATATTGTATCAATTCTCCGCCGCAAGGGTATTCACGAATAGACACTTTACCATTATCTGCAAATAAAAGATTCTTTGAAATGAGAAATTTCTTATTGTTAGCTTTCAAGAATTTCTGAAGGCTCTCTTCAGTCCACATCTCATTTGCGTATGGACCGGGGCCACCAATTGTATTTGGGATAATATTATAAAACTTTTTGTTTATTAGGTGCGCTCTTTCGGAATAGTTGCCGTTTCCTTGGTTTCCAGAAAGATCAATATGGCTCACTGATTCATCTGACTTTAAAACATTTATATAACTAACAATTTCCTGTTCTGAGAATTCGCGGATCATGAACTGATCGCACTGAACGTAAATAACGTATTCATTGCTTAAATTGAAGTCATTAAATAGCTCTCTTGTTCCAAGCCCACACCCTGAATTTTTTGATCTTAGAGTTAACTTGTCAATCAAGCCGTCTTTGAAAAACTGAAAAATGGCATCATGATCTTGTCCGCCATTATTTAGCAAAACTATTTCGTGAGAGAAGGTCGTAAATTTTTTTATTGATTTTAAACAAAGTTCTGTTTCTTTAGGTCTGTTGTAATTTAAAACTAGAAATGAAATCATGTTTTGCTTCTCTCAATGATATTATCAAGTTTAGCTTCCAGTTTATCAAATCTAGCATTAATATGCTCTGAGAATTTATTAAGATCTTCTTTATTAACGTATTCTTTAGGAAGAGATATTTCAATGCCATAGATTTTCTTCTCAAGATCCGATATCTTGTCTTCTTGTTTATCTATGATATCAAAGTTTCTTTTAAAAACCCATGCAGCTAAGAAACTAAGAATAGATAATGCGATATTAAATAAAGTTTGCCAATCCATAGCTCCTCCTGTTGTTGGGTTCATAATTTACTTCTTTAGTCCAAGTTTTTCTTTGCTTGCTTCTGGAAGTGCGGAAACGAACTCTGATCCTTTTTTCTTTACAAATGAATATAGTCTTTTTAGAAATGCTTGATAAGACATTTTGCCGCCATATCTTCCAAAATTACTGATAGCATCTTTTACATCTTGAGGCGTTACAATAGGAAAAGAGCGACTCTCTGGAAACAGAAAGTCGCTGTCCTTTAGCTCACTGCGTTTTTTACCGCCGTATTGCTTTTGTGCTGCTTCGATTTCTTTAGAGAAATCAACAATAATGTGCATATAGTATTCTACACTCTGTAAAATACTATAGCACAAAAAAGTCTAAAAATTTTATAGACTTACTGGCTCACATTTTCCGCCAGCACAAGCAGCTTCCTGAGTATGACTAGTTTCATCCTCATCTTCAATAAGTTTAGTAAAGTCAACCTTTGACCACTCTTCTTGAAGCTTATTAAATTTAACTTCATCTTCAGGCGTTACAATTGCTTCCATTGGAGCCTGTTGATAGATCTTGTCTCCAGAATAAGGAAGCAAAGAAACAGCAGTAAAGTACTCTTGATTGTTATAAAGGTACTCTGTAACGGTCTTCCACTCGTCGTCTTTAACAATAACGGTGCAGCTAACTGAATGGTTCAATGGCTTCTTGTTTGAAGCGGTTGTGCCGCAATTAACCCAGTTAGTTTGTGTCAATTTAATAAGTTCCAAATGCTCAATTGCATTTAGTTCAGACTTAATCTTGACATTCTCACTTACTTCAATAGGGAATGTAATAACATCATCAACCTTATTTGCGCTCCAAACGCTCTCTTCGCAAGCGTGTTCATTAAACATCTTGAAGAACTTATAGACATTATCTTCCTTATTGACCTGAATGCGGCGGAAGTACTTACGAGCGTGGTGAGGATGAATTCCAGAAGCAGCAGACAATACAATGGAATTAGTTCCCTCTGGCTTGATGCAAGTAACTCTAGAAGCCTGATTGATTCCAATCTTCTTAGCCCATTCAATATTAGTATTTACTGAAACCTTGGCTGCTTCTCTTTGGTATTCTGGGTTAAAAAGGATGTCTGGATTATCCATCATTCCAGTAATAGAAACTCCAAGCAGAGCTTCCTCTTCGGTCAACTCTTCGGAAGTATGACCGAGATAAGGGAAGGTCGTATATGCAGCTTGTAACGTTCCAATCAATGACGCAGCCCAAGAAGCATTTTTAAAATCTTCTAGTGACTTAACTTTCGCTCCATTGATAGAAGTGAGATTGCAGAACTGGAATCCGCAACGTCCATCTTTAGTAATTGGAATAAAAGAAATCTCAAAGCAAGGATTCAAAAGCTGATTCTCATCAACAACATACAAGAATCCCGGCTCACCAAATTCCTTAGTCTTATTAATTAGAGTTTCAAACTCGTCATAAGAAGTCTTGCCGCGAATAATAATTGCAGAGTTATTTGATCTAGCTCTCTGAGGGTTATCAAGGAACCAGTTGCCAGTCTTGGCATTCATCATGTCCTTATCTTGAGCGTCAAAGATAACGCTGCAAGCAGAACGGCGAATACCTCCAGACAATACGGCATCAGCACAATGCATCAAAATATCATAAGCATTGACAGTCTTAAGGCGGGTTTGATTACTATCTTCAATGATGGTATCAAGCAGCAACTTAACCTTGAAATGGCAATTCTTGAGACCTTTATAGCCGGGAGCCTTTCCTCCACCAGTCTTAAGCTTCGCTCCCTTTGGGCGAATTTTGCTGTAATCAAATACAATCTTGCGGCCAGAATAAGCGGTATTCTTAAAATAGCAGTTTAGCAAAGCTTCAATTGAGTCGCCCCACCCTTCAATGCTATCATTAACTGTATAGGTGATTACCGTCCCAGTCTTATCTTTAGCGTTGACGAGATCAGGTAAGCGATTGAGGAACTTATCAGTGATACCAAATCCAACGCCAGTACCACAAAGCAAAGTATAAAAAGATTCAGCAAAAGAACGAATAGAATCAATATGACGTACAGCGCAATTAAAGATCCTTCCATTATGCGCTTCAACCGCTTTACCGCCGAATTGCATACTACGCATTGAAGGAGTAACCTTCCTTTCTCTAACCAAGTCGAAAGCTCTTGAAATTTCATACTTGTCTTCTTTTGGTAGATGCTTGAATCTCTTCAAGTGCATGGTCTCGACTCTTGTAACAGTCTCGTCCCATGTCTCTCTGCGCTTCTTCTTTTCGTCATATTTTGCGTATTTTGTTACGAACGTAAAGTTCGCCATTTCGTCTAGGAAGTTAATAGCTTTGCTCATATAGGGATAATAATTACACCGAAGAAAAACCGATTTGGGAAACTAAAAAATTAAAGAGATACTCTGTTCGTGTGCTTTGCGCCGCGACGTTTTTTAGAGTATTCTTTTAAAGACTTTTCTTTAACAGGGTCTACTCCTCTTTCTTTTTCTCGTTTTTCAGAAAGATCTTTTGAAGCATCCCACATTTCACCAAGATTATAATTTTTTCTCTTAGTTTTTTCAATAAAATCTCGCTCAGAGTTCGCATCTATCTGTGTATCTACACTTACATTAGGAGAGATGAAAATTCTTTGCCATTTTACTCCTCCTTCAGAATACACTTTCTCTGCGTCAATCGAAAGAAAAACTTCTTTGTATTCTTTAGTTTTAGGATTTTGAAAAATATAAACTGGCATATTAAAAAAGAGAAAGGATCTGTTCAGTTGTCTTTCTGACGGTGAACTGCTCTTGAAGATTCAAACCTTCTTGATTTATTTTGCTTTGCTTTACTCTTGCGATTGCCTTTTCGCAGCCTTCAATAAAAGCATCTTCTGACCAGTCAAAAATATTTCCCTGATTAAATTCTTGCCCTTGGTGAAAGAACATATTGTCATAAGCAGGAATTTTGCTTGATGGGTTTACTAGAACTGAATTCTTATCATTAGCCCAAGCTGAATAAGCATGAGCATTAATAATTACAGAATGTTTTCCGATTGCAACTGATTGAAATTCTGGTAATGCCCAACCTTCGCCTCCTGAAGCTCCAAGAACAACGTCTGCTGAATTTAGAAATTCATTATAAAGATTAACTTGAGCCATGTGCCCAAAAAAGCTGACATTGAAGAATTTCTTGCCTTCAACTGCCATGTTAATCAATTTAGTGTTATCTTCTTGAGATAGAAAATTATTATAAAGAGCGCACTGTAAAGAGTAGCTGCTATTGTTAGCGTACTTATTGATCCATGCACGGATTGCCTTTACATGATGCTTACGCTTTTCAAACTTGCCACAAAGATTAAAAGTGATTCTGCCGTCATTAAAGTAAGTCTTGTTTGTAGCTTTGAAATTCTTTGCGTCAAAGAACAGGGGTAAATAACTTACATTACCTACCCCATGTTCACTGAATACCTTCACTGAATAAGGGGAAGAAACTAATACCTTGTCATTATTCTTTAAGATATTAATTTCAGTCTGAGTGAGGGCATCAAGTTCATGGAAAGTAAGTAAAAACTGCCGATCACTATAAGACTCAAGTGAGCCATTAATATGCCACAGTTTAAAAACTGGATCTTTTCTTGAATGGTATCGGAGACCCTTCTTCAAACAAGAATTAAACCAATTCTTAAAATCTTCCGTAATCTCTTCCTGACCGAAATCAGGATTGCCAATCATAAATAGAGATGGCTCCAACTTCAAAGAATAAATCTCTTTAAGAAGTTGAATTGAGACCTGACCAAAACTGGTCGTGTTTACCGGAAGATGTAGGGCAAATTTCATGTTAGATCAAATCATCATCTGAATTAACTTGACTGACAGCGGCCTTCGCTGGCTTTGCGGTAGGCTTGGATGCTAGGCGGGTCGTGTTGTTGTTTGATGGAACTTGAGTTCCAGTTAAAGTCTCGTACTGAGCCTTTTCCATGAAGATCTGAAAATCGGGAGACCCGTCGTTCTTCTTCTTGTTGTTTGGGAACACAATGATCTTAACTTCATCAAAGTTATCCTTGATGTCCTTAAGTCGGAACTTACCAGTTAGATACTCAGAACCACTAGAGCCTTTGCGGCTCCAAAGTGCGCCAAGTTCGCGTCGAATTGAATTACTGTCAGTATTGTTAGTATTAGGAGTAGGCATAAGATATGCAAGTAAATACTACCTGTCCTGACAAAAAAAGTAAAGTGTTTTTACACGAAATCTTGCATTTCTTTACTCTCTATTTTGGTCTTCAAGAACTCAAGAGCTTTTTTGTGTAAAGTGATTGCTGTCTGATAAGTTACGCCTAGTTCTTTTGAAATATTTTTCCACTTACGAGAAGGCTTATCTCCATAGTATCTCAACATGATAATCTTCTCTAGTCGTTTATCTTTCATTTGAGAAAGGAGATTAAAAATGTACTCCTTCTTCTCTTCAAAATCATTAGTATCTTGACTAAGATTTGCTACAAGATTCTTTTGATTTTCATCATCTATGGAAAGCGTCCACTTATGTTTAGTAATGTTTGTTAAGCATTTGTATTTAACGTGGTTAGCAAGCCAAGTTGAGAATTTGCTATTTTGAGTTTCATCAAAATTAAGAGTACACTTGTAAATAATGTAATCTTTTTCATTAGCAAGATCTTCTGGGCTTACGCCTCTTTCTTGAAGAATCTTATTATATTTTTTAAAGATATCAAAACAGAGAGGAGAATGCCTATCTATCAGAGTCTTTAATGATTGGTTGCATTGATGAAGTTTTACCTTCGTTACAAGTTCATTGTCAGTTGAGTCTATCATGTGCGTAAAGCTTACCTTGTTTTATCAAGTTGTCAATACTTTCTTTGACGGAAATTTTCAAAGCTTGTTCATCAGATCCATGCATCCAACGAAGCAAATAATCGCAATGTTCTCTAAGAGCGGGATCGTTTCTGCTTTCGTCATCGTTTGCAGGATTGCAAATTGAACCGTCTGAAAAATATTTTTCAACATAAATTAAAACTCCTTTATTTTCTTCCTTTATCCAAACAACTTCGTCTTTTAAATATTCGAAGTGTCTAATATCTGTTACACAAAAAATATCTGAAGGCTTAAAATTTTCAGATTTCTTGTACTCATCAATTTCAGACTGAAGCTTTTCTATCCAATACCTGCCTTTAGTATTTTGACGCATTACTCTAGCGTGACTTACTAATAAATGCCTTACCTTGTTCTTATCCTCAGTTGAGCAATTAAAAATGTCAACTCCGTATTTATATAAGATCAAAGAATACAAATCACTCTTTAACGAATCAGCAAGAGCAAATCTTATTACATTCACTCCAAACTCTTCTGAGCAAATCTGCTTTAGTAATCTATAGTAAGTATCCTTACCTACAGTTGCAGCACCAGCAATTCCTAGGAATAAGTTAGACATAGTAAAACATAGTATCTAGAAGAGATGTGTTTGTAAAGAGAACTGCCAGCTTTATGATTTTTCTTTGAGTTAAAATAGGAAAAGGCTGTCATCTCTAAAAATAATTATAGAGTTTTAAAATAATCAAGAGCTACCCATTTCAATCCTTCGCAGCCTGTTTCGCAGGTCTTCGGCCTTCTCAAGAAAGCCTAGCTAATGACTAACTCTTTGTTTAAGTTCTTTGTCTTCACGGGTGGGATTTATTTTAGGACGAACTGCCAGCTTTTTCTTTTGAGAAAAATGAGGTTTCAGCTTTTTCAAAGTCTTCTCCTTGCGGAACGTCGCCTTTTCCCGAAATGGCGTTGGATTTCTTAGATCCAGTTGACTAGGGTCTTTTTACGGGCCTGATGTCTCTGATGCGTTCAAACTGGGATCTCCCCAGTAGGCTATTCACCCAGACAAAGAACTAGCTCATCCTATTCAGGGTTTTTGGTTTTGTCAAAAATCTTTTCGCGCATCTCGTTGAAGATGACCAGAAGGTTCTTGATGTCCTTCTCGCTGACTGAAGCAGGGTTGCATCTTTCAGATTCGTTTTCAATTAAAGCGCAGTAAGAATTAATAATTTCTGCGATTATGAAAGCAGTTTTAGGAGAAATTATGACATTCTGCTCATAGGCATCAAACTTCTTAGAAAGAATCCAATAATTATTTTCATTAAAGAGAGCCTTCTTTACGACTCCATTTTTCTCAAATTCTTCAAGAGCGCACAAAATGCAAGCTCTTTCAGATTCGGGTTGTTCAGAAATCTCAAGAATCTTTATAAAATCATTTTCACAAAAACTATCATTTTTAAAATACCATTGGTATAACTTAATTGAAGCGTCAGCGATTGTCATAATCAATGATACAAGAATGCCAGAAAAAGGTCCAAATAAACTTGATCTTTTGTTTTGCTCCAGCGAGAATACTTTCCATGAGACTTTCTTGGCATGAGTACGGGTGCATGATGGCTCTTGCTGCTTCGTCTAGAAGTGAAGATCCGCACACCAAGGTTGGAGCTTGCATCTTAAATAAAGAAGGCAGAATAATTTCAACAGGGTACAATGGTCTTAAAAAAGGCTTCCCTGTTAAAGATTGGATGAAGGAGGAGAAAAATCGCCCTAAGAAGCGCGAAATAATGCTCCACGCAGAAACCAACGCCTTGTCTTTGATAAGAAAAGGAGATGCAGATACTATATGTTTGACGATATCGCCTTGCTTCGCTTGCGCGAAGGATATAGTTTCTCATGAAATTCAAAGAGTATTTTATATTAAGGAATACGATCAATGTAACAAGTTCAAAGAAATATTTGAATATTACAAAATTTACTATAAGGAATTAAATCCTGAAAGCCTTTCTAAAATCAAATCTCATTTACAATTATGGATATAGAAACAATAGTCACAGTTAAATTCGTTAAACTAAACAATCTAGCAATTGTCCCGTCTCGTCAAAAGACTGGAGATGCTGGCTACGATCTTTACGCAACCGAGAATGTAAGAATTAAGCCTATGAGTCGCGCTCTCGTTAGCACTGGGCTTTCGGTTGAAGTGCCTCAAGGTTACTACGCTAGAATTGCTCCTCGCAGCGGCTTGGCAGTTAAGAATGGTATTGATGTCCTTGCTGGCGTTGTAGACTCTAGCTATCGTGGAGAAGTTAAAGTTGTCTTGATGAATCTAAGCATCGATCTTGCAAGCATGATGGGACTTACTCCAAATATCGCTGGTTCAAGTTTTGATTTTAATATTAAAGCTGGAGACCGAATTGCTCAATTAATTATTGAAAAGTATCATGCTGTTGATTGGCAGCAGGTTGAATCTTTGTCTACAACCGAAAGAACGGGCGGATTTGGAAGTACAGGAGTGTAACTCTGTCACTGTGACAGCCAATTTTGTCTCAGAATGTCTCAAATAAGCAGTAAAAAAGCGGGTTTTAAGGTTGGCACAATTCTTGCTAGAAGATAATCGTCTATGATATACATATATTCTAATACTCCAACAAATAATAAAAACTTATTCACTCTAGACAAGCTTAGTAATCAATATACTACTGAGATTGAAGTTCCGGGTTTTTCTAAAGAAAACTTGGATGTAACGATCAAGACTGAAAATGAAGGAGATCTTGTTACCGTTAAAGCTTCTAATGGAAAGAAGAAGGCAGAAGCATCTTTGTGGATTCCGTCTGCCGCAGATTCTTCTCAACTAAAAGCATCCGCTGAAAACGGATTGCTTACTCTGACAATTCCCCTAAAGGGCGAACATCAACCGAAAAAAATAAAAGTAACTTAAGTTACTCCCCGCCTATGTGCGGGGTTTTTCATTTTTATGGCTTATTTAACTACATCAATACCAACTCAAACAGCATACCTTGATACTTCGTTTCTTAATGACTCTTTACCAAGAACAAGTGGAAAATGGATTCCTGTAGAGATATTCTCAGTAGTTTCAATTTCCAGAAGGTGTTTGCTATTTAACGTAATGAGCGAATTCGGGGCGCAATTTGCTAGAGTTCCAATTCATTACTTGTCAAAAATTCCTGAGCCTCAAACAAATTTTGAGTTACATTGGATTCAACTTTGGGATTGTTTCGGTTATTATTTTTCAGTCCAAAGATTCGATTATCTTAAAAACGCTTCAGCCTATATGCTGATGAAAGATAAGTCTAAGCATACAGCTAAGTATGCGTTTACAATTGATTGGTGTAATGGAGAAGATTATAATTTAGGGTATTCTGAAATCTCAAGCGGACATAAGTGCGCTCATGTATTTTGGGGAGAAGGAGGTCAAATGTTTGCTCAACCAAACAATAGAATCATTTGGCGCGATTCAGGAGCATTCATTGGGTCTTCATTACCCGCAGAATCAAAAACATGGAAACCTTTTAGCCACGAATTTTCTTGCGAAGGTCTTGCTCACAAGTGGACTGCTGGAGATGAGGAACTTATGTATTATGAGTTCAAGAATGAGCCAGAGTTAGCCAAATAAACACGATAAAATAAAATGTGTAATATAAGATATAGCTGAATATGACTATTGAAGAGAATCAAATTTTTGAAGAAGCTCTCTTACTTCAGAAAAGTACTAATTGGTGGATTAAAGAGACTGCTAAAATTATTCAAAAAATAGATGATCTTGAAAAAGAAGACTTCTCTTTAGAAAATGAAACTGAACTAGAGAGCCTTCGTCATAAACTTGGTACTTTTTTGGCTCGTAAAAAAATAGAGGAAAAGAAAATCGAAGATCTTCTCATTAAGATCGACAAGGTAGAAAAAAAGGAAAAGGAAAAAAATGCCAAAACTAAAACGTGAAAAATTTTATATTGTAATTTCAAAGAAAAATAATTACACTTATGGTGCTTTCCCTCATACAAAAGAAGGAAAGGCAGCAGCTAAAAATTACATCGAAGAAAAATCCAATAAAAATTTGCAGTTAAAAATTAAAATTAAATAATATGCCAGTACCAAATAAACGTAAAGGTGAAGACTCAAAAAAGTTCATGGGACGTTGTATGACCGACATTCCAAAGGACGAATATCCAAATCCAAAGCAACGTGTTGCGATTTGCCTGAATCAAGATAAGAAGAAGCCGAAGAAGTAATTCTTATTATGAAGTTAGTTATTTGCATCCCCGGAAATAACTTTTCCGGGTCTTTTTTTGATTCTTTTCTAGAATTTTATCATTGGTGTCTTCACAACAACATCAAGGTATTTCTTTCAAGAAAGGAATCTTGTAATATTTACTATGTAAGAAATATGTGCCTTGGCGGCAATGTCCAAGCTGGCAAGAGCCAAAAACCTTGGGGAGGTTCTTTTGATTATGATTATATACTTTGGATAGATTCTGATATTGTCTTCAAACCTCAAGACTTTATTAGACTTCTTCAAATGGAGAAGGATATTGCTTCTGGTTTATACTTAATGACTAATGGTTCAAGAGAGCCAAATCAATTTGCCACTGTGGTCGATTGGGACGAAAAGTTTTTTGAAAAAAATGGTTACTTTAAGTTCGTTCAGAGAGAAGATGTAGTGGGTAAAACGGAACCCTTTGTAGCTGACTACACTGGATTTGGTTTTATCTTAATTAAGAAAGGCGTTTTTGAGAGTTTGGATTATCCTTGGTTCCAGCCGATCTTTTTTAATATTGGCAACGCTCACGACTTCTGCATGGAAGACGTAGGCTTCTGCCTCAAAGCTAAAGAAAAAGGTCATAAAGTATGGATACATCCACAAGTAATAGTGAAGCACGAAAAGAAAATCCTTCTAAGTACATGAGGCAATTAAAAATTAGCCGCCTGACTTTGATGGAGAAATTTTTTAATACTGATTTAGAACTTTTAGTTGAGATATGGAAGGGAGAAACAGAGAACGAATATTTCTCTGTTGACTTCGCTTACAATTATTCTTCTTGTGCTGCAATGGGATCTATAAGCGAAAGAGAGTCTAACCTTGGTGCATACAAAGAAATTCTTTGGGCAAAAGATGAATTATTTGATATAATGGGTTTAGCTAAGTATCTTAAATGGGATACATCAAATACTGTAATCGAAGACTTATCTGAAAAGGTATGAACGCAAAACTAGAAAATTATCTTTGCAATCGTTTCTCCTCGTTCTTTGACTCTAAAGGACTTTCATTTGATTGCTCTGATGGGTGGTTTTTTATCTTAAATTGGATGTTTTTGCGAGTTGAAAACTCTCTCAATTACATAAACAAAGACAAGCCGCCAGAGGAAAAAGATTCTTTCATCGTTCTGCAAGTTAAAGAAAAATTTGGATCTCTTAGAGTTTACCACACTGGAACTGACAACGAAGAAATTTTTAATCATGTATCTGCGGCAGAATCTTTAAGCTGTTTCATTTGCGAGGAGAGTGGAGTTTTTAACGAAACTGTAGGAATCAATTCAAAAGGTTGGATTAAAACTCTTTGCAAAGATCAAGCTGGATTTAATAGTGGTTGGATTAGTAATTATGATAATGATCTGCTTGCTATCCTAGAAGAGATAAAGGCTGAAAAATGACTGAAAGAGAAGCAAAAAATCAGTGCCTTATGATTAAGAAAACTTCTGTTTGGTTAAAGAAGGAAATCGCAGCGACGATGAAACTTCTTGATGAAGCAAAAGATGATAAAGAAACTCTTCTTCATTTAAATAATCTTATCTGTTTGAAGAACAAGGCTGGGGCAGAGGTTGCCCGAATCGACAACTTGATCAAGCGCATGGAAGAAGAAGATTTCGAATTTTGACCTTGCTTTCCTCTTGCGAGCCGCTAGGATGGGGGCGTGATAAATTATGGACTTTGCTGCATTTCCCTTGTTTTGTCCGAAAAGGGCGAGAAATTTCAAACCCTGACGTACACCAGATTCAAAACCCTTGGCAGAGAAGAAGGCATGAAGGTTCTCTCCAAGAGAATCCTCAATAATTTCAACATCACTCTCAAAACGATAACTCATTGCAATGAAAATCAAATCGGAGCTTATCGACTTTCTAGCGAAATTACTCCTCTTCTTAGTCATCCTGATCTTAATTTTGATCTCACTGAACTTAACGATGCGGAAGAGATTTTTTCTATTATTGACAAGATTAAAAATCAGATCAAGACATCGGGCATCAGAATCTCCGCTCACCCCCCAGAGTTTGTAAGCTTCACCAGTCAGAAAGAAGAAGTCATTAACAACTCAATCAGAGATCTAAATGAACACGCTCTCTTGTTTGATCTGTTTGACTGCCCAAAAGATTACCGCTCTCCTCTCAATATTCATATTAGACAAGATGGCGACCCAGAAGAACTTTCTCAGAAGTTTATTTCAGTTTACAATCGTCTCAATCCTAGTGTAAAAGATAGATTGGTGCTTGAGGTCAATGACAACAAGAACGGCACTTGGTCAATCAAGAATCTTATAAAGTACTTTTATGAGCGACATGGGATTCCTATTACATTCGACTCCTTGCACCAGTCTTTGCTGCACGGCGATCAATCTGATGAAGAGGCTTTCAATGACGCTTATCGCACTTGGCCTACTAAACCCCTGTTCCATTATTCTGAAGGTATAGATGGTTCTCGCAAACACGCAGATATGCCACTTAATCATCCAAAAAACTTTGGACAGAATGTAGACTTTGACATAGAATTGAAGAGTAAGGATTTGGCAATCTTTAAACTCAAAGAGTTTGCTAAGTCAATTAGTAATTAATTCGCCGCCAAAATAGCTCAACGGTAGAGCATCGCTTTTGTAAAGCGGAGGTTGCTGGTTCAAATCCAGTTTTTGGCTCGAATCTTTCTATAGGCTCCATTTTAAGTGAAAAACTATTACATATTTTTAGATGATATAAGATATCCAGAAGATGTCACATGGGTACAAATTCCAAAATATGAATGGACAATTGCCCGTGATTTTTTTCAGTTTCGGGATATAATAAAGATAAAGGGCGTTCCTTCTTTTATCTGCTATGATCATGATCTTGGAGCGCAACACTACCGTGATCTTAAAACAATCCTAGAAACTAATAAAATTGACTACTCTAAATATAAAGAAAAGACTGGCTACGATTGTGCTAAGTATTTGGTTGAGGTTTGTCAAGATCAAAGCGTACCTCACCCAGAATACGAAGTCCACTCAATGAATCCCGTGGGTGCAGAAAACATTAAAAAATACATAGACAATTACAATGAATCAATTAGAATTTGAATTCAGGTCTCCAGAACAGATCGCTGAACATAAAAAGATTGAGGAAGAAAACGAAAAGGTCTTGGAGCAGATGTTCTCTGACGACGGATATGTTTACAATAAGTATATAGATTTCTTGCTAGATCTTATCCCGTTCAGATTGGGGTGGAGATGCAGGAACTGGCCTAGCGAAATTAGATGGAAAGTAAAATGCACTTATCAGAAGATTCGATATGGAGTTTCTGATGATGATGTATTTTCTTTGGGGCATAGTATTGCAGAGTTTATCCTTCCTAGACTTAAATACTTTAAGAGCAAAGGCAAGACTGGAATCCCTACTTGTTTTTTACCTAATAATTATCACCTTCTAAAAGGCGAAGAGGCTGACTACGCAGAAAAGGCGGCTATAAAAGAATGGAATCACGCTTTAGATGAAATGATATTTGCTTTTGAATATACTATCAGAGGCGATGAGATGTGTGAATTCCCAGAAGTACTTATGCCAAAGAAAGGTGTCGTTAGAGGCAGTTCTGAAAAAACCGTAGAAGAAAAAGATGGCTGGGATGAGTACATGAAGAAAAGCAATGAAATGTATGCAAGAAAAGAAAACGGCCTTATTCTTTTTGCTAAATATTACGACGCTCTTTGGATATGAAATTCACCCCAGAACAGCGTGATCTCATTAAAGAGACTCGTAGAAAGATACAAAAATTAGAAGACGAGCAAACTGCTTTATTTACTAATCTAAGTAATCAATTAGATGTGCCTACAAAAGCAGAAGATTGGTTATTTGATTATGTTTATAATAATTATGGAACAATAAAGAAAATAGAATCTCTTTTAAAATAATATGTCAAAGTTGCATTTTGTACCCAAAGGCTGGGGATATGAGAAGTGGATTGTTAATAACGATAAATACTGCGGTAAAATTCTGTTTGTCGTCAAAGATCGCAAGTGTAGTCTTCATTATCACAAAATAAAAGATGAAACTTTCTATGTACAAAGTGGAAAAATTGTCTTGCATTATGGCATGGATGAAAAAACCGCAAGAAATAACTGGATCACCTTGGGTCGAGGTGATAGCTTCCATATCCCAACAGGGATGATTCACCAATTCTCTGCTCTTAAAGATAGCGAAATTATTGAAATTAGTACCCAGCACTTCGATGAAGACAGCTACAGAATTGAAAAAGGAGACTAAAGTGTCGCAAAATAAAAAACTATTGAATGAACTGGCAAAAAATATTCGCAGCATTGATGCCAGCGAACAACCAAACCGCATAGTTAAGAACATCGATAAGATTATTCAAGACTATTATACTAAATTCTACGACATGGTTGATGGTAGAAAGCAGATAACTCAACAAAAGAATGGACACTGCTGCTAAGGTTTCAACCCCTTGCATCAGACTTTGTAAATTAAAAGATGGTTTCTGTACAGGTTGCAACAGGTCTTGGCAGCAAATCGCTGATTGGACTCAGTATTCTGAGAAAACAAGACTTGAAATAATGGAATCTCTGTTATTAAACGAACAAAATGAACGGAAAAGGAAGCAATCCTAGAAATTGTTTTAGTAAACAGTTCAAATCTAACTATGATGAGATTAACTGGAATAAACCAGTTAACAATGAACAGACCAGTAAACATCATGGAACTCAAAGAAAAAGACTTAAAAAAATACCACCAACCCAAAGTGGGGGATAATTTTCAAGCAGGAGATTTAGTTCATTTGGTTGACGACGAATATGTTGTCATTTCAAAAGACAATATCCTGATGAAGCAGACTATCAGCAAGTATAACAAAGTATATAGAAAAAATGGAAAAAGATAAGGACGGTTATCTCTTGGTTCCCAAAGAATTCACTCACAAAGGTTACCAGTTCAAGTTCATAAAAAAACTTGAAGGTGGCTGGATGATCTACGAAAAGACAAAAGAGTCTACTAAAACTAAAAAATATGAATTGGTTAAGCCTAAAAGGCAAGATCAATTCGTGTTTCATGGCAAAACTATTGAAGCCAAGTGGGTTTATCCTAATGATAACGCTTTCGGCAGGATTGGCTTTGATTGCCTTTCTCTTGATATTGCCATCAATAGGCATAAAGAAATCTTGGCTAATAAGCAAGAACAAGTTGAAAACACTCAAGCTGAATTAAAGATTCCAAAAGGAGAGTTTACCATGAAAGATCTCCTCGTTACAAATAAGATTCCATACCCAAAACTATATCTTAAAATTAAAGAAATGGTTCTTGGAAACACAATTAAAAAAGTCGGGGAAAGAAAAAATATCAGAGGTAAGCCTAGTGATGTTTTTAAATTGGTGTAATAAATAGTCTATGGATGAACTTTTAGGAGCAATCAAACTAATCGCTGGAAACTTTTGCCCTCATGACTATATGTATTGTGATGGGCAAATTTTGCAAATCTCGCAATACCAAGCCTTGTATGCGCTAATAGGAAATCAATATGGAGGAGATAGGGTTCATACTTTTGCTCTTCCTAATTTAAATAAAACTCCACTTATTCAAGGAACTACTTTGAAGTATATAATTTGTACTCAAGGGATATTTCCTTCAAGACCAGATTAAAAAACACTCAAGCCGCCGAAAGGCGGCTTTTTTAGTGTAATAGAGTGTATATGTACGATACAACTCCAACGCTTCCCCATGTATCATCAAGTTACATTTATGATACAATATTGGCTCAATGGCGACCAATACTAGACTCTGATTTTGCTGGAGGAAGCTCTGCTGGTACTCAAAATGACGCTTTCGGTCGTCAAAGGACTTCTAGCCCAATGACTTTATTTGACTCCAGTCACAGATATAAAGATAATGGCCTTTGGAATACCTTTACTTCAGGAACAGCTACAGGAATTTTTAATACTAATCAAGGATTAGTTAATTTAACAGTTGGTAGCGGGATTAATGATGAAATTATCAGAGAAACTACAAAAGTATGTTCTTATCAACCGGGAAAATCACTATTGATAATGAATACCGCAGTGATGGAAGCACCAAAAGTTGGCCTTCGTCAAAGAGTTGGATATTACGGTTCTAATAATGGAATATATATAGAACTTAGCGGTTCTAATTTAAATTTTGTCGAAAGAACTTCTGTAAGCGGTTCTTTAATGGAAACTAGAGTTCCTCAATCGTCTTGGAATGGTGATAAATTAAATGGTAGCGGTAGCTCTAATTTAACTTTAGATATTTCTAAAGCTCAAATTTTTTGGATGGATGTTGAATGGCTAGGTTTAGGAACCGTGCGTTGCGGATTTATTATAAATGGTAAATTTATTGTCGCCCATTCTTTTCATCACGCAAACATAATCAATTCAACTTATATCACAACAGCATCATTACCACTTCGTTATGAAATTAAAAATGCTGCCGCGACTTCTGGAGCAAGTACATTAAAGCAAATTTGTTCAACAGTAATTTCTGAAGGAGGTTATGAACTTCGCGGATTGCAACAAGCAGTTACTATTCCTTTAGACGCTCCAAGAGACTGTACTCTTGCAAATACTTACTATCCAGTTATTTCTCTTAAATTAAAATCTGAATTTTTAGATGCAATTGTTATTTTAACTGCGTTAAGTATGGTTGGTACTGGAAATAACGCAGTATTTAATTGGCAAGTAGTAGCCTCTGGAACTACTACTGGAGGAAATTGGGTTGATGCTGGCGCAAATTCAGCAGTTCAATACAATATTTCAGGAACATCATTCTCAGGCGGTAGAGTTTTAGCTTCTGGATATATGACTTCAAACACTCAAGGCCAAGCGGTAATAGATATTCTAAAAGAAGCTCTATTTAAATTCCAATTAGAAAGGAATACTTTTACTTCTACTGGTTTTGAATTAACTTTAATTATAGCTTCTAAAAATGCTGGAGACGACGTATACGCCTCAGTAGACTGGGAAGAGATCAGTAGATAAATACATAATTAGATTATTAATTGTGTAATAATAGGCATGAAGAAGTCCCTATTGTTACTCTCTGTCCTGTTAGTATTAACGGGATGCTTCTCTACAATTAAACCTTCTAAACAGATAGATGACAATCAAAAGGTCATTGCTAAAGAAGAAAAGAAGGTAGATAGCACTTTAGTTGAAATAGAAAAAAACGACAAAGGCAAGAGAATCCAAACCTCTGGTCTTTCTGTCGGAATTCAACATTCTCTCAATCAGATAACTAATGCCCCCGTTCAAGTAGATACTGCCAGAAAGTTAAATGAAAGAGTCATCTCCATTGTTGGTTCTCCTCATATTGATGAAATGAAGAGAATAAAGACTACAGTAGATCTTTTAAACTCTGCTTTAGTTGAAGAGCGCAAAAAAGGAGAAGAACTTTTAGCTCAACGCGACGACATAATTAATAAATTACAGAAAGAAAAGTCAGAGCTAAATCAAAAATACGATGATCAACTTTGGCAACTAACTGACAAAGCCAAAGAAGTCGCCAAAGAAGCAGATCAAAATAAAGCAGTGTTAGATTCAATGAGCGGAATGTTTGGTCTTAATGCTGTATTATGGGGATTAAAGAAGTTTATTATTAGTACATTAACTACAATTATTATATTTGTAGTCCTATTTGTTATTCTTCGTCTTCTAGCAACAGTTCACCCTGCTGCCGCTGCTGCATTTTCAATCTTTAATATGTTAGGGTCAGCATTGATTTCTGTATTAAAAGCTTTAACTCCTAAAGCTTTTGAAATGTCTAATTTCACTTCAAAAGACAAAGTAGAAGAATTTAAAGCACCACTTGTTAAGATTGTTGACGTTATCCAAGATCTTAAAGAAAGACAAAAAGAATTTCCAGATAGAGTTTATCCAATAACAGAAGCCTTAAAGAGATTCGATAAAGAAATGGACAGCCATGAAAAAGATTTAATAGACGAAATTCTAAAAGAACAAAAGTGGATTAAATAAAAACTAAAATGAACGAAATCTTCTCAAATATAAAAAAGTATTTATTAGTTATACTTTTACCAACTGCGCTTTTAGTTATTCTTTCAATATCTTGTTTAAAAGATATAGAAAAAGCATTTGTTAGATTTAGATTTGGCAGGGATATAACTCTTTACCTTAGAAAGTCTACAGACCATTTAACATATCTTGGTGCTGCATATACGGCTACTGGTGATAAAAAGTTTATAGAGCAATTCAACGGCCATCTGAAAGAAAGAGAAAAGTATTTTAATAACGAAGTTTTTATTTCTAAAATACTTACTCAAGAGGAATTAAAAGAGTTTCGAGTTGGCTTAGACATAAGCAACGAATTAGCAAAAGAAGTAGAAGGCCCTGCTTTTGAAAAGATGGAT